CCGACCCTTTTTTTGGCGCCTGACCCCCGGGGGGCTAAATTTTGAGGGGGTATGACGTCATCACCGTGACGTCAGAATATAGCTTCCGGTCATGACGTCATAGTAATGACGTCATCGAGTAGTGACGTCACCGTGACGTATACCCTCCCGGAAGTGACGTCACAGGAAGATATACGGGGCTATACATTAACCGGAAGTGACGTCACAACCCTAGAGGGTCCCCCATAGGGGTCGAAGGTACGGGGTCCATAAGGGACGACGGTCACGTGACCCTATGGTATATACCACGTGACAGGTGGGCGGGGTTTAAAACAGGTCCCATTGGTTAATCTAATTAACGGGAAGTGACGTACGTTGCCAGGCAGATAAGGATCTGACGTCAATGGTAAAGCTATGACGTCAATTCTGCCTCAGTTTACCTTCTGCCTCAGTTTACCTTCTGCCTCAGTTTACCCGCTGACGCTGTTTCTCAGACCATACCGAAATCTACCAAGCAACAATGACGTCACTATCTGGCAGTCAGCCGTGACTCGATTTCCCTATCGCTATACCGCCCATACGTCGCTGACGTCGTTAGTGACATCGATACCCTATAGATCATTGGGAAACGCCTATCTGACGTATACAAACCAATGGCAACACAGAGTCTATAAATAGAAAGTCTACCCAGCGACTGGATCTCTGTCAGAACGCCGCGCACACCCCCTCTTCCCCCCACGTGCCTCTGTTTCCCCCCAAAGTCTCAACTTAGCCTCGACGTGCCAGTCATTGAGAATGGGTACCGACGTGTCACGTACCTCGACTTACCAGAATGCCATTATTTAATTATTAAATAGCACAGCCGCCTCAGTTTACCCCCAACTGACTCAGTCTACGGACTCTGTGGTAGCAGCGACCCATACAACGGCCATATTGGATTATATAAATAGCACAGCTGACTGCCTCAGTTTCCCAAAAAGTACCAACTCTGACTCAGTTTCCATTTTTGGACCTGCCTCTATGACTCAGTTTCCCTTTTCAGTTTCGGACTCAGTTTCCCTATAAGCCCACCCACTCAAACGCCCACTCACTCATATAATCAACTTTAACTCAGTTTCCCTTTTTAGTTTCGGACTCAGTTTCCCTTTCCACTCTGCCTCGACTTACCTTTTTGTAATTAAATAATGAAATCACATAACAGCCTCAGTTTACCCGGAGACAAATATTAATTAAATAAAACTGCTCTGACTCGATTTACCTACGCATGAAATAATTAAATAAAGTTTGAGGTTTGCCCATCACCCACTGACTCAGTTTCTTTTTTTTTGTGCGCTCGCCTCAGTTTCCCTTAGATGAAATAATTAATAAGCAATAAATTTTTATTATTTAGTTCTGTGCCTCAGTTTCCAATAATCATCAGGTACGCACCACCTCCTCTTCCCCCCCCCCACAGTCAATCAATCACCTGTACGGCCTCAGTTTACCCGGACGCCATCTTGGCTTCGTAGCCCACCTACCCGATATGGCTCTTTCATTTCCCCCCTCCCAACACGAGGTGCACCTGGAGGTCACCTAGACTCAGTTTACCTCCACACGTCTCCTTCTGGCACCCTGACAGGACCTGGGCTCTCGCCCCCTCCCCTCCTCCCCCCCGATCCAGGGGTGAACCTCGGGTCAGCTCCTTGCCTCGATTTACCCCGTGATGTATCATGACTCAGTTTCCCTCCTCAAAGACTCAGTTTCCCCCCGATCCTCCCCATAAGCTAACGTTGGAGACAAGATGGCTCCCGGGGACAGGAATGTCAAGGCCACGGTGCCTCAGTTTCCCGCAAGACGCCGGCGCCATCTTTTTTGCTTGACATGACCGGCGCCATATTGCTCACCGGAGTTTGAACTTTCTATTCTAGGGGAACCCCCTCCCCGATCCCCCTCGGTCCCCCCCCTCCTAACTCCCCTTCTTCAGGTAGTCATCAAAAAATTCCTTTGAAGATGAAAGATTTCCTCTCGAAGCAATTATATCTGGAACAGCTGCCAAGTACTGATAAGGCTAGAACAATAAACATCTTGAGACGGTCTGACGCAAATGCGTGGTCCCCCGGGAGACCACCTCGATGTTGACTCATACCCCGCCCCTCTTGGCAAGCCATCCGCTTATCCACCAACACCCCGCCCCTTCTCCCGGAGTCCGGTTGCCAGGCGACGACGGCGTCATAGGTAACATGGCCGCCCAGGGACCGTTAGATTGATTGACTCGAATACCGGCCAATAGGAGCGGTATGCGACCCGGGGATTTTCCCCCGCGCATCCCCTTACGAACCCTCCGTTGGTCCTCGGCGGCTTGATTGACGTACGACAGAGATGATTGACGTCTACACGGGGCCTCTCACGGTCCCCGGACCCCCCTGGGGACCCCCGCGTCGGTCCGCCCACCCGCCAGCGGTAATGACTTTTTCACCAATCACAGGCCTCGGTGCGCGCTGGGCCCGCCTCCCAATGCACCCATCCCGCCGGCGTGTCCCCCCCCTCCACCATCACTCCCATCACCCCCACCAACCACCACCCACCGCCCCCACCCCCCTCCATGGCACGTCTCCCACCTGCCACCTCCCGCCCCTCGCTTTCATCCCGCCCCCGACCTCCGACCCGGTCCAATCATCTTTCCCCTCCTCCCCCTCGCCAACCAACCCGCAACCCCTCATCAGAAAAAAAACCCATTAATCAATCAATCACTCAGTCATTTAAATAAATTTACATTAAAAAGAATAAATTAATACAAAACTAAAAAAAACAAATAAAAAATTTATTCATCTGCATCAATCAATCAACCAATTAATCACGTAACACAACAACCAATCAAACGTTCCTCTATATCCCCCTAACTCACTACACCCTCCTTCAATGATCGTCTCGACGTATCAGCGTTCAGGAGGAAAAAAAGAAACCTTCATCCCACGCGTCCAATAGTAGGAGACATACGCTCCTGGACCCGTGTACGTCATCCGTATCCATGCTCCATCTTCCCTCTCTCCGATACGCCCACGGAGGACAGTCAAACCAATGATAAACGGGTCCCCAGTACCAACCCTCCGTCAGTCATCTCTAAAAAGTCCCTCCCCTACGACACCTAGCCTATGGAGACGGCCCCTTGTAGATATCCCTCCCCCGAACCCCCCTACAGACCCGCCCATTGGCCGAAACCGCCATAAGTCCCAGCAACCCCGAACTGCCATTTACTTTCACTTTAAACCAATGGTCGCCCTCGACCACCCGCTGGGCGGACCCGAGGGGCGTTGCGGCGAAACATCTAGGCGGGACCCTAGCTACCGCCTCGTGACCCACGTGGGGTACCTAAGCCCCCCATTGGAGATCGGCACCGGCGGCGCTCCCGCCCCTCGGCGGTGTCGCTCCTCCTCCGCTTATGGCCGCCGCTCCGCCCCTGGATCTGGGTCCCTCCCCCTGTCCCCTAGGAGACGGAGGATAACAACGCGACATAAACAGAGACTCGTTATCGGCATCTCTATTAGCATATTCCACACCTGCTACACGCCCACGCGGCATAACTCACATAGCTCCTTCATTAATTATTAATACTAATTTATTCAGGACGGATGCCAAGACCGTTAACGAGTTTCCTTTTCCCCATTGTTAGGCCGTTTCCTCTCAAGGACCCTCTTGATGACGTGACTTGGCAACCACACAACGACACTGCAATAAATAACTCCTTAATCACACTTTTAAAAATAAGCCGAGATCACCGGGCTGGCAGCCAACTTGGCTCCTGTCTCAAGATGTTCTTTAATTCATCACAAGTGCAATTCTTTTCAAACTTCCGTGATTTTTTCAATTCTCTCTCTTCCCCCCCCCCGTTTATGCTTCTACACAATGGCATACTAATCCAATTATAGATTTCCCTCCCATCCCAACGCCCCCTAGCATCCTAAGACTAATTGGTCCACTTAATCCAATGGCCCTAGCAACGCTCCCTACAAGCGCTACCATTGGCTGAGACGTCTCCTTCCATTCCCCTCCCAAACTCCTCCTGTGACACCTGCCAACAAGCTTGACACGACCCCCCCCTACCAGTTATTCACATCATCCTTCCAGGAAACACCCATCTCAAACATATAAACGAGAACATAGGTAAACATTATCCTTAAAACTACCGGGAACACCCCACCCATCTTAAGAACCCCTTAAAATAACAGGATGTCTATTGTTCACGGTACCAAGGAAACACCACTCCTTCCAGTGTCTTGCCAAATTGGGTGGTATATAAAACCCAGGTACTAGCGACGTCCCCCATCAGTCCAGCTCCAGCAGCCCTAGGTGCCGCACCGGCTCGAGCTCCTGATTTATTTTTAGAAGAAAGAAGAAAAGAGGAGTGGGCTTCACCCCCCGACCACTACATCATTACAGTAAGTACCCCTGCCCACCATATTGCGGTGGATCTGGGTTTTTAATAATTATTTAATTGCTAAACTAGCAGATTTTTTCAAAACCCCCGTAGCAAACTTTTTAAACTGCATGTGCTTTTTTTTTCTCTAAAATTAGATGGACACTCCACCCAGAGACCCCAAAGCTGAATCAGAGCCAATCGTCATCGACTCAGATGACGACGAAGACGACCAGACCCTCTATCAGACTCAAGCCCCCGCCAGGTAATTTTAAATTTGCATATTTTAATGAAAATTTAAACATCAGTTAATTAATTAAACTGCTCTTAACATGCAAATTGAAAATTAATTAATGCAATGTTCTATTTTTAAACTTCCAGACCCCTGGACCGAGGCACCGGGACCAACACAGACTCCGAGGCCGAAAATGAAGTGACCAGCCCGGCCACATCCCCGATTCCTTCCCTGAAGAGAAAAATCAAAGAAGAACCCTTCTCCAGCCCCGAGCACAGCGAACCCAAGAAGTAAGTTGCACTTAAAAAACTTTCTTAGTGCTTTTTTTTTCTATAGAAAAAAACTCTTGCTCTTTACCAGCACAGGAAAACATACTCATGCATACATCACCGCTTCCTGTAACCACGTGCCCCTATAGATACCACCCACCTACTCACTAAGACATTACCCCCTCCCAACATTACAACCCACACAAGACCCCTCCCAGACACATAGGATATGACACATATATTCAAGGGTCCCACAAGGCCACTTAAACCGCACCCCCAACATACATCTATCCACACACGTCACTCACCTAGAAACAGCCTCTCTAAGACCCCTCCCTTAATTCTGAATGCCCACACACTCATTTTTATTTCCACGACACACATTACCTCCCAACACCTGCACCTATGTCCCTACGCATCACGTTGCTAGGCAGACTCTGCAGAACTCTCTTGCACATTCTTGTGCCGCTGACCTAGAGCAGGTGCAGTACCTGTTTAACATCGCTAGGGGACGCTATAAAGAGGTCAGGTTGCTCGACTGTCACCGCCCACCTAGGCGGCTGCTTTTCTGGCTAATGCACTGGGTTCGAGACTCCCTAGACCCTCTGTTTAAAAAATAGGTTATTGATTGACTGATGATTGATCCGCATCTGTCGATCCCGCTCTTTACATTGAGTGGCGCCCTCATCTGGCCACAGAGGGTCAAGCCAAGCTCTTGCAGTTCCAGTTTAGGTCGGTCAGGGTCCGAGGGGGCGCTCCGGTGTCCCTGGCACACGTCCACCATAGGCGGAGTGAGCGGGTGACGGACCAGATGGCCCGTCCTCCTCCTTGAACGCGTGCCAGGAGAAACTTGGACCGTCCCTGAGCTCCTCTGGGGGAGTTAACTTTTTTAGCACAGAGGGGACGGACTCTGTCTCTTGACTGACAGGTTAGAAATTAATAAATAAATAAATAATTAATAGATTACCTACAGTGCACTCATGGGCGCGCCCTCCCGGGCCTCTTGGTGCACTGCAGGCAATTCTGGACTTAGAAAATTTTCGAGGCTTTGTAGGAGGTGTCCTCTGTCTCTGTGACGGGGCCAGTGACGAGGTCACAGAAGGAGGGCTCAGTTCTGGCACGGGCTGTCTGATTGACAGCCCGTGCCTTCGTTATTATTTAGTAAGGTATTATTACTTCTCTAGCCAGGTGATAGCGCCTCAGTGGACACTTTTTGTAATTACATGTCATTTTGGACTTAGACAAATTTTGAATACAGAATGGGGGTGCAATGTAGAGACTGTGTAGAGTAATGGTCAGAGACATCAATTTATTTAATTATTAATTGGTCATGTAGGGAGGGGGCAAGTGAAGGAGCGAGTTGCACTTTACTCAACAGCGCCACACTGAGCTCAGCATGTACATTGCAGGCAGTTCTGGACTTAGAAAAATTTTCAAAGCTACAGCAGAGTGCAAATGAGGAACCCGTTAGGTGCAGTTAGTTAGTTAGCTAGTTCGGAGGCGGCCATGATTGATAGGAGGAGCTATTTAAATAAATTTGCATAAATTTAAAATAAAATGGAGGAGCGGCCATTTTGGTGCTCCTCCATTTTATTTTTTTAATCTTAGTATTCCCCAGGGGATTTACATGTTAGGAGTCTTAGTGGATCCCATGATATTTACTTGTTTATTATCTACAAAGATGGCTGATCACATGTTTGTCAACTCAGGTCGCGACAGACTCCGCCTCCATCACCTGTCACTCAACCAAAACAAGAGGTCACCCAGGAAGATGATCACGCGCGAGAGGAAGATGATGGAGAGCTCCCCGGAACCTCATCATCACAGCAGACATCTCCTCGTCCCACACCCTTTGAGACCATCTCTGGGGCAGAGCTCACCGCCCAACGCGAAAAAGGTAGAATCAAACGCGCCGCACATGGAACATACATGGGTTTAGCATGTTTGCCTTGGTTAATGTGGAAAACAGGAAGGAAAAGCAGGGGGAGGGGAGGTAAACACAAACACAAACAAAAGCAGACTGTAACACAGGGTACTTTGTTGTCATCCAGCGACAGAATGCGTCAAACACGTGATGTCATCATTGATCTCACCACCAATGACGGAGAATCATCAGTTCCGCGAGTTCATCGCCGCATGGGAGTCCCAGACCAGAAAAAATGCAGATCTAGAGATAGATACACAGGGGAAAATCTTAAAAGGAAAATTAAAGAGGAGACTGTACAGACAGATGCATGCATACATCAGAAGAAACTCAGAGAAACTGAGGGAGTTCAGGAGGGGTCACGTGGAGGTGTCACGAGACCCCTCCTCCATGTTGACATGTTCAAACATGGAGACAGAGATCATTCAGGCCAGATCCACTGTAACCATGAAAAGATTCATAAAGAACGCAGGCCAGGAAGCAGATCTCGCGATAGAGAGCTGCAAGAAACAGATGCACACACAGATCAAGGAAGTGAGTGGCATGCTCGTTCACATGGCCAGTCTCGACATGGAGATGTCGCGACAGGGGGCGATACAGAACACAAGCACCCCGGTTCAGATACTGGAGGACATAGTGGAGAACATTCAGGTGAGGGAGGAGCGAGGGCTGGAGATGCCAAAGGAGGCGGTCCTACAGGGGGTGGAGTCACTCACCAAGGAAGCCAATCTTCAGCTCCTGAAGTGGCAGAGGGACAGGTTCGAGGGGTGGACGGACAGAGTGTACAAGTCAGGAAGGATGAAGGACATGATGCTGTCCAAGAAGTTCATCCAGGGTCAGCTGGGTCCTTACATGGAGGGCATAGAGGAGAGGATGTTGGCATTCTTCCAGAACTGCACCATGTTGGACATGGAGGCGACCGGGAAGGTGATGCACTTCTCCTGGTCCATGATCCAGAGGGGGCTGATGGGCAAGGGAGCTCCCATGGGACGCACCCTGAGACCCAGGAAGTAATACTCTCTGGCGCCGCCATTGCTGCCCAGGAGACTCACTCAGCAGTTTCTCATATTTTAGAACACAGTTCAGAAAATGTTAACCAGACAGCTAGCACAGCCACAGAAGCAGCGGAGAGCACTCAAGTACCCAGTGCCTCTTCCCTATATGCCCTTTGTATGAACGCTTGCATCAATAAAGATACACTTGATGCTGATAAAGATAAATGTGTTGCTGTTGTTAATGAGGGAGGGTCTCCTGAGGGAGGGTCTCCAGTGGGTGGGTCTCAAACACAATCAGTCTCAGGGACCCCTGTTAGCGGGCACTCTGCCAGTACTGGCATGTCCCCCACCGATGATGTAAACCTGGAGGGTGGTACCCCTTTGGAAGAGGATGTGACATCTTCGGGGATCTTTGAAGAGGAGGAGCTAGATGGACTTAGTGAGCTAGAGGATCTAAGTGAGATCAACTTTGATCTACTTGATTCGATACTGGACATGGAGGAAGAATCAACTTCTCCAACCGCGGGTCCATATCTGACCCAGGCCCAAACATCAGCAGCGACAGTCAGTCAGGCAGAGCCTAGGGGTCATCATGCCACTTTGCAGGTCAGAGGTCAGGGGGCACAGGAAGGAAGTGGTAGCGGGGAGGGTGATGTTGTACCCGGTGTCAATCATACCACAAAGACCCCCATCACAAACTCCGCTCTACATTTTCACTCACACAACACCAAGAGAAAGACTAAGAAGTCCCATAAGCACAGTAGCTCTTATTTAAGTAGTGGGTTCAGGGGTCCGCTTGGATTCAGGAGCGGTCTGGGTAGCAATTCTAAGAAGTTCCCCCTTAAGTGTCTCAATGACACCCCCTCCTCTGATGAGAACAGTGATGAGGAGGCGTTACCCACCCTGGCAGAACTCCTGGGGACTTCTTCTTGTTCCTCAGAGGCGACCCGGCGTGGGGGTGGTGATAGGCAGGACAGGGACCCTCCGCCGCCCCCTCCCCCCGCCTCAAGCTCTGTAACCATGGTTACAGAGCCAACCCAGTCAGAGACTAAGGACCACTCAGTTAATGGCGGCTCTGTGAAGGAGGAGCCAAAGAATGGTGACGTGGAAAGTGTCACCAAGAAGAGCCCTCCCACAGATAGTACCCCAGCCCTCAGGAAGAAGTCTGACGATGGGCCCATCGTCATAGACTCTGACGATGATGGTGTAGATGAGGATGAGGAGGATGACTATGGTGATGATGAAGATGAGGATGATGAGTTAGAGGATGGGGAGATCATGTCACGTGGGTCTTCGCCCCTCGGAGACCAAGTCCGCAGCCCTGAGTCCCTGCCCGCGCAGAGCGCTGTGGACAAAGTCCACGAGGACGATGATGTGGTCATTACGGGTGGTACCCCGCCTACCACACCCCCAGTGACATCATCAGAAGTCCCCGCCCCATCTGCCTCAGTTGGACCAACTGATCAGGCCCCCCCACACAGGACCCGGCCATGCAGACCCCCCCTAGTTAAGTCAGGGCCCACCAGGCCCGCCGCGCCCCGAAAGGGAGACAGGCGGGCCCGAAAGCACAGCAGCTCTTCGTCCTCGAGCAGCTCGAGCGGGTCCGGGTCGTCGAGCTCTAGCTCTTCGAGCTCCTCGGACTCTGACTCAGATTCTGACTCTAGCTCCCGCTCGAGCTCCTCGGACACCTCCGGGGTCTCAAAGAGGGGGGGCAAATCTAGCCCAGCACCCCCCCGTACCGAGTCCGAAGGGGGGGCAACTTCGGCCCCCGGGGACGGAGGTAGACCCCACTATGCCCAAAAGCGCCCAAAATTCAGTGCGGCGGAGAAGGTGATGAGAATTCAGAGTTCTGGCAAGGTTCAGAAGAAGTCATCTAGGGTCTTTACATCTGGCTCTGATGATGACAGCGAGGAAGAAAGTAATACAAATTTAGAAACAGAAACACCCCATAACCCCCCCGCCCCAAAACCCACCAGGCGAAAAGGTCTGAGGTATGTTAAGATCCCCAGGTTCTTGACTGACACCGGGAACAATATGCTCAGGAGTCTTAGAAAACACATAAGGAGACCCGAAGATGTCGCTAACTCAATGATGGTGGTAGCCTGCTCTAGCAGAAAATTGTTAGATGACCTGCGCGCTAACCTGGTAGATGTTAAGAATGTACAGGTGTCGAGACCCTACACCTTTGACGTGGGTCCACCTAAGGAAATAGAGGAGAGGGAGATCTCTGACTTCCAACCTAATGTAATCTTCCCGTTGCCCACCAACCCAAACCCCCAGAGAGGCTACCACCATCTTCTGTATCACATGACTGTATGTTGCGCCACCCCCCTGGAATGGATGATGGTGGGGAGATACATAGTTGATTGTTCTGTTAAGAACGCGGACACCATGACAGTTAACTTTGCCATGGGTTCGAATCCCGCAGTGGCCCAGGGCCTTTACAACACAAATGTAAATTTCTCAAGGAGGGTCAGACAGAGTAACACCACCGACTCTGTATTTGACGTAGACGCGGGAGAGGGGACCAGTAAGAATTCTTCACATGCGAAGAATTAAAAAAGTACATCGCCTGTATTTATAACAGCATGTTGTAAAAAAAATAGCCTTTTTGACTGTGCAACCCCCTCCCCAATAAAAACAACTGCCCTGTAAAAATTGTATATAATGTAATATAGTGTATACATGTTAATTGTAAAATATTTGTATGTTATATTTTTGTAAAACTTTTTGTTTTAATAAAAAATAAAATCTACTAAACAGTTATGTATATGAAAAATAAAGAAATTACAAACTTTGGATTAGAATGTAAAATATAAACAATATTCCTAAAAAAATAGAAATCAAAACATATAAACCCAAATTGTATTATTTGTTCAAAAATTCTGTGTGATTATAAAAAATTGTAAATATTCTATACATTATATAATGTAAATCCAATTTGTTTAGAAATCAATTATCCAATAACAAAAGAAAGATATATGTATCATATATCTATCGAACACTTTTGTATTTGTAAATAATTACTATATACATTTTTTGATTTTGATAAATAAAGTTTTATACTGAGTTTTAATAATAAACAAAAATCTCATGTCTCTTTTTTAATCCTATGTTTCTTTTTTTTATCTTTTCTATATATCAATCGCCATGAAAAACAAATCTATAGAGGGGTCTACCGCTGTCACGGGGTCGCGAAAAATATCCCTTCATAAATTAGTTTCCAAACTATCGGAGGTGAGTATTTTTCTATACAATATCATATACATTTTTTGGAAACGTTTCAATTTGTTAGTCTTTTTTGGGACTAACATGCTTTTTTATGTTTTCTTTCCCACCCCCCGGTCTCTGTCTACCTCAGCTGGCAGAGCGCCACAAGGGGAGGAACGCTTGTATTCAGGTAGGTAACATGAACGTCAGACTCCTGAGGCCGGACCGGTCATCTAAGAGGAGGGTACCTTTTCGTCGCCCTCCCACAAATCAATCTTCATCTACCGAAAGCGATGATGGTATCGAAGATGCCGTGCTTGAAATCGATAACACTACCGACACCAATGACAATCATACCTGTAATCTATCAAACACTCATGACACAGATACCAGTGTAAACGATGATAACACTGTTACGAAGGATAATGACGTTAAGACGCGCGAGGGTGACGATAAACCCCGCGCTGAGCGTCAGGGCCCCGACGACAACGGCGGTGAGGCCTCTCAGACCAATGTACACCATAACACTAATACCAAAGACAGCCTGAACACCATGTTTCCGTCCGATCAGACGGAAGAAGAAGTGTATGAACCGATAGATCTTAGCACCGTTAGAGTTAATACCGCTCCATTTTCATACAACAACAGACAAAGGGGGACCGCTCCAACAGAAAATAGTACATCGGGGAGGGCGTCCGTGGAGGACGCCCGAGCCTCGAACCGCGCTCCCGTGCCCATGGTCGTGCTCGGTGGCGAGGGCACCGCGCCAAAGATATCATCAGTCCCCATGTCGGCGACAACGCCGGTCTCTGACCCTGCGTTGTACCGCACTACCCCCTACATAACCCCCCCTCCCGCATTGCACTATCGCGGGAAATTCTTGGGACAAAAGATTTTTCAATACTCGTCGGAAACGATAGCTGCGGTGAGCACCCCTCAATTCCGAGGGGGGATACACGTAGCGGAGATAGTCAGGCCGTCGGCCTCCTCGTGTGTTCCGACAAAAAACTTACGTGAGAACACTTTACCCCAGATACCCCCGGGGGGTAGATCTGAGGGGGGCAATAATGAAAGCGGTGCTAAGCTAGGTCCGGATGTAGTTACGGGGGCAGCGCCCGTAACTCGGAGTAGACTCCGGGCGTTTTTGGAAACAAATAATTTGGACGTGTTCAACACTGATGAGGATAATCAGAGTGCGCTCGGTAGTGGACCGATGACACCAGCGGTATCTACTAAGGATACCGAATCGTCGAGACAGAGTAAGGAGCGGGCGTCGGGACAGGAGTCAGAGTGTACCCCAAAGTCGACCGATGGTAATGGTGAGGGGGGGCATTCGAACGAAGAGAGCGTCCATCCAGTTCCGGGTCCGGACCCTAATATGCCCAGATCCACACCCGGCAATTACTTAACCTACGCCCACCACTCGGTAGATTATCTAGTCAGGTACATCAGCCTAGTTCACGTCGGCCTCACCGACTTGATACAAGGTCTTAGTAAAATTCAAAAGAAGAGGGGGGTGGGGGGTAAAAACGAGGGGGCAGAAAACGACGACATGACCGTAGACCCCAGAACTTCTCTGGTGGCTAGGGCCAATGCCGCACACATCTTGTGTTCCAGCGCGATGACTCTAGTGAACGACCTGAAAAACACGGTGTTGGCCGCTCAGACGGCCATGAGGGACGAGGAGTTAGGACAGGGGTACATCAAGAGTAACGTGTCGGCTCTGCATTATGTAGAGATAGAGACGGACATCATAGATGTGCCGTGGAACACCAATACGGCTTTTATTAACGCCACGGTGATATCTATACCGGAGCCGGCTATTCTCGAGGTGTACCGAAATACGGTCTATTACTTTCTGAATCAGATGAGACTGTACGGCACTGCGTGTCAGATCTGTATCAGTTGTGTAAAACAGGAGCCCCTCTACCAGCTCAGGACCCAACTCAAAAATATCCAAAATTTATGCGTTACACTTATCATAAAAAATCACTCCTTCTCTGCCGTGCCGAGTTACTCTAACAGGACGGCGCGCCAGATGATCTGTGACGAAGAGGCCTTTATTCAAGCTCACCCCCTGCGAGGCGGTTCTTCGAGGGCCAAACAGGGCTTCGTCTCCTACAAATACGCCATGCTCGTGTCCTCCACCAACCTGGGAGACCTCATATGCGCGGGGCACGTCTGTCTGCAAGCATGTTATAATTTCTGGCCCATCGTACATGTGTATACCCGAAGGTGCCGCGGTCCAATGTAAAAATACTTTTAATAAAAACTTTCTAACGAGAGTCGGGGAGGGGGAGTAAAACTTTAGGGGGTAAGAAGTATGATGTATGCACTGAAATTTTTATGTATCTTTTATATAAATACATAAAATTGTTTTGTGTCCGTTATGTTTACATTACTCGTTAATATACATCTAGTGACCGACATGGGTATATTAAAATAACGGTTCATTGTCCCGTCTATATGTGTATGGACTACTACAGACAAGCAAGCAAAATTGTTATTAATGTGAACAGGAGCCAACCATGTTGTCTTTTATTCTTATTTATATCTTATCAATAAACTTTTTATGCATGGGAGCTTCTGAGCAAACGACTCCGAAACCGAATAATAGCAGACATGAATATTTATTAGTGTATAAAATTCAGCCGATACATCCAGATCACACTAATCACACATTCATCGTTACATTTCCTCTAATGTGTTCTGGATTCAAAAACAAAACCACAACGACCTACCAACTGAACAGCACGTCGATATGGCACTACAAATATGATAATAGTCAGTATGTCTCTTCGGGGGGGGGGTCCAAACGCTAACGCCATCTTGAAATTTTGTTCTATGTTTTTATTTTTCTAGATACCTATATTATTGAAACCCATCATAATACGACGGGACGTAACATATCGAAACCGATAAACCACGGTAACAATTCCCTATTCATTCATACCGTAGAGGATCTAAAGACATTTACTGGCTGTTTTAATAACCTAACGATGGCTGCTAAAATGCCTCTGGACGTAGAATTTCCATTTTCTAACCTTGATAACACAGTATCACCGTCCGATGGAATTATCTATCGACGCTTGTTTAGTGTCGCAGATTTTCCAGAAGATGTTCGAAAGGACCTGATACACACTGTGTCTTCTTATAAAAATAAGCATTCCATCACGTCAAATCGTACACATGTTATACAAAAACGTAATGTTAGAACTAAGAGATGGACAACTCTTTTTAAGTGGTTATATAACTTTTTAGGTTTAACGACTACTCGTGCTCCAACTACGCCTGTCACCACCACACCAGCTACAACAACCACTACAACAACCACAACTACTACAACAAAGCCACCAACCACTACTACGAAAAAACCAACCACACGTTCAACCACAACCACACCGCCCACTACAACACGTCCCACTACGATTCCTACTACTCCAGCTCCAACTACAACTACTCCAACAACTACTCAAAGTACATCTACTACTATCACCACCGTATCAACCACCACACCATCTAGCACACCTACCACCACACCCACTACTATGGTTACAACTGCTATCACATCACTAACAACTATCACGTCTGTCAGCCCTGTTATGAACACAACTAGTGACATAGCAACTACATTAACAGAGTCCACTCTTTCAACAGAAAGTAAGACTTCAACAACGACCACTGTTCTCTCAGAGACGTCTATAACTCATCCTACTACTCAGAATACGTCTACTACAATGAGTATATCTCGAGAAACTTCCAGTGTCGTTAATTCAAAACATAGTTCACAAGGTGCGTCTACTATTCCATTTACTACAGAGAACATATCTAGTAATACTGTCACAACAGCCCTTAGCACACACGTAACCAGTACAGAGAGTTTTACAACTACTATTACACCTACGACCTTCACTGTTTCAGGGAGCACGGGCTCTCCAGGGAGTCCAGATTCTCATTCTACATCAACAGACACTACACCATCCGTGTTATCAACCTCGGATTCATCCTTATTGTCTACAGATATAATGTTAAGCACAACACCGTTAGACGGTGACACTACGTTTATAACACGAAATACAACAAACGCGTCCACATCCTCAAGTACAGGTAGTTTATGGACGTCATCTCAAGTCATGAGTTCGTCGTCTACATCAAAAGTTTCATCGAAATCAGAGTTTACTTCAAAGGCACGATCGTCGGTAACGACAGGTACTACTTGAAATTTCAAAAAATGATACGTAATGCTAGCAACCTTTTAGTTATGTAACATCCTTAACCGACACAGTATTATAATAAGCTGCATGATATACACATTTAAAGGTCATTCGCTTAACATTATGAGATGGTTCATATTGCTAATACTATGTGTATTCATAACAGGGCTAAACTTAACAATCTCTGATTCCACTACAACTACTACAACTCCAACTTCATCACTAAGCTCTCCATCAACATCACCTAGTAATGCCACTACAACCACGCCTTCGTCTAACAGCACAAATTCAAGCGATTCTACAACTAACACTACTACCACTTCTACGGCAAGTACTGAATCAGAAACTGACACATCTACAACGTTGACTACAACAAAGAACTCATCTGATAACCATATTAGTACCAAATCAAGCACAGTAACTACCGCACCATCTACTAGTAACACAACTAGCACGACCACAACCACTACTAGCATTACCACAACTCCCACATCAGGTAGTGACACAACTAGTTCAATCAAAAGTACAGAAGAGTCTACTACATATTCTTCCACATCATTGTCTACTACACATTCTTCCACATCATTATCTACTACGCCCTTGCTGTCTGTAACATCATCGTCTCCTACATCAACGTCGCAATCACATAATACAGAGGCATCCACATTACTATCTACTACTCATATCTCGATTACCAGCTTATCTCGGAAACCATCTAACTACCCATCTTCCGTATTTGCTTCGCAGGTCACGTCTATCAAAAAAAGTTCCGTAACTAACAATCCATCATCAAAAACTAACATTTATGCCGCTTCCATAACTTCTGCGAATGTAATACAGAAACAGCGTAATGGCTATCCGACAACGTCTTTTTTAGATGGTTCGTTGTCAACTACACTCAAGCCAAAGGTTAACAATACCGCGCCTCTCGGAAGGTTATATAATTCTACTGCAAATATATCATCATCTACTTATGGAAAAATTCTAGGTAAATAATTTTTAAAATTTAAGATGTTTCAACTTAAGTAAAATTACGTTCTAACTAAAGTTTTATTTACAGCGTCATTAAATATTTCGATTGAAAATGTTACAACTTGTCACAATGTTACCGAAAATATCACCGTTGTCTACCCATCTACAATTTCACCGGAAAGTGCATCTGTCCCATCCAACTCAACAACGTCTATTTCTCCGTATTATTCATCGTATCCTTCGATTGCACCCACGCAATATTGTAACGTTACAAGAATTTTAAAAACTAATGTATGTTTTTTAATTAATTTTATTTTTATACTATATATAACTGAGATCGGAAAATTTTGCTCATTTGTCTATTTTTACTTTTCCAGGTCACATACTTGTTCAAGCCTATATATCAAGACGAGCTGAGCTTTGTTAAATTGGAAAAAAACGACCCTTTTATAACAGTCTTAATTACTCTTGACACCCCAGAAGAACACGAAGATAAACGAGTTAATGAAACACACGAGAGTTTCTGCATGCAATTTTCTGACCATCTGGAGCACGAACAATACTTTAACTTCAATTCCTCCTCATCATTTAACCATACTAAATCTGTCGTTTCTTTAGACAAATGTAAACAAGATACATCTGTAATAGTTTTTAGTGATCATAGTACGTGGTACAGATATCCACAGGGAGTATTTCTTTATGCTCTCAGTAAGATCTTACAATATTATCATTTCGATGAAGTTTTAACAAAATTTATATCGACTATAGACGATCACAAGTGTATGTTCGAAGTGAGATCTAAGGTCCAATATTCAAGAGAGGGAGATAAATATACACATTATCTAAAACGACATGTTACATCATGGGGCGTATGTAACAATTTTTATCAACATGTTAACATTACCAGACCTGTCAGTCTCCCAAAATGATAATAAAATGTCTATTTCAAGCTATCCTCACATAGACTCTCTGTGTTACAACAATACTGTCAACTGCCTTAAAGGTGAGAATATTTCCTTCCAAGGTATTCCGAAGTACTCATCAAATTATTCTAAACTTATTCGATACCGGTACGATTCAGAGGTAGCGACTAATGCTATGTATCCGATCGATACAAAGGTACAAGAGGTCTTGTCGCTATTCTATCAAAACAGTGAAGATCTGCGTGTCTTCCTATCACTGAGAATGGACACGAAAAGTACTTGGGAGAAAACGCTCTCCGGGGCCAGCGGGCTACGAACCGAAAAGGAGGAAGAAACTACGTACACTTTTTGTGACGGTACATATAAATATTTTTACTGTTCCCCACACAGTAAAGACTGTAGTGGAAGTAAGGTAGATCTTACTTCGATAGATTACGTGAACTCAATATTTAGTGAAAACGTTGCCGAGATAAGTTTCAAAGGCAAGCCATCGTTAGAGGTACTAGTTAAACTCTTTATCTATAACAACATAACATCAAAATATAGGGTGGTAACGATTCCGCTACGGACACCAGCTCTGTTAGATGTCTTGTTTAATGCCACATATAGGATGCTATATCGTGATAAATCTAGCCACGCCCTGTTGAAAGCATTTAAATTATTTTTCGCGCGCTACATAGGCGAGCCATACAGAGGTCCGAGGAACAATAAGTTTACCAGGGTCTGGCAGAAAAATGGCTCTGAGAGAATGGGTAATGCAGTTCTATGACAATGAGGAAGAAGCTACTACTAACGCTGCTAAAAAATCCCCCGCTCTTGCACTAACATCTAAGCCTAACACTACTAATGACACAAATTCGGAAGATAGTAACGATAATAGAGATCCGAAAAGATTTCATCAACCCGGTACGTCTAAACGTAAACATGAAAACGATACTATTGAAGAAACTGTGAAAAAATATAAAAATACTTCAGTTGAAATGCAAAAACCAAGCAAGAAAGATTTGTTTGAAAGAATGAATTTAAACCAGGCGTGGGTGGACTTTATAGATCTTACAGACTTTGATATGGAAACTTTAATCAGGGTACAGAGTTTTGTAGAGGAACAAAGGTCCCTAGAGATCATATACCCAGCCCCTAAAAATGTACATAGATGGAGCTACCTTTGCCTGCCGGATCAGGTAAAAGTAGTGATAGTCGGACAGGATCCCTATCCCCAACCCCACAGAGCGGATGGTCTGGCATTCTCTACAGGTGACGGATGTGTCGCCCCTTCATTGAGAAATATCTATAAGGAGTTACAAAGATCTGTCGAAGGATTCGTTATACCCCCCCACGGACACTTGGAAAGCTGGGCGACCCAGGGAGTTCTATTACTGAACACAGCTTTTACGGTCGTGAGAGGTGTCCCTGGAGCACATTCCACTATAGGGTGGAAGACCCTTAGCGACCGAGTGATCATGCAGTTGTCTGCTAAAAAGTCTAATCTGGTCTTCATGTTATGGGGAAATCATGCCAAAGAAAAGATGGGCCTTATAGATAAGAGTAAACATTGCATACTAACATCCGCTCATCCCTCACCTTTAGCAGCTACCAGGTACGCAGGTTTTGTTGGAAACAACCACTTTATTAAAGCTAACAGGTATATTGAGGATCATGGTCAGGAACCAATCAACTGGAACAGTCTAATCAATCACACCTCTTAATTAATATAACTACTGTTTTTTGATTTAAATAATTTTTCAATAAACCACATGATACTATTTTTGTCTAATTTTTGCTTTATTTATGCAGTTCAGGCTGCATATCAAGTCCCGTTTATAATTCAGAGCATGAATGGTGGCACTTACAGGTACTCGTGTTTATGTGAACGATATACTAACCAAGATCGTTTGGAGTGGAAACCGGACCCGAATTCTCGATATGTCATCACACCACACAATGATACTCGCGGGTTCATATATACGATGATTGAAGTCTTCTCTATGTCCACTGGTGATGGAAGGCCTCGTATACAACCCCCAAGATGTGTATTAACTACTCCATATTATATAAAAGAAATAAATCCGTAACAAAATCTTTGTTTAACAATTTTTATTATTTAAGTTAATGTTTTTATATAGTAATTAAACTTATGAAACCTGAAATAAAAATTTTAGTCACGTTAAAATAACTATTTCATTGTTCGTTAGAGGCTTGGTCTTCCACCGGAGGCAAGGGAGCTACTATTGCCGAAACGGCATCTTTGACCTCATCGGAAGACGATTTGTCTACAGAATCGGGTGCATTTACCGATGTTGATCCGCGAGATTCAAGGACGACCCTTTTAGGCTTCACGGTTCCAACAATCGGTCTCCCGGGACGTTTTTTAACAGGAGCTGGAACTCCATTGGAACCGTTTGTACAATCTACATTATGGGACCTTCCATATTTATCTTTATATGAGGATGAACTCAAATTTCCATTCTGGTCATGCTTCTTGTCCCTAGATTTTCTCTTATCCTTATCCCGTCTCTTTTCTTTGGTATCAGATTGTTCAACGGGGTGTCTGGGAGATTTTTTGTCAAACAACTTAGTGTAATAAAAGTCCATGCTGGTATCGACCGGCGGCTTGTAGGCCACGGTATGGGCCTGCGCCGAGCCCGTTCCGTGTTGGTGTATGGCACTGAAACCGGAGATACCGGGTTGATCGCCCGACACCTCCGTGTGCTCTTTAATCAAGTCATCGAGATTAGAAGGTATTTTAGAGTGTACGTGTGAATGTGAGTGTTCCCCTCCCGTGTTCGATACCCCGTGGCACGGATCTCCAGATTTGATATTTGTGTTGCTCTCCAGGGATTTTTCCAATTGCTGGAAAAGTACTTTTAACTCGGAGCCATGTTCTACCAAGGTCTTTGATAGATCAGTGGCATCGGAGTCATCTCCGCCATCATTACCAAAAGCAGAAGGTAGTATAACAGCGTTGGCGCCGACAGCTGTCGCGTTGCCGGCGCCGCCACTGGTCGTGGCTAGTGCCCCGCTATCGTTTTTATTAGTACGGGATGAATCGTCACCCGCGGCCGCAGTAGGCTCCTGCTTGGGGGACGAAAATATCATGTTCCCGGTCACCGCGGCATTGTGTAAAGCAGACATCATTTTGTGTTTACATTTCTCAAGTTCTCCAAAAGCAAACCCCTCGTCGTTATTCGGGTCGATACATGTAGACGGAGAGACCTCCTTGTGAAAAAAAGATAGGTGCGAACTCCTGGTCTCGTGTGGAATCACCACACTGTAAACGACTACCTGATGCTCTTTCAAACGTACATAAACCACCCCGGCTATAGGGCCCAAAGGTCCAGAATCCTCAAACCCACAAGCAAGGCTCTTTCTCTGCGTCTTAACAGGCCCCTTAAAATCAAACAACCTCCTTTCTGTACCCGAAAAAACGTCTATAATCAACATGTTGTCAGAATAAGTAACGTTTAACTCCCCGGCTCCGAGTATCTCATCGGACTCCGATCTGAGTTCCGATTTTAAAATCCTACAAGAATTAAACGAGAAAGTCATCATGCGTATACTAGTCTTTTTCTGACAATGTATCTTAATAACACGGTCAAAAGATAGATACGTGCGTGTAATATGTGGCGGAGGCATCTTGAAATTCCTATAACGCAGTCCTTTTTCGCCCTAAGACGACTCTTCTTTAAACTTCAAAAAGTATTTAAGCGTAAAGATATCAAAACGTCTCACTTTAAAACCAATCTAAAAACTAGCATACATTTTAGGATAAAAACCCACCGCCTATCATATATGATATGACCCTATATAAATTAAAAAAAACTCGCCGTTCCTATAACACACAACCGCGTCCTACCAAAGATCCGTCCTCGGTGGACGTCGTAGCCAATGTCGTATCTCCGAGAGTTCGCATGTCCTTGTATTTAAATAAGATAAGCGGATACGGTATGGGAGGCGCTTGATATTTTTAATATATGACATAAGTATGAGGATTTTTCAATCCCATGGCAATATATCGTGTGATATGATTGTTATTTATATATTGACATCTGAGGGGATTGATGTTTAAAATTAGGTTGTTTGGATTAGTCACCCTGGAGATAGCCACGTAAATCTGATTTAATTTCAGCGGTTTATTTCCATCTCCGAAATGAACAGCCACCTTTTCCAGGGACAGTCCCTGACTCTTTGTTATGGTCATAGCTATTTTTGGAGATATTCCATAATCTATAGCTGTACACATGGCAAATGACCTTCCGTTGGCAATATCTGTAAAATAAGATATGTTATGTTCTAATACCTGCATGAACCCCAGAACGTCTTTTAAGATCAATCTGGGTACGTTTTTTTCGCTAACTATTTGCATGGCCCGGTTGTTTTTAACTCTAGAGAATGACATCACTGCACCGTGCGTGTAGCCCTGAAGCGTGTACACCCTGGCTGGAGAAGTGTACGACAGCAGTCCTATGAAACTCTTAGTGTGGGACACTATCTCACATTTATTTCGTATGCTCACGTTTCTACGATTATAAGTGACGAAGGTCCTGCGTCCGAACTCGTTATTTGTATGCTTCTGCGATACATAGTAACGTTTCAAGAAGATGTCCTTGAATGTGGTATATAGGTGTATGGTCTCTTCGAAGGTCGAACAGCTGACAGGTGGATTATCGTACCACTCATAGAACATGTCGTTATACAATCCAGTTGCGTCGCACATCATCCTGTCCAGCTCATCCGCATCTGTATCTGCCCCCGCATCCCCCTCATCGTTATTACCATCAAACATCTGTTTAATGTTATTTCTGGATATCCCGTCTATATGAGGTAACGGAATCTGTCGAAGGTCCACCAGAAGTTCGTGGGTGAGATCCTCATGGGTATAGAATGTGAACATGCCCGAATATAAAAGACCGGTGAGAAAGGAATAGGCATAATTTATCTGCTCGTAGGGCACGGATTCTAGAAAGAGATCCTTCTGGACTATCTCTACGAATTCGTTATAGGTACCTTCGAAACCTATGATACAAGATTTCAGTTTAGAACTTACAGAGACGGCACTGTTTCTGATATAAGTAAATTCACATTTGAATATCTGATGTTGCGCATCCTCCTCTTCGTGTTCGCGTTCCACCGCCATGACTGTCGTGTTAGAGAGGTCCTGGTCTGCGAACTGTGAGTAGTTCCAGATCCTCGTCTTGTTAGCCTCGAACCAAGTCTCCTTCTTTAGACACGGGTTTCCTATAGCGCTTAGGTAATCGTCGAATTCGGTCACGTTCAGAATGCAGTAGATGGGTACGGTGAACAGATGACGATTATCGTCAGATGACGTAAGGAGCTGGCCGTGTAACGTACGGTAGTACTCCTGTACCTCGTTGTGCGAAATAAACAACCTAGTCATATCGGGCACGTTACTGGGATCCTTTATGAAAGGACCAGGACGTACGAACCTATCGACGTACGCCAGATGTTCCGGAGTGAGCGGCAGACCAAATTCGATGTGCTTGAGTAAATTTCCGAAATCCGGATCCGTGCAACGCTTGTTATTTATAAACAGGACCCAGTTATTCTCTGTGTTACAATACTCTATCATGATCTTATCGCAGATGAGAGCCGATAGTATATCGCGTCCTCTCTTTACTATGTTGTTTTGCTTATCGTGATCAAATGTTGTAATTATAGCCTCTGATTGTGTAGGAGATCCTATGCACACGATGCAGGGGACCATTCTTTTTTTGTATTGAGGTGTGTCACAAAGAGCGTTATAAAACCAGTACATGAAAACCACCGCGTGTAACATGTGCTCCAGTATCACTCCCGCTTCGTCTATAACGATGATGTTGTGTTTACATAAAGGCAAGGACCTGAGTTTATTTACGTTTTCCATGGCAGAATTAATAATGTCTGATATGACGGTCCAGTATCTTGAAAGCTCGTGACGTTGTTTTTCCTCTATAGTACCGACCTGTATACTGCTATCCCTCAATACCATAGATACGTGTCGACTATTAAATCCGATCTCTTTGTGTATGGTTCGAACCTGCGCGGCCTTGCTTCTATTTAGGACCGAGCTCAAGTTCTGAGCAGCTATAACCGTGGCCCCGGTACAAAGACATTTTAGGTTAGCTGCCAGTACCTGCACGCTGGCCGTCTTTCCGGCGCCTGCGGTTCCAGTGATAGCTAGAGCGGTGAAAGGACAAAAAGGAAAATCGGAACTGGTCTCCGGATCATCCATGAGCCCGAACCAGTTGTAGGAGAATCGGTCTTCTTCCCCTGACAGGGTCTTTCCGGCCAAGTCTCTTACTTTATCGACGATACGTTCCACCTTGCTGGCAGAACACATGTTTAGAAAAAACCCAGTGTCGAATATTCCACTGGATGCCTCCATAGTTTTTCCTCAGGAAACGACCGTAAAATTTATACAGTTATTGCACGGCACTCGAGGATATATCTATGGAAAGACCATACACATGGCTCTTCGGGACGGCCAGTATATCAAAAAACAACTAGTATACACGATGGGAGTAAAGATCCTTCAAACTGTGACACTCAAATCAGTCCTGGACTACTGGACGGAATCCACCAACAAAAATGATATGTTAGATTCTCATGAACTATCTATTCACTACCTGAACATGTGGGCAGCATCTCTGAAGACGACCATCCTTGCGGATGTGAGTCATATAATCAAGTACTGTATAGAAAATGCAGAATACAATTACGAACTCTATGTGGACTGGCTGAGCACACTGGGGATGGTCCCTTTCTACTGGAAGAAAAACAAGAACGTCTTCGACGTAACCGCGAAGTGCGCCCTGCAGCCTTTCACCTCTAACATGCTAAGAGAGTGCGTTCCTTTTCTCAGTAAGATATATGAAAATTTTGCCAGCATCAAAGTGTGTAACTTTTCGGACGTATGCATCTATCTCAGGGATGCGCAGTTTTACGCGTTTCTGTCCGAAAAGCTAATAAACATAGCCGTTGTAAAACAGCCAATTTTACTGGACGACGAGATAATATTCTGTACGCCCGTACAGCACCTACATTACGAACTGCGTAGGTTTGATCAGTTGAGGGCACATAGAAAGCTGTGTCAATTGTTGAACACGAACCCCGTGAAGGTCGTTACTACCGGAAGGGATTATGTAGATAAAAAGAGAATTATGGAACTTCTAGAGAGACAGAACAAACCTCTTGACGCCAAGTCCTCGATAATTAAGTTTTTATTAAATCTTTCTGATAGCAAGTCACGGGCGGGTCTAGACGACAGCATAGAAGCTTTTATGCAAGAACTCACTCCTTCTATCATAGATCAACAGAGAATGTTTCCTAATAGACTCGTTCCCTCCGGAGTCCCGGTTGGTAGGGACGTCAGAGACATGTTCAAAAAACAAATCATAAAATGCCTAGAACAGGAAATAAAACAACAGGCGACAGAAATACAGACCCTCAGGGAGATAAACGACGTTCAACAGGCCGAGATCTGTGACATGAAGGTATTGGCCACTAAATACAAGCGAGATTATCCACAGTACCAGCCCAATCTAGATATCGAGGACATGCAAGTTGCTCTCGATTCGGTAGCGCCCAGAGCCCACAGGGAAGTCGAGATTCTCGAACGAAAACACATAGCGAACAGCTTTTTCTCACAGTACGTTCCGGACATAACTCACGAGGAGAGCAGGCTCAATAAGATTTTTGAACAGGAGTACCTTCGGACATTTCACCTCAGGAAAAAGTTTAATTATCAAGGCCAGGACGATTATATTATGTATTCGTCCGAAACCATTGACCTCGTAGTAATACCATATTTAACTGAGATCTATCCCGTGGATGACATAGTTGTCATACCATCGGAATTATTACACGTTACAGAGTCCGAGATCCTGTCTCACATATATGATGATAGTATGATCCCGAAATTCATAAACTTTATACAGGCAAATATAGATTCTTTTTGGGGCTACACGGACACGACAGATATTGGCGGTGAACGTCAAGAACAAGAATATACAAAACGTCATCATGATAATACTGCGACACGCCATGATGATCGATACCAGTTCCAACACGGTGAGGGACATATGCGTGGACGGTATCGAGAATGGCGACAGTGAGATATTGTTCACAGTGGGACACCTGAAGCTTGGCATCCAGGAGGTATATGAACAATATCTGGAATGTCAGACCGGGCTATTTTACGTGTTGCCGGTCGAGCTTAAAGAGGACTGGGTGACCTATTACCATATGACCGGGTTGGACATAAAAAACAGATCGATCTTATGGCAGCCCAACATGTTAGAGTTGAAATACGTTCTGTGTCTGTACGTGTTGGAGCATAAGATCTTGAGCAGGGAGGTCGTTGAGTTTTTGTTAAACAAGGTAAAATCCGAGTCTACTGGAAAGGACGGCACCCTAGAGCTATTAATTCAATCCATTCGCGTTCTATGTTATTTATATCTGTACATGTTTTTCGGCGATCCCCTGCCCAAGCCTCTGGCAACGCGATTTAAAAATTACCAACTATACAAACAAAGTGATGTAGCACCGATGCTCAGGAGACTTTTATTCGGAAAAGGCCCGCAAAAACATAAATTACACACAGACGATTTTTTATACACAGTTTTGTACAATATAAAACTTACAGACTTTATATTAAAAAACATGAAGTCTCTGAGAAAACCTGGGTTCAGAATAGCGTTAGTTAAAGAAAAATAAATGTCCGTACTGGCTAACAATCTCTGATTTCAATTCTTGTAACATGTCCGTGCAGACCACGTCCACGCTCTCCATATTGACTTCTGCCCTGAGACACTCGTTAATCGCTAATTTCATGATATCCGCAGCCCGAGAGAAATATTGTAGAAAGTCAATGTTATCAGAAAGACTGGGTAGATATTGTATTATGATATCGCTGTTTTTTCCATATATCCCAGTGTACGGAGTGCAGTCAAAGGTGCCTTCGCATACCACCTTAAACTTGTTAGGAGGCATATCAAAGGTCCAGTATGGCAGTATGTGTCTATTTTGTATCATAGTGACTACACAGCATCTCATGTAAGCTCTGAGTGTGTCCATACAGTTAACGGGATTGTTTCTCACATCCCGCAGGAGGTTAACGATCAACAACTCCACATCCGCCAACCATGTATGCCTCGCACTGTGCGTGCCTATGGAACTTATAACTTGGTCCCTAACTATCATAACATAATTCTGTCCCACAAAGGCTTCTGTCAGAACGCTGACATACTTTTTACATTGCATGACGGTGAACCAGCACTCTCTAAAAGAATCTTCTATAAATTTAGCCACTTCCTGCCAGTCGTTCTTATCGCTGGCCACAAACATGTTAGTGCAGTTGTCTGAGACTAGCCATCTACATTTGCTATTCTGGTTCAATTTTTGTTTTAAAAGCGTGAATACCAAGCTCCTGTTTTTGAAAAAATCTATGTAAAGCTGAAAATTGTCGTTAATCTGCCTATTTATAAATTTTACTATTTGGTTATCCTTATCTCTAAAATGACAACACTTTATAGGCAGATCCGCTTCCCCTATGAGTCTGCACAGTGTCCCAAAATTTACGTGTTTGAACTTAGCGCAGATGAGCGCGCCATATTTCACATAAGCGTATCTGACGTCCACGGGTAATAGCATGTCATCATTCACTGTCGCTTCGTTGACTTTCAGTCCCTCTTCTGACAAATAGAGATTAAATGGCATGGTCTGCTCATCTCTACTTGATGAATTGGCGTATTTTTTTACAGCGTAACACACCTGAACGTTTCCTAGCGCAGGCGACAGTCCTCCGTGACATCTTATTGTGTCTATAAAGCAGACGTTGCACGGGATGGGACTCTCTCTGGTTTGTGCACAAGCGGTTGCTACGAAAGGAAAGCCCACAAAACAGATCTCTTTAGGTCCTCCTCCGGTAACTATGTCAGGACCCATATAGGTACATAATGGCAACAGAAGACGTCTTTTAAGTCCCCAGAATAGTTTTTCGTATAACATTTTTATACCATCTCTCAGAAGCACAGTGCATTGCGTCTCATGAAACCAAATTAATATGGTCCTGGGAATTATCCTGAGTATAGGCACTCCCTTTATAGTATGCGGCTCGATTATGAAAGGGGCTTCCAGTTTCGCTTTTTTGCTCCTCGTGTTTGATTCTGAGTATATGTATTTTTGGTTCTCTATTACTATAGAAACCATAAGCGAATCCCGATCTGTATGAATTCCATGTCTTACTTTCCATGTACCCCTGCAGGTCCCGGGTGGCGTGGCAGGTCTGCTGGGTTCCACATACGTCCCGACAGCCGCCATACGACTCATAGACCGCATGTGCAAAAGATCGTATTCGTATCCGTCCTCGGATATTATCGGGGTTGCAAACACTATCTCGTAATTTTCGTTAAAAACGATCTCAGACGGATGAAAGAGTCTCATAAGGACATGAGAGATTTGGTTTTCATACAGAAGAGAGGTGACGGCCACCCTTTTCAGATGCACATTTTTATCACACGATTCCTCCAAGCGCAGGCTCTGACATATCATGTTATTTATCTGATCTCCGACGATAAAAAACGTCTGTATCGAGGAAGAAAGATCTTTTCTATTTGTTACTAGATACGTGACTTGAAAAAGAGGTCTGGGAATACAATTTATTTCCATCACATTATAGAGGGTGATGTTGCATGACATTCCATGTACCGCTGTGAATCTTCCCCTTTGTCCACAATCCATTTTTAATGGTAGATTTCTTATTTATATATCAGGTATTGTTATTATAATCGTGGTAGTAGTATAAACTATCTATATTATTATATGTGTTCCGATTTTCGTCTTCAATATCCAAGGTGCTATTCGGATCGCTCACCGCGATGTTTTGATATCTCGTAAGCCAGTCCTCGCTCCCAACACGATCCGAAAAAAGACTACATAAATCAAGCCCCCTCAGTTTATACACAGTACTATCTCTTTGTGTCTCAACGTTACTTGATCTCAAAAGGTCTCTCAACTGTCGGTGAGTCTTACACTGGTTGTAACATATACCCCTCTTATCCAGCTCTGTTATTATTTGTGCTTTCGTCAAACGTGACGATCGCGTTTCCGTCACGTATCTCGGTGCGCATCTGACAATGCTCATATCATACACTAATTTGAACCATGTCTTCAAAAGTATGATACAATACTCTTTCATACACAGCATCGGAACCGAAATTCCTTTTAAGGCGTAGTAGAGCTTCATAGTTTTAGGACCCAGAGATTCGAAACACTGTATGTGTGTGTTGAACGCGCACTGTAAACAATTTAGGATTCTGTGTCCGTACTTGACGGCGCAGTACACTACGTGGCTCTCGGGTACATCCGACGAGACATCAGTGCACGACTTTAGACGCATATCTGTCGTTATTTCGCGTCCCAGTTTGGCCATGGAGAGGGAAAAATGAGCGTCGTACATTACAGAACTTTCGTTCAATGTGTACGTGTAATTACATTCCTCATCAGAGACTACCGTAATATTACATAGCAGGTCGTAAGCCCTAAAAAACATGTCCTCGTTAGACCCTTTCCTTACTATATGGTGACACAAAGAGTTGATAAAACTGTGTTTGACATTCTCGTACCGCAGGGACTTAACTATATTCGTGATAGTCTTAAGCGGTGTATTATCAGAGAATATACATTCTGTTATACGTCCCACAGTTCTTATGAAATCTGGATGATAGGGGATGTTATGTAATGCTACTTTAGCTTGACTTAGTGGCTTACAATCCGTTACGGTGGTTCTGATAAAATTAAAGAAGGATTCCGAAGTCACTCTACCGTTTTCCTCATCATCTATCACTACCGTTATCTTGTTATTCCTCAGAAGAAGATATAACAATGTAAAACTGTCAGAAAAGTTATTTAAAACGGTCTTTTCTAATATATATTTAATTTTAAAAGTGTCCCTAACTACAGATAGAGATTGCCCCCTATTAATAACATTGTCATCATGGTTGTCGAGTGTGCACTTCGATTTAAATTCTTCTATAGATCTCTCTATTATGTCAAGGTCAATCGGTCTGTAACTTTCGACCGATGATGGGAATAGAGAAAAGTGACCGTCAAGTTTATTTTTTTTAACCATAATCGGATTCATGTATATATACATAGTTTGATCTAATAGATAACGTACCCTGCCTATAGACTGATATACAGACATCATATCAGGCCCATTTCTAAATAAATGAATATAAACAAATAACATATGAAAGTGTTGTTTTTCAAAACTGATTCCAACCGTTATCACAGTATTGTAGACTATAACGTCGTATGAGTCCCACAACTCGGATTTTTCAAGTTTATCCTTTCCTGTCATACGTAATATTTTTTTCTGAGGAAAATGTGTTCTAATCTCATCTGCTATAAAACATGCCGAAGCGGCTGTGCTTGCAAACACGCATATTCTCTTTCCATCCAATAGGTTCTCTAGGAGTGTTTTCATAAAATTGGTGTGTACATCACACGTAAAACAAGATAAAAAAATCGCCCGTCGTTTAGAAAAATTATCCCCTACGTAGGAGTTTAATATCAAGGACGTTCTCACGGAACCCTTAAACCTAGTCAAGAAATTTATAAGAGGCTCGTTTATCGTAGCGTCCATCGCCAGAAGGTGTGTGCATGATGCTATACAACTTATGAATCGATCATCCACTTCTCTCAGATGTCTCATGGTAGATGAATAAAACTGATTTATTATCGATACAACCTCGTCGAGGATAAGGATATCGTAGCACCCGTCTAGTCTATATAAACTTTCTATCTGTATTATTATGTGATTTTCCGTTAACGAATATTCTTCTACATCGGAATACAGACGAAAGCGCCCGAGGTTAGCGGTTTCAAATTTACATAGCAGCTCTTCTGCGAAAGACCTGCGACAAGATATCACAAGTACTCTCGCGGAATCGATGTTTATCGTTTTCAGCCAGGATATCATAGCCGCTGTCTTGCCAGACCCCATAGGGGCTCGTATAATCTTAACGTTCGAATGTACATTATTAACTGATACCGGCGCATCTGGTTGTAAGATAGTTTGAATACCACCAGATCCGTGGTGTCCCGCATACTTAGTATACAAATCAAGTCCGAACCATTTGGTGAATAACCGAGCACACTCTCGTGGCGCCCCATTGTCGTTGATATCGTGGCAGGTCACCGCCATGTTGCTATCGAGAATAGATAGAACCAATATAAACCTATGGATCGCTTCGATCACGTTCTTGGCACTGATATACTTTGCGGTTGCGACCGGTATCGTAGCAGCGCACTTCCCTGGGCTCGGATTTCCATGTATATATTCCCAGATAGTCGATTACAAGGCGTTGAATATGAGCTTGTTCAACGTCATGCATCAGGTGACCCCACAATTGTATCTTACGGACATGCAGATGAAAATCTATGTGATATGCACATTAATAATTTTTACATTTCTAATGTTTTATTATATAATTTCCGGCACTCGTGTCTATCTCAATCGACACAATGTAATCAAGGTTAACCAGAGCACCAAAGACATAAAATGTATCGGGGATGTTTCGACCTGTTATATATCGGATCTAATCATGGTATCTTTTTTTTCTTTTGTAACCTCAATGTCATTCAAGTCACCCCATCTTTCCGTTTTCTGTCACACCATATACCTTATACTATTCCTGGTATTGGTTATAATGTTAACCACCAGATATCAATCCTTCGAAAGGTTGAATTTTGACCTACAGAAACTCCATCCTAAATTGCAAACCACGCTTCATTTCAAGCTGATAATCATTAACCTGTTACAGGTGGCCCTAGCCTTCGCTACTCTGGTCACCGTGTTAACGTTCACCCTTATGATGGGCAATACTCTGTACATACGCACGTCCACCGTAGTATTCTCCGCCCTGAACGTTTTTATGGCATTATTTATAGTCATGTTCCTAATCATAGAAGTCCTATTAGCTCACTACATGCCTATGCAGATAGGTTACCATTTTGGAATATTTTGTACTCTCATTGCCCTGAGTATCGCGGCTTTTCAATATGAAAACATCTACGCGTCTAAATATCATACTTACGTTATGGGTAATATCTGCGTGATGTTTATCATATGGTTTGTGTTTATGGCCATTCGATGCGTTCGAATCTTTTATCATCACAAATCTAAATACCAAACCCTAGTTTCTTCTTCACCACCACCTCCATACGAAGAGGAAGAACCCGAAGCCGGTTCATTTGATGACGATGACGAAGAAGTTATTTATGAAACCCCAGATTAAAATAAATATTTCAAAAACTAAATACCATACATAGCGAGTTAACATGTAAGTTTTTAATAAAAACACGAGGTGATGTAGGACACTACTGTTGTTGTTCTTTACGCGCCTTCTTGGGTTGTTTTTTTATGGCAGGTTTTCGTTGTAAATTACATTTTTGAATTGGTTTCTTTACAAGAGGAGCCGTATCAAGAGTCATAGTTTCATCATCCTCCTCCATGGATTCAAAGTTTTCATCTAGCAATATGGGTTTTCCGTTCACATCCTGCAACACTGCCGGTACAGGATTGCAGCAACACCAACAGCAGGAACAAAAGCCTCCTCCGGCTTCCCCGTCTATGGCGTCTTTTCCAGTTCCCGGTGACTTGCAACAAACCCCCGTAGAAAGTTGGGATCCCATAGTTTGATTCTAGAGTCTCGATAAACTTCCTGTGTGTAATTGTTAAACGTCTCTCTTAGAAAGAGAGCAAGAACCTCCGCGTCAAACGCCACCGGCGTGACAATTAAGGCGAACGGAATTGCACAATCTGTATATGTTTTTCCATTAATGACGAGGCGATGGTCATGCGTTCCCGGTTTTCGTGTTTTAAATAGAGCCGTGACCACCGATACACGCGGCAGCGTATCCGGTTCTATGTAATACGGATCGCAATGATCATTTATATAATGTTGTGTCAATACAAAATATTGCATGGAAACCTGATCGAAATATTTATGCCTGGCGTTTAAAAAGATATTGCTGGTGAAAATAGCTGTGCATTCCAGCGACATGTTCTGGTGGTCATCGTCTTTTTTCTCCCTCATGATGTAGATTATGCTTTTCAACTCACTATTCTTACTCAAGAGCTTTTTAACCTCGTCGTTGGACTCATATATGTTTTTCCTTTTTCTGTTAATCGAAAATATCTTATCGTGCGAGACAAGATGGGTTCCACTGGAAGGGGTATTTCCCAGAGGTCTGTGTTCGATAATAGGAAAGGTAGCGCCCTTAATTATATTAGCAAAGTCCTCAAGAGTAGGCTCGTTTAAAAATCCTTCTACATCAGAAAAGTTGTATATATATCTAGCGACGCACTTTATCTCATATACATGTGCTCGATCCCCAACGCATATCAGCCCATCGCGTTCCTCTACGCCATAACACAGATCTATCGAAGCCCCGAATGTCCCCGAGAATGGATCAATCAATAGCCCGAGAGTGTTTTCTGAAGAGATGGGTATCGGTCTTCTCTCTATGAAACAGGCGATTATATTTCGCACTATAGGTTCGTGCATGCGTCCGAACACTTCCCACTTACTAGCAGGTCTGAAAATGTTATGCGCCAAGTTAGTCATGCTAGGTTTATACGAACATTGTTTCACTACGGAAGAACCGGTGACGAGTCTGCTGCGTACCAAAAACCATAACAAATTGTTTGATTGTCCCCTCGTCATTTTCTCTATCACTTTTATAAAATATCTATTGGTGGACCGATGTAACAGGGTCTTTAACGAGACTATGTTTTCAGATTTGAGTTCATCAACGTTTATGTTCAACCTCTCTGCTAAGGGACACAAAAAAGTATCGGTATCTATCGGAACATTGGTCTCCTTACAGTTCAGTATGATATGCGTAATGTAAATCAAACGCGCGTCCAGAGACTCTACGTATTCATCTGTCGAGAATACCTCCGTAAGTATCTTTCCCCACCCGGTATAATCCACAGCCGATATTATTGCTTGAACGCTGTCATCGCTATCACACAGATAAGAAGTACAGTGGCGTTGCGGCGGCATTATATTCAGAAAATCCATTTTTGGTTTCGATAAATTTCAAAAATTTTTATTTGTATGAAACAAAACTGATTAAAATTCAAGTTTTTTACACAATTAAATCCTCAAACAAAGGTCCGAGGGGTTTCCTAAAATCATCTACAGCAGATGTTTTAGAAATGAAATCTAAGAGGTCTTGGCCATATTTATTTTCGACTAGTACACCAACCCCTCTAAAAGGAAGCTCCTCCCTCAACCAATTCGTGTACGTGGTAAGACATTTCTTGTGTTGCGGAAACACGTCAATCAGTTTTTCCATCATAGTAGCCCCGGCGTCCTTATAAAAGTTCGGACACAAACAGGATAGAATCCAAAGACTATTTAAAATAACATGAATTCCATATTCCACCTTATGTCCCGATGTTTTTTCCTTTTCATACTTTTTATGAACTGAGAACAGACCTTTCTTTACAGACATCCCAGTCTCATAGCTGATGAGATTCAGAGCGAATAATGTAGCCACGCGCCCCAGAGCACACAGATCCATCACACAGAAATCACGTGACGCCCGACACAGATGCCAAATGGACAGCGTTCGCATCGTGATGCACCAGAAAATAAGGTGTAAGGGTCTATATATTATCTGATACGTGCTGTCCACCTGCAAATCGGACTGACACACCCCTAGGGACTTTCCGTTATTCTCATTCATGATAATTATGGCCCTCTCTCTATCGTGTCTGCTACATAAACTGTAATCACCGAGCACCGCGTGCAGTATGTATTCCTCGTCCGTGTTAATCAGAATGTTAGAAGCGGACACGTCAGCATGCACTAGTTTACAGCGCATGTTTAGAAAACATATAGCATCACACAGCTGCCGAAACGTGTGTCGATAGTTGTCCAAAGCGTCCACGGAGTGAGCATTGAAGTGGTGTAGATCTGTTTTAAAATACGTGTAACTCACGGTGTTGTGTCGAAAGCATATACTATTGGCAATTCTCAGATTTGCTGCATGTATCTCCCAGTTTTCTACCTCCCTGATCTTAGACAACATATAAGCCTCAACTACGATCTCGGTATTAGAGAACACTTTTTTAGTAACCCCATTGTCCGTCAAGTATGCCTCTCCGTAACTGCCCGCTCCGAGCAATCTCTTTCTCGGCCTTGCGCAGTAGTTATCACAGTCGGAAAAACTCTTAGGGACATACACCAGACTCCATCTGTCAGTCTCGGAGTGTTTGGCAGGTAGTTTTAAATTTTTGAAGAATTCCTCCTCACATTCTACCTGCTGCAGGTACTCAGTAACCAGCTTCTTGCGCACTATAGAACTATTCTCATCTGCATCACGAGACTGTCGTCGGGTCGATGCGCTGCTGCTACTGAGCGACACCTCTACACAAGTGAGGTGTATATTCGCAGCGCAGCACATGTGCTTTTTTTCAGATACATATTTTTTCTGCGCCTTGTTCCGAGCTGATCTCCTGTAATTCTGATCTGATTTATGACATTTCTGTTGTGTAGAGACGTCAGGGTGTGTGTTCAGAAGTATAGATTCTTTTAAAAGTCTCGCATTGTTCACAAAAAAATTCTTATATTTTCTGAAAGAACACAAGGACTGTGATTTTGCGGTCATTATTATTCTTGATAACATCTATGTGAGGTTCAAATTTTATTGAAACTAGCAATCTAGTGTGTTGTTAACAATTAGTTAAAAACCCATACGTTTCATATCTACAACTTTCACTCTTGATTTAAAATACCACACTCGTCTTCTAGAGCAGCGTAGTATATCTCATCTACATCATCGTGTACCGCTTCGTGATTCACAAGTATGCTATTCACCTTTTCCGTGTTGATATCTCGTAGGGTGCTCTTGTTTTTTTGTGTTCTAGTCTTTTTTAATAAGATGCTTCGAGTCACGGCTTGGAGCCGTATTTTGTCTTCCACAAATTGGAAAGTCCCGGCCGATTCTTTTGTTTTTATTCCCTGAATTTTAGTCAACACGTGTTGACTACCAAGTCGCGCTCTCAGCGACTTGTGGTGGTCGTGGTCCACCGTCATTAATACGTGTTGCTTGAGATAGGCCATGTGATCGGCGTGGCCGGTCATGGCGATGAAATTACACACGTACCGTCGGATTGGAGGGAGATATGGGAGAGTAATTTGTCCAACTGATATACGGGAAACAGGCGAGTGACGTTCGTACCTGGTGTTATGTGACCCACGGCAACTGTGGGTTGACATGATATATTGGTATCATTAAATACACAGTCTTGAATTATAACGGGAGATAGTGGTATCTTATGCACGTCGTGCTTCAAGTTCTCGAGACACAATCTGTTTTGTAAATATAGAGCACAAAACAAGCACGTCCTAGAGTTTACGTGCCACAGAGGAACGGATTTTCTTATATATTTTGATCGCAGTTCGCCTATCATGGCCTGTAGATCCTCATCTTTAAAGAAAGATGTCTCGAACGACTTTATGTTATCATCTCCGTACCAACCATAAACGTAAATCTCTGCCATCGTGACAAACATTTTTATGTCTACCGAGTCTCTGTAAAGCATCGGCGGTAACATAACAGGAAACGGTCTCCGTATGTCCGGTCGTGTGTATCCGAAACAATGTGTTCTCGAGCAACAGCTCAACGGACCGGCGAACAAGAGCCATAGTAGCATATCAACGTGTATGACATTATTATGATCAAGCAATCCAGGCACATTACAGCGTGATAATATCTTTGAAATAAAATAAGATTTATTGAAACTCAGGGATATCTGAATATCTTCCCGGCTGTATGTAACGTACGCATTAGTTAATAAAGTGTGGTGTTCGGGAATATGTTTAGAGTTAAACATCAAGTAATTGTTGGTATTAGGCCTTATTCTTTTAACCGCGCTACAATTAACGCAATTATTTTTATCACATATTTCACCGTCTTTATTACAAGACAAGCTCCCGGGTTTCAATGATGCGTCGTCGGCATCGCGTGGTAGCTTTTTGTCTTTAATAACACCATGTTCATCGGGAAGGATGTTAGTAACCAATAAAAAACTGTGATGTGGAGTCTCCACGAATGTAAACCGCTCGTTCGGAGATATAGCACCGCAGATATCCAGAGATTCTCGGACCGCATCTTTGAACACACCTTCTTTCCAATCATCCTCCAACTTACAGAGCCAATCCATATCTTTTTTACTTATCTAGTTTAAGCGATTACCAAAGCCTTTTTCCACTAAAACTGGGTGTAAAAAAAATCAATAATATATCGGAGAGTTTTTTACCTGCTGCCGTCAGGTCTGGTAAAAATGTTATGTAAAAGAACTTCGTCTGAAATCGCAACTTTATATACCGCTTCGAAAAAGAAAAAAACTGTAATAGATACTTTGTCGTACACGTATCCCGATGTGTTACTGTCATGTAACGAACGTTACCAGATAACACATCCGGAACTGGGCATTGTACACGCAAGCAATTTATACTGCTCTTCGTTAGAGGCATTCTGTCTGCAGTACAGGGACTACGGCAACGATCTGAGTATACGATCGTGTGAAAAACTAGTGTTTTCCGAAACTCTTGTATCTGGGCTATCTAAAATAAAGTTTACCCCGTGGCCAGAATGTAGAAATCGATACGAAAATACAGTATCGGAGTTACGACGCTTACATGACATGGACAATTTCACGGAAGCCTCTGGTTTTCTAGAGGATCTAAAACGATGGCTTTCCTCTCAGAACGTGTTTCTAGAACCGTTTCAAAAAAACTGCATTTTACATGTCATATGTTTCCTAGTAGCAACACGAACACCACATCACTACCACTACATTTTTGAATACATAAAACGTTTATTCAACATAGAAAACATCAATACATCGGTATTAGACACGTTTAAACACAAGACCACAGTCTTCTTGGTTCCCCGGAGACATGGTAAAACATGGATTCTAACTCCAATAATAACCTTTTTAATAAAAAACTTTTCAAACATCAGCGTGGGTTACGTGGCTCATCAAAAACACGTTTCTCAACACGTTATGAAAGAGGTACAATAAAATTATATTCGTAACAAATATATACACATCATAATTACATTTACAAAAATTAATAATTTATGCATGTATCGTTTTCATATTCCTTTCAGGTAGAGATCTTATGCCGACGAGAAATCCCGTACGTTGTTGAGAATAAGGACAACGTTATTAGCGTTATTAGAACAAACTCGAGAAGCTGTGCTCTCTTTGCAAGCTGTTTTAACACGAACGTGAGTATGCGTATATTATGTATTTATGATATTCATTATAACATCAAGCACATACGTTTCAAGATAGGACAGGACAGTATCATCATAGTGCTCATTTTAGCGTCCAATCTTACGAGCATAAAACTATCATCTTTCAGTTCCACGCTCTGATTATCAGGTGTAAGGCCATAAAAATACGAGCTTATTTTTGGAAAAATTATATTTGGATCTGGCGGAGGATCTCTTATCTGTATGCTTGTTATATCATCTTTACAAAAAAGGGGCTTCATAGTAGGATCGTTGATTTTCCAATCGCATCTTGCGCACGGAATAGAGCATAAACATAGCTCCTTATTCTTTCCGTGCGTCCCACAGACATCGAACATGCTCACGTGTTTGTCGTGTCCGGTACAATAGCTACACGTTTCCTGATTGCACCCCACCGCGGATGCCATGCACCTGGCTAGCGATGGGAACATCTTGGGATCTGACAGGCACACTGCCAGATCATATTTTAGAGCGAAACATACAAGATTTATCTGTGATCCTGTCGTTACGCTCCATACGCCACAATTGCCTATAGATACGATTGCCCCCGCTATCTGCGCTGAAAGGGGTTTACTCAATACAGTGCAGTAGTCGTACAGATTGAGGCCTGGTATGGCGATATGTTGTAAAGCGGAATTGTCATATATAGGTGTGAACTCATCATCCATGTATTTAAAGTTGTCAAACGTGAGTTTGTAAAATTTAACGTATGGCAAAGGCAGTACGAAAAACAGATTCGCGGAAACTTTAGGGGACAGTATTTGTTTGTAGTGCTGTCCATCTATCGCTACACTGATCATATAATCAGAGTTTCGTTTTTTTACAATTATAACGTTTATCTGGTAGCTCCATACACGCGCGGCACTGTGAGGCAGTATTGTCCACGGAGAGGCAGATGACAGACATCGGTATTCTCTATGTTTCATGCCCTTTCCAGTCTTCCGCCATATACATTCTTTATTAAAAAACTGCCGAAGGGGCTCCAAATACAACCCCGAGGGCTCCGACATTCCCGACCGTGTCTATGTCCAAACGGAATTCTGCAGCAAATCCCCCTGTAAATGACCAAATACAGGACAGGTCCTTATTTATATACAAAACACTCAATCCCGCCCGCTGTTCATAATTTTTCAAGTGGCTATTATCATACGTCAGTAGTTTCGTTTCTTGGTCAATAGCTAATTTTATCTTCTGTCCATAGTATATCTTGTTATGTTTCACATCAATAATATCAATCCAATATTCGTCATCGGATAACGTTTCCACAAAGCACGGTTTTTTTAAATTTTTAAAGATATTAGTAACTACTCCTTTAATAATACATGACCTAGTATCCAGATTTGAGACCCATACGTTTTGAGATAAATAGATCATCTCAGGTATGCCTATTTCTAATGCGTCGCTCGGCACGTGACACAAAAATTTTTGGAACAACATTCCGTTGTCAGAAGCTATCCTATCAAAAAATTTATTAATCACCTCACTTCCGATCAATCGTAACGATCTATATAAATCGTGACGTATGAAAAAACAGCTTGTCAGGCCGTCGTAAGGGGGTTGGGTAATAGGCGGTTTGAGAAAAGATGACCGGTCATATAGAATTCTGTATACCGTATCTGTCGTATAAAGGGGCCGCAACACGGATATGTCCGTCGCACTCCACGTCTCGGTTTCGCTCACATATGTATGAGATTTAAATACATTACAGTTTTGAGCATTGTTGCCAAAATTCGGTTGAACACCCCTCACTACCGATGGAGGTTCTAGAGGTCCGGGGGTGACGTTGGCGCTACTGTCGCCGATATTATTACGACTCGCCGGCTGTGCCGACGACTGTTGTTGTCCGCTGCTTATATTGTTCCGACCGGGCGATACAGATGACATGTCCGGTGACGGCCCGGTCGTTGAAGTTAACGAACCGAAATTAAAAAAATCATGCCTCCAATCATCCTGTCTAGAAGTGTGTCCGCCATCGTTTATGTCCGGAAAATCCCTTAATATATCCTCGTACATAAAATCTAAATCAAAAAACTCCGAGGTACGCGTATTGGTGAACCTACAGACACATATAGTTTCCGTTGTTAACTTATTTTCTAGTGGATCAGCGGGAAGCAGGGGAATTGAAAAAAAGACAACGGGCCTATTCAGCACAATCTTTTCGTGTCTGTATCCTTTTTTTTCTGGTTTAAAATTAAAATATCGATACATGTCGATATCGACTTTCTTCAAATTGAATGGCGTTCGTACCCACGGTGTTATATGTTTATTATGTAGAAACACAGATCTAACAAACAACATATCCGCTTCAGACAGATCAAACCGGATGGTCGTAAGCACTACGTGAACCATAAATGGTCCATCGGGTCGTTTTCCAACCTCGTTAAACAGATGAATTTCCATATTCGTAGCGCATCTGCTTTAGAAGAGTATCTTCTCTCTTTCTCTTACTTACTTTGATTATATTTCCGTCATATGTTGTTTGTTTTGCATATTTTCCGATAAGAAGTTGTATGAAAAGTTTACTTATCGTAAATATCGAAACTTTGTCTATTAATTTCTGTGATGTAAATACACGCCTAAACGTCGTTATCACAGCATTTAACACATGCGGTTTAAATTCATTCTCCGTGAATATTTCAGTCGTCACATGTAAATATTTAAATTCATACGTCTTAAAGAAAACAAATACGCGCCTCAGTATTGACTGAACGGCATTCATATAGTCTATATCAGCGGTATCGTGATCGGAGTCATTAGGGACTATATTCATGATACACGGAAATCTTTCTAGATGTGTCAAACCCGTGTACAAACAAACGACCCCCTCGGAAGTTTCTAATATCTTACAGTTAGATGATTCCTCATTACACACGTGTGAGAATCCACATAACGTACAGATATATAAATTGTTTATATTTAGCTCATGAGTTAGCGGATTGTGCAGTAACATCATGTTGTGCATACATTCTTCCATCGCTGATGTCTCCAGCAGCTCTTTTGAGATCCAAGAGACACTCTAGCCCTAGACAATCAAACAAGGCACAGATCTCCTCCGTTTGTTTAGTTTTAGATATAGACGTAGTCACGAACCCAAAACCGATAGTCGAAGCGTCTAAAAATTTTATATATTCATCATAATTTTTAATATGGACGTTGTATGACTTTAGATCTTGTATTAAATTGTTCATATTTTTTATCTTCCAGAGTATCCGAGGACAGAGTTTCAATATATTACTTGTCGACGAATCTAACTTTATCAAGAAAGAGGCCCTGCACGCTATTATCGGATTTTTGGCACAGAGCACAGCCAAGATAATATTTATATCTTCGTGTAATACAAGCACTCAGAGCACCTCCTTCCTGGCACACGTAAAGAAAACACCGACACAGATTCTCAATGTGATCTCATACGTGTGCGAGGAGCATTTATATAGCTTCGGGGAGCGGTCCGAAGCTATCACGTGTCCGTGTTACCGACTACACAAACCAACATTTATTTCACTTAATTTAAATATTAAAAAAACCGCCAATGCGTTTCTCAAAGATTCTTTTAACGAAGAGATTTTAGGAACCACGAACACAAGTTTTCTCGCAAACCCCATACTGACAGATGCCAGTGTAATGGAGTTTGATATGATAAGATATAGCACCGTTAACGCACAACTCCAGGAACATCTTTCAGATATGCTTTTTGTTTATGTAGATCCCGCCTTTACAACTAACAGGCGCGCGTCCGGTACTGGTGTAGCTGCGGTGGGAAAGTACAGCAACCAGTTTATCGTGTACGGAATAGAACATTTTTATCTAAAGTCGCTAGCAGATACTTCGGAAGAATCTATAGGAGAGTGTGTGGCATTCATGATTTCCGGTGTATTAAAGCTACACCCGTTTTTTACCATGGTAAGGGTTCTGATCGAGGGAAATTCATCACAGGCAGCGTCTGTTAAGATAGCTTACTGTATCAAGGCTCACTTATCGGACTCTGCCTGTATCTTACAGTTTTACCAGACCTTGGACCAAAACGGGTTCGAACAACCGTTCTTCCTTTTGAAAAAGAACAAGCGCGCAGCAGTCGAACATTTCGTATCTAAGTTCAATTCCAATCTCATCAAAGCTTCCCAGGAAATAATATCACATACAGTAAAATTGAATTTTGATCCAATAGAATATTTATTATTACAAATAAAAAATATAAGTCAGATAGTAACGATGGAGAGCATAGAATATACAACCCGAAAGACAAAAGAATCTTCAGACGACGCTCTGGTGGCCGTCATAATGGCGATATATTTCTGTAACGATCAGGAACCAGCGCTTTACAAATGTATATAAAAACTTATTTATATATCTGTAACAAAATAAAAATCATTTATGTTCAATAGTACATTCTGAGCAGCCTCTTCAATTGACCCGTAGTGACGTGTTTCTCTATGCGAATATATTTTTGAAAATAGGATATGAGGTCTTTGGTATCTTGTGTCTGGATCATCTTGTGGAGAACATAAATTCCATAGGCTATGACAGTCACATCCAAGTTTTCGCAATTAAAATATGTTTTTACACACTGTCCAGACTTTACATGATCAACCGGTACGTTGGGTTTAGGTAGATTTTCATAATAGTGATATATGGAGTTGAGCAGCTGACAAGTAGTTACTAGCTTATGTTTGAATTCGGTGTAAACAAAAAACTCACATTTTGGACTAGATACCCACATAATTTCCACATACATAGCGTTTAGCACCATATTTGTTTCGTTGCGCTCTCCCAGTTCCATCATAGCAACGTGACACAAAAACTGATGTTGCGGGGGAGTATTACAGTGAATAAATTTAGGGTTACTGTTTTGTCCTGCCGTTCTAACAAAATAGTTGAAATCTATGTTGCGCTCTGGAAATTTGGAGGGGTCGCTCAATAGATGAAAACATATTGACAGGAGAGACTCTAATCTACCGTTGATGTGTATGTTAGGCCGTGTTATAAAATTTTCAGCGTAAACATCGTATCGCGGGGCCTTATCGGCTGTTCCTGAGACTTTTTCAATTTTTAGAGAATCCGGCCACGCTAGCGGAGATAAAGCTACGTGATCCCGAAGGTATAGTCTTGGCGTTTCGTTCATAACACGGTTGTTTAACGAACCAGATGAGATGATAATACTGTAGCAGTACGTAACCCCGGATAATAGATAGAGTAAAGAACTGTTAGATTTCCAAAATATGGTTATTTCAGGTGTGTTAGTATGGCATCCGTTATTTACATATAGTGAAATATCAGCTATTGTGACTGTATCGCCACGTATACCAAGAAGATCGGCGAGACCTTGATTTATAAAAACGAAGGTCTCGTAACACTTTTCATCGCTCCACAGCTCCCCGTTGGACCATCGTTTCTTATCATTATGTTGGATACCTGTGACGGTCAACGGTCGTGGTGGCCTGACAGCCATACCCGTTAAGCTTCCTATTGACTCGACTGTTCAAAAACTTTCGTATTATTCGTTTAAGTAGACAGAATCCACCTTTATGTTTAATATTTTGGACGTAAAAAATCAATATTTTTACAATAGTGCTCAATTGTTTGTCAGTTAACTCGTTAACGTTCAAATGACCAAAATATGTCAACAAGTTTGCGTTTCTACCGAAACTGTCCAGTTTCACTTTTTTCTTGTTATGCAGGATCTTAGGGACGTTGTTGCAAACCCGACTGCCAGCGATAGCGCACACATGCTTCACTTTTGTATGCGCTATCATGTTTTTACTGTAATCGAACACCCCCTGTGATACAAGCGTCATAAGATATTTTTGTATATGGGAAACTTCACACTTATTAGACATACACAAACAAATATATAAGGTCAGTACCAATTGCTTGTTCATTAATGGTATCTGACATCTGTTTCGAAGCTCTAACTCTACAAACAGGTTATGTAGGAACATATCGAAATTAACAACCGAGCTTGTTTTTAGGAAATCTATCTCTTTTCTGATAACCGTTCTAAGTTCATCTCCATGAACTTTTGGAACGATAGCCGTCGCGGCTTTGAACCACCCCATGTTTATTTTATTTATATTGGTAATCATACATGGGAAATTAGTAGTCCAAAAAACAGCATTTCGGTTAGATCGCATCACTTCCTGGTTAACAAGACCATGGATATCTAGCGATGAGTTACTGTTGCAAACGGTAGCCGGTAATAGGAATTTGAAAGTATTGGTATGCAACCGATAAACATTTAACATATAAATAAATTCCACATATGAACCCTTCATGTTTATGTTAAGCGATTGTAATGTATTCCCAGAGGTTCCAAACGTGCTGATGGTGCACGCTGGTTCTTTAAAGATGCACTTATCCGTGACAAAATTAAAAGTTAGACACGAAGGGGCCGTGCTGACATGTTTTCTGTTTATAGATCGCACATTAATAACCCTGTTGGTGTTAAATGCGTTTACACAAAAGTTTTCGTCTCGGATAGTAACTACTTCGTTAAACTCATCGGGAACAATTCTATTCATCCGCACCGATTCTCGAGGCTCGTTGGTTTCAATATCTCCTCCTGCCCTCATATCGGCAGTGTAAAGAGAGGCTGCGCTACCTTCCCATCTACTACATACGAATCTGTTCTCTACCAGTCCACCATGATGTATATTAACGCCTCCCCCACTCACGCTAATTTTCATATTCTTCAGGAGTCTTTGTAAAAGTACGTGATACTTTTGACTGCTTTGAACGGGAACTCGTAAAGGAGAGGAGGTGTCCGAGCTTCTCTGATAACTGACATCAAAGTATATAGAGAACAGGTTTCTCCATATCACATCCTCTTCGGAAAATCCTATAAATCTTTTTTGAAATTGAAGGGAACACTTTACTGTTTTTTGCTTCCCATAAGTCAGGGCTATATTCAGCATAGCGGCCAAATGCTTTATTTCGCGCATAGATCCGTTTTGAATTGACGGGCACGCTGCCGCATCTAACGTAAGAAGAACCACGTATTTATCGTAGTCCTCGTTTAGTCTTTGCCATATTTTTTCAAAGAAGAAATTAGTGCAACATTCTACTGTCAGGACTAGCTTATTGAGCTCAATGATTATCACCTCTTTATCCATATCTGGGATGAAACAGAAGCTGTCTTTGGAGATATATGCGTAATTAAATAAAAACTTGTAATGTATGCATATTCTATGATTCAGATTGGGACCTAGTTCTATGATAAGGTCGTTAGTTACCGTATCTATGTCGCATATCGATATATAACGAGTCAAGATGTTTAACAAATAAGGATACATATCTAACGTTATTCTCTGCTCCCCAGGGAATATCACGGCTATGTATTCTGAGTTTGGCACCGCTCGGTTGCAGAAGCAGATCATGGGTTCAGTTTCCGTTTCCCATTTTTGCAAAGACAAGAGCCCCCTGAATACGTGTGACGTTCCATAATTTGTCAGCACCGTACAGTTAAATAAACAATTGTTTGGGCATTTGCAACACTTTTTGTATACATACAAAGTTCCGTTTTCTGTGCTTATGGGATTTTCATTCATATAATCTGTTTTATCCCACGTCTCCACAGCACATGGAACAGAAGTAGGCCCTAACAGAAGCCTCTTGAGTATTAAGAAACATTTCTCCTGACATTTTAGATGTCCCGGAGCGTTCAAGTATAGGTTTCTAAACAGCGACTCTATATAGTACGGATCTTCAACATGTTTGCCGGGGCCGGTTAGAAGCTTTTCCTCCGATCTCGAGATCTCTGTCGTCAGATCGATACTATCCACGCACACCGGAACGCTGTAATATTTATAATTTCCCCCGGTTTGAACTATTAGAGTGGTATCTTCTGTATATTGCAGATTCATTTTAATTACAATTCGTGTAAAAACACGCTGGTTTTTTGAGAATATGCAATTTGTATATGTGTGCAATTACACCAGTATAGTATCATCTTGTATTTATCACGGAATCGTCTAAAAAAGACCTTGCACGACGATAAAATTAATATCATGGATCGAGACGCAGACGCAGATATACGTCTCGGTGGCGAGCTCCTAAGCAAATATCCGCTCAATATCAATGTACCCTCACTGATCAGAAACTACACAGCGGGAGAACTTTTCGATAACTTACGATTATTTTTCGGAGCATCGCCAGAGGACTATAACCTTCAGTTCGAAGCGATCTTTGGAATCTATTGTAACAAGTTGGAATGGATTCACTTTTTAAGCACCGCCCTAGGAATAACCTCCCATGTGGTTCGATTTCCGGACGCGGAAAAACTCAGCGTCGGAAAGATTGTATTCAACGTGGTCATCCCGAGGGTGGCGGTTCCTAGCGGTGTTCCGAATACTAAAAATGCGACCGCGATAGTGGTGAAGTATACCGAAAGGGTGCCCATCGGCATCTCGTTCGAATTGAGCTTTGCGGCACTGGAAAGGTTGCGGATGTCGTTTCAGGACGCCACTCTTCTCGATAAGTTAATTAACATTCAGGCTATCAATAATACGTTACAGTGTATCAATAATTCTGCAAATGCTTTACAAAGGGGGTTAATAAATGTCGTTCTCACAAAACTATTGAGGAAAGCTCCCCCGTTTTTTATACTAAAACATCTTGAAGAGCCCACCGGAGGCATAAGTACCAATAATTTGGTAAATCGAAGCAACGCGGTATTCTCCATCAAATCTCTTATACCGCAATGCATGTTTATTTTGAATAGGATAGAAAACAAGACCGGAATATTGAATATACTGATTGAGATGATAGCTCTCGTAAAACACAGCATCATGGTAGACTCGTCCTTATACACCACGTCCAGTGGAGACGAAGTATCCGGAGTTCTGGTTACTACGAGTCATGTCTTGAACGTCCTAACCAACCTGTTCAACAAATTCATTCACAAAGCGGCGATCGTGGCGCCGGTCGCGTATGGGGAATTTGTAATGAGCAAAGAAAATGCAGTAACCGCTCTAGCCCACCACGCTATAGTCGCGGACTTTGACCAGTATGTACAAAACGCTCAAAATCTCACAGGGGGTCCCTTAAAAAAATCAAATTTTTTAAATATGAGCCAGGACAGAGCTACTATACAAGTCCAGCTTATGCAAATAGGGGATACGTTGGTAGCACTCGAGCAACTAGATAAAGTATATAGGAACACTATGACTCACAACCCATTAGATAATAGAGTCGAGTTGACTTTTCACACCGTACTAGGTCTACATCTTCCCAAATCTATAGGTTACAGCACTATGGATACAAAAGTAACACTGAATACGACTATAAGAAACAACGTGCCAACGTCCATGTATTTTTACGATAAGGATTTTACACTTCAAAAAATCGACTACACCGATTGTTTGAGAACACTATGTCATCCCGTCTTTAATGACGGTCAGGTCTGTGCAAGAATCTTTACCAGAGAGATAAAAGAAGGCGAACAATTGTGCGACGGGCACCAATACCTTCTCGACAATGACCCACAGTATCCAAACGACCAACACATGAGAGCTTTTTACGGAGACGTTCCGCCCCCTCTATCGACCAACCAATTGAAAAACGAATACCAGGACATGGAGTTTTTCAAACCGTCCAATAAGTGTCTTTATACCGAATTACACCCGATGTACGATTTTAGTGACGTAATGATAGACGAAGCGGTGGGTCAGGTGTGCACTCCCAGGATACTATTGGGTAACCTACCACAGGCTCTGGCTCCGGCAGAGTTCCACGAAACGAGAGCCCTTCAGATACTCGAGATATCAAAAAATGTGTATCCTCAAATGTACGAGAATACGGTAGGGTTAGCGACACAGACCTTGAGTAATTCGGAATATCCAGAGATATGTTATGTAATCAGCACGTTGGTTCACGGCAATCGAGATGCCTTCGCTGCAGCACATTCTATAATAGTGGCCTGTATTAACAACGCTTACACTACAAAAGGAATCCTACCTTTTATTCACGATTTTGATATGTTACGACTCATAGCCAATAATATGGGCGATTCTAGGATCCTCGCGGATGCCCACGCACACTACAAGAGGCTCTGGTCATTGATTGGTTTTATCAAAAAAGTAGTGGAGACGGGCGCCCTACACGGACATCTCATAGAGGATCCCATGTTGTGCTATCTAAACGCCCTCTTTGATAAGCGTCTACTCCCTCCCATCATTCACCATTTTCCGGCTATGAAACAAGACGTGGCCGTCAAGGCGAATAATCGACCTTTGAACATCAGAGGTGCTGAAGTAAGAGATTATGATATATCGAACATTGATCGCATGATAAACATAGCCGGACATATCGTTTATCGAGACGATGTTCTAGAACCGGAGGATGTTACGATATCATCTAAGATTTATTACTATTGTATGCTTCCCTCCATGAGCAACAATCATCTGTGCGGAGCGTCACTTCTCCTAAATACATTCATTCCCGACGGTTTCTATAACCACGATTTTATCCAACCAGAAGCCATGTACGTTAACGAAGATACATTCGGCGCCTCTGTAATGCTGAAAAGGCTGTTAGAGCAAGTCGGGATAAACACCAATCAGGGTCCGCACCTCAACCCGCTAATGACTAGCCTATTCAGGCTACTTCTGAGAATGCCGGAGAACGCCAGAGTACTAGAAATCGCCGGACCCCTGGACCAAGCTCAGAGACACTGCATGCCAGCTTTCCAATCCGTTCACCATGCCCTGTACGATGGGTTTTTACTCGTCGCTCCGCCTGTCATCCTAACGGAATACATTCAGATCATTCCGTTTCATAAATTCTACTGCGATCCCGTCATCGCACAGGCATGCGCTCCGTACATCAGGGACTTTCTAACCAGGTATCCTCAGTGCAATCGGACAGATGGGGGATTCCCCATACCTAACTATTTTTCAAGGGAGTATTACAACTGGCACAGGACTCCATTCTTCAAGTACTCCGATACATGCCTCAACACAGTTAAAAGCATGTTAACTCTGGCATGTATGCATACTAAATTTTCTCCTATTTCCACATATCTTCAGGCACGCGCAAGAATCCATCCGGGATTCGCCATCACCCTCGTAAGGACTGATCTGTTTGACGTCGAGAGAATATTGTACAGCAGTAAATCTAGCATGTCCGTCATCATAGGGGACCCATATGTCTATAAAGAGAAGACGGACATAAACACTACATATCACATCACGCAAGACATAAGTACAGTGGACATGGGCATGGGTTACAGCGCCGTTACATGCCCAGCCTATCTCAGGAGAATAGTCAGTGACATGGGCGCTACGTTGCAAGATCTCTTTAAAGTGTTTCCCGTGGCCTCATTCGGTAACGACGAGTTGGACGAGTGGATAAGAACACATACTGGTGGGACACACATGTCACTGTTCGATCCTAACACTATTGATATATTAACATTCGGTCAGGTTAACGTCAACGAACAACCTAGCATTCTTATTGGTCAGAAAGCTGTCGTAGAGTGTATCGTCACACCTGTAACGGCCCCCCTGTATTATTTCAAAATACCTAACAATCCAAGAGGCAGGGCGTCATGCACGTTGGCCATAGATCCGGAGAGAAAACCGGATTTGTTCAAAGTAATTTATGACCATAACATTCCAGACGCCCAGTCTTTCCTAAGTACAGCTAACCCATGGGGTTCTATTTGGGGATCCATAGGCGATGTCATGTATAACGAATTTCATAAAGAACAATTAGGATACAACTCCAGGATCTACAGTCCATGTAGGCAATTCTTCTCACTTGACGAGATCACGATCTCAAACAGAACATTGTTCAAGATAACAGGAGAGTACAACTCTAGGTCAAAAACGTGTATAGACGGAGATAACGAGACTCAATATGTCTGTGTAGAGGGTACGTCAGATATGGTAGAAAAGCCATGTGTTATCTTTCAGGAATCGTACCCCCTTCTTTCGGCATCGTCAGAAGGTCTATTAGAGAGTCATATAAAGCCTCCAAACGTCCGAACATCGGAAACACATTTTCAGAATTACTTAATCGAAGAGGTTATTCCCATAACACAGATCCTTAAAAAGTGAAAAGGTACTAAACTCTTAATTTTTCATTTATTGATTGTGTAAAGAGACAAGGGGTTGTTGATTATCTATCTAACTAGAATGAACGAAGTAAAATGTGTTTTCGAAACGAAATTGTCTCCAGGAGACGTTGCAAAACTTAACAGAATAGTAGGGGCGGTGATCCCCGTAACCAGATGCGCCCCTCTACTATCCCCTTCAGACGTCGGATTACACCGCCACGTATCCCACAGAACAGATTATGGAAAATTACACATGGCCCTTAACATGATGTATCCTACGGTTCTTCGAAAACTTGAAGGAAACCAGATGGTCATGACGCCGATGCAACATGGTCAAGTGTACACCATACGAAACACGGGTCCGTTTTCTTGGGAGATAGGCGATAGACTCGCTATGATACCTCCCGTTTTTTCTATTGAACACACTACCATCATGCAGACCCCCTCATGGGATCTTATGTTACCAATCGTGGTACCTGTTCAGGTAGCAAAAGAAATAAATATTCGAAACATAGTCATCACTCTCATGTCTCTGAATCGCCCAGGTCGGGACGTAGAGATATCACAAGAAGCACGTAGAATACGCTTCCGAGACGTAACCATAGATATCCCCACTACACTAGACACGAGACAGCTCAACAGCGTCAGAAACGTATGTCTAGCGCTTGCGTTAATAACTAATGTAGCGCCGTCCCTCTTACAACAATATGTTCCCAGACTAGCTCTCGCCGAGACGGATGTGCTCTTAGTTAAATGTTACGACCTCCTAAAAAAACTTGATCTTCCAGGAGATGGCAACGGCGGAGAGCCTCCTAATATACCCAACGAGATACAGAGAATGAGCGGGCTACTTAACCTTATCACATATGTGAATAGTATCGTGACAGAAAACAGCTTATTTATAGTTAATGATATCACACCGGATAATAAAATGGCGACGTGTACTTTTACGTTGTAATACGTCATAGATAGTAGTATCGGGTCTAGTCTTTCCGGATTAGAAACATAACATGATTTTCTTGCGCGATTCGACATCTCCCATACTTCATTCGCCAGAAAGGCACGACAAGCGAGATACTTTTTAGTTTTTTAACTAACTTTTTTTTAGAATATAACTACTTAAAACTAGAACTTTTTTACGCGCTGAAATCCTAAATTGAAAACAAACATGCTTATTCCACTGTGGTGCCACGTTACACAACCACCGGATGGAACGTACTTTACTTTTATCGAAGTTGCTATTCGGTTAACGGGAACGCTCACACACGGAACGTCTCAAACCCTTCTGGTTCCCATGCGAATATGGGAACACACTGGAATGGGAAAAGTTTTTGTAGCGGGAAGCATTGAAAACAAAATCGATGTAGACTTTTTTTGCGTCAGATACAGCGACATACTCGGCGGATTCTGTGTGGAGATATCAAACCCATCTGAGGAGCCGCTGACTTTGGATCATGAGGTTCAACGCTTTTTTCTATTTTCACCCCAAATTTTTCCTGTTTCTTACCAACTAAGTGTTCTCAAACCCCCTCCGGTATCGTTTCCCAGATGTAAGACGAATATATCATCTAATATAAAGGTGTACGATATCCACGAAAACTTTACCGTTATAAAAATACGTTTCTGTGGAATAACATGGGAAAAAAGCACAAAATACGAAACTCCGACCGGACCGTTTCTAGGTCCTTTTTGCATGTCATATCCGGTGGCTGTCCTCGGTCTCCCCCGCGGACTCCATGCGATACACCATTATACACTCACAACGGATCCTGACGCGTGTGACGCCGAAGATTGCTATCATACACGTTATATCATCTCCAAATCGTGTTTTCAAAAAACCACGCTTTACCTGATCCTTACCGGAGCAGGCACCTCGCACAGAGCATGTTACGCCAAAGATCTATCTTTTTGTGGAATTTTCTCGAAATCCCATATACCAGAAGGCGATGAAATTCCACAAATAGATCCCGCATATAACGTATGCGAGGAGAGTTTATCTAGAGACACGTTACCAATCAGCAACCCGTCTGCTCATCGCAATACGTTTCAGACATTCACGCCTTACACTACGGCGTTATTTACACCGGACGAGTGGCACTCTCCTCTCCTTACGGTAGATGTATGGAAAGCGGGTGAAATATTGAGTTTACCACACACTTTCGTACAAAGTCTACCGCCGGATCACAAACCCATCATTCCAGTCGGGGATGTAGTCTTCCTGGCCACCGAACAACCAGAAGCGGGCTGCCCTAACCATGTTCCTTCTAGAAAAATACGTTGTATAGTCTCTAAAACACACATTTTGATATTTCCACTAAATCTAATTTTTCGATTGGACCAGTTGAATCCGATATGTCTTAGCGAAAAACCTCAATGTAAGATGACTCTACCCGGGGCGTATCAACACCCTTCTATCAGTAAGGAACTGCTACAAAATTTTTCTATAGACGAGCTACAACTTATCGGAGAGTTTTTTAACAGTTTGTACAAAATGTACGTGTCCAAACACGTGAGAACTGTAACAAAAAACTTTCACGGAAGCTGGAATCGTTGGCCATCATGTCAGAATCATCAATTCAATCAACTAATGTTTGCCTTTTATAGCTTCTGAATTTATTATGTAATTTAAAAATGTTCTGTAAATAATGATTGTTATAAATAAAAACACATTCTTTATATTTATAAATTCGATTTTTTATTTTTAACTTAGTGGTCATTATTAAGAGCGGCTATAAAGAGTTGCTTATTATGATTTAGCATAGCATCGGACTGAGTGTTTGTTTGATTTGTGGATGAAGTAGAAAACATGTGCCCGGCGTTCACTATCTCCGGTTGTTGGGAGACAGAACCGGCGTTAGCTGCCTGAGAATGAGACGCGACTTGAGAATTCGTTGCTTGCGTCTGCTGTTGAGGCTGACTAAGGATATTGTTAGCAGTCTGTACGGGTCGAGTATTATTAATGGGACTCGGTTGATGTATTATTGTATTAGTGGTATCTAATGTCTGTGGCTGGTGTTGCAATCTAATTACGTTTTCTTCAGTTTTTCGTTTAAGAACCTCTAGATCTTTTCTAATATCAACAAGGGCCGTACACATCTCCTTGAGAGCATTCATAGTATGATCGGAGTTTGTACTAGTATCTAATACCACCGGGGTTGCATTCTGTGACACCGGTGATGATGAAGACCATCTCTGTTGTGGAGACGGTTTGTCATGTACCGGCTCTCCGGGGAGCGGCAAATACTCAAGACGACGTCGTTTTGGAACGGGTTGTATAGACAAATCATCGTTATCCAGTACGGGTCCGGCAGACAATATACCGTGCGGCTGGTAACATATGTGCGGCTGTGGCAGCCCGTGATCGTACATGCTACCATAACACCCGGGAAATCCCCTAAATGAGGTCTGTTTCAATAATCCAAGAAACGCATCTTTAGATAAATACACTCCCTCTCCTTCGGTAAATTTATTCATATTGATACTGACGGTCCTAACGTCCAATGATGTACCACGGGAATTGCTGGTAGCCGTACCGTAAGAATCACGCGTTGGACAATTGACACTAGCTTTCACGTAGGAAGCGTTATCTAGACAGGCTAATTTTTTATCGTAACTTAGAGTATTTTTGCGTCTATCTATACAAGTGATATCTGTACTAGTCGCTAGTAAGAATTCTGGATCAAGTAAGAACGTCTCCTGATTTAACGGAGATACTGGTCCCGGAATTCTAAAGTTCAGGATCTTTTTCTCATCGCTCTTTGTTAAGCATCTGAATTTAGATACTATCCACGGTATCGAGCGTCCATACGCCACCAGCGTTCCACGTCTCCTACCGAGACCGCATAGAGACACGTGTCTGAAGAAAGGACGTCCCTCTATTGGGGAGACAAAGTTGGATAACGAGAGAGCTGGGAGATACGCGCTTAAATACTCTAATATAGAATCTTTGGGCACAAGTGCCCCAGGTCCCATACCCACTACGCAAGAATCATTCGAAGCGGATTTTATAATTTTTAGAAATCGCTTCGAGGTTATCTCACCTATACAAAATATCCCCTTTTCCACACTAAAAAATTTAAAAACGTTTCCCACTATCGCGTCTTCGCGATGATTAATGTTTAGGGGTGTATTCTCTCCGTCCATATTATTACTAAAGATATAGTCAACTGTCTTCTTATCTATCACCAGAGTCTCGTCTGTATCCGCATCGTGGACCACGACGAAACCCCCGAAAAATACACGCGACATTATAACTAGCTTCTATAAAAAAATCAAAACGATATGGCTAGAGTGGGCGCGCATCTGATCGTGCAAGATAGCTTCAAACATCTAATAATGCAAATAACGGACAAACTGTTCACAAAACCCTCCTTAGGGGTTCTTAAATTCGAGGAGTTGAAAATAATACATATGGGCTGTCAGACAGTATTTATGCGGGGCGTTCTCACCCTCCTAACAAGGGAGTGTTTCTGGAACACAGGAAATGATGACATACGTATTTTAAGTAGAAATATACCGATATCATATTGGCTAGAAATACACGATCTCTTGAAGAGGTTTTTTCCGGGAAAAGACCCGTGGATCTTTTCGGACGCGTACGCCGAGGATACTTTACAGCATCTCCGTAAACAGAACGCGAGCGTCAGGTTGTACCAAGAATATATGTTGTCTAAGCTGGGATTGTACGTTCCGCTACCTAACTTCTTAAGAAACGATATAAATTTACTATTTCACTTGGGAACCATAAGTCAACATAGACTGTTTAAGACCTTCGTTATATTTCAAAAATACTGGGGTCTTGACGCGTACGAACCTATAATTCGTACAATAGTGAGGAAAGCTTGGTTTTTCTTTCTGATACTCTGGGGACAGTTACGAGTTGACAAAAACGTTTTTTGTGAACAAGATTGCGGACACGAAGCGGGCATAATATCATATCTCCAATCGGACTATCTAAGTTTCATGGGAATCCACCAGATAGAAATATCGATCGACAAAAAATCTTTTCCAGACGTATTTAATATAACAGATATAAAGTCTTTAATATAGTATATTATACGCTTTTACGTAAAGTAATTGTTAATATAAAACAAGAAAAATGTAATTTGTTAATAAATATGTACAAATTAAAAACTGTTAATCAAAAATAAATACATAGATAAAATTGTTAATTAAGTCTTTCTTATTTTATCCATTTACCTAACCTATAGAGAACGCATTTTGACTTTCTTCATCGTATCCTTCATCTTTTAGAGAAATGTTATCACCGCAACCAGGTTTTGTAATTTTTTGTGACTTTGATGATGGGTATTCGTAATTAGGATTGTCTTCTCCGCGTAATAGATTTGAATGGGTATCCTCATCCAGACTCTCATATTCCACATGCACACAACAACATCCAAAGATCCTTCTCCAAACAGCGCTGGCTTCGTACCCAGCAAGAACAGCAAGGATCATGGGCACGGAAAACATTCTAGTTATTGCAAGTGCGTGCGTACACACCAAAAGGGCAATCTGAACAGCATTGTAAAAATCGTGTTCATTGTAACCTTTTGTTGTTACATTGTTATGGATTACAGATGTCATATTTTTCTCTGTAAAGCTCTTAAAATTGCCCATATAAGTTGAAATGCCATAGTATGGACCTTGTGTTACTAGTAGCGTAAACATAAGCCATATCAATATATTTGTATGTAACCATTTTGGATCATATTCTAATTTCGAGACCTTGATAATTATATGAATTATCATGCCCGCAATAGCCAGCCAAGGCAAAGTATATCCAAGAGCAGCGTTAACGAAACACAAAAGACTATCTCCCGAGTATAAGTAGCACTTTCCGTCTCGCACAGCAGTTTCGGTAAGAGAGAATAGACCAATAAAGGTGACCATCATGGTCAACACCGTAACCACCCTATTTGTTCTTATGGTTCTCTGTAATACAGTAATGGCCTTTAAATTTTTACAGACCATACAATACCATCTGTCAAAAGTAACCGCAACACAGGCCCATGTAGACATGTACACACTCATAGTGTAAAACATTCCGGAGAATTTACACAAGAATTCTCCACCAAACCAGTGTTTGGAACTTGCCTGATACACCCATAGAGGTAGAGTAGCTAGACAGACGGCATTCACGATTAAAACATCACATGATACGAGACCAACGACCGGATCGTTAGGTCTTCTATATATATATGCAACTCCAAGATAAATTGTAATAGCTAACCCAATAAACGTGGTAAGTGAAAATATACTAATAACATACGCTTCTACCAAATGTGTAGTGTTAAAAGAAGCTACCGTAATCGTGTCGTTGAACAAGTTTAACACATCCATCGTGTTTTTTTATGAAACTAGTCTCTCTACAGGTGCTTAAAAAATCAACTCCAGTGGAACAAATCCTAGGACAAAGAAGTAACAAAGTTCATAGATGTCATTGACATTGAACTGGCGTTTGAGATTATTTCTATGTGTGATAAAGTTTATAGGCTGGTTTAATAAGAGATGTATTCCGTACTCAAAGTAAAATAGAGCCCGATCGTGTGCCTTCAACACATCCAGAGGGTGTCGAGGTACTCTATACTGCGCCGACAGGTAGTTATATAGTGGCTGATTGCGGATGAGCTGCAACTTGACCGTCCTTGCGTTTGGGTGTGGTTTTTGAACGTGTCCAGGACCCAGCCAATTGTTTGAAACAGAATAGTAAACAGCCCAAAGAACTGCCCCCGGGAAGATTCCAGAAAACGTGACAGTAGGTTTATCTTTGTAAAGAGGGATTACATAATTCTTCCACAGGAACGCAAAGTTCTTGATGTTTCGTCCTCGATAGTCCCCGGTATCCACGTATGTGTTAGCGTTCGCTAGAAATGTATTGAGACTAAACTTGCGGTCTGCCGATACGAAGACAGACATGGAATCTAAAAATGATTTAACATATAATAGGGCAGAGATGCACGTGCATCCACATCTTAAGTAATATTGTTTGTGCATGAATATGGGCGAGTCGTTCACTATTCCGATCAATAGTTTCCTACATACCCTAAACAATTTGTCCTCATCCCACCCCATTCCAAGGTTAGCCTGGGCCGCTGCTCCTAAATGATCATTTGGCATGTTTTGAATACAGCGAAGTCTATACAATATTCTAACCAGAATGTTATTGTCAAAAGTTCTAGGGGCATACCTAGTGTCCTTGGGTGGATTATAAAAAACTATATCCTCATTGTCATGGAACGAATATGTTCCAAATAAAGTATTATTTCCATTTTCTCTTTTGATTTCTGTTTCCAAAACTTCCAGCATTACAGGCACTTGTTCAAACACTTCCTCAAACGTCACGTTGAGGTTCAACGTGGCATGAGATACGGTGCTGTAGAGGGTCCACATGATACAAATAGAGCACTGTAAGTCCGTGAGCGTTACATCTGTGGTGGGATACACGGTCACTAAGTCCAGGACTTGAAGCTGACCGCACAGAAGCTCGTAAGAGATCGCCGGGGACTCTGGGTGAGTGACTTTAAACCTTCTCCTGTACCTTTCCTCGTCGTAGATTCTCCGTTTCAGCGTTGAGTACCAATCGCCCATCGTGTACGACCTGAGAGCCGCGTTGTACACAGTGGCGACGAACTCGTCTCTGAAAGACTCGCGATATTCGAATGGCTTATCAGCCATTGTGATAGTAACTGTCTTTTCCTGTAATCCCTGTCCATCGGAATATTGGGCCTGGTTTCCTCCATGGAGATATGATGAGGCGGTCGATCCAGTTTGTGTGTTAGTGTTCGATGACGCATTGCTACCGGAAACATGGTTTTGGTTATTAGTAGTATTATTAGCACCCGCAGTACCTCCACCAGATCTGAGGTCTGTCTGTGCATCTCTTAGAGTCCTAATGACATCATCTATATTTTCTATGATTTCGTCGTGATTATCGACTACGAAAGTACGTATATCGTCAACCGCCCTAGTCACCTTTTCGTGTCCTACCCGAAAGTCCCTGTTTCGGAGTTCTTTTTCTCGTTGGTTTAGCTGCGCCAGCAGCCTCATCCGCCTGTTTCTCAGATTTGTGTACACCAGGCAATTCTTTCGGTGCGCTTGGAATATGAGAGGCACAGGACTTTTGTAAAAATGTATGAAATGACTCATTCTTACTTTTGGACAAAAGCGCTGAGAACGCCCACCTGTCGGTAAGAGTAACGGTACACTCTGGAATGGTTTTATAAAGGACTTGTAGCGTACTCTGTTGGTAAAACAACAGGAATCCACAGACTCGAAGATTACATCCTCGTCCAGTAACAGAGGATAGAATCTTTACAGAGTCTCTAACCTGTTCCTCGCCCTGGTGGAGTTGATATTGTTGAACAGTATCTCTCCTTCTCTTATCAAACTCTACTCTCGACGTCGTTTTGAATTCCACGAGTACGCAGGTGATAACTTGTTTAATCACATCATCAAATACTATGAGACAATCCGCTCTTCTGGGTCCTAGTTTTGCCTCGAAATAGGTGGCGAACGGTGTATTTTTCTGCGCGTCTGGGAGTATTCCATCTAAAATAGTGTTTATTTGTTCAAAAGACCGTGATTTATATATAGCTTTTTGTAGCTTTATATGAGTATTGACTCCTTCCCTCTTTTTTTTAGCCGCAACGAAATTTACAGGCATAATGGCCGAAGAAAAACCAGTGACCGCCGCTAGAGTGACGTGTAGGCGAGTGGCGGTAGACGATCGACCGGAAGACACGGAGAATGTCGAAGATTTCAAACCAATAGTTACACTTAAGGTTCCTAGTATATCAGAAACACTCTCTGCCTCGATTCCTAAGAAGCCGCAGAGACATCTGACGGTTTATCTAGAGGGATGTCTTGGTGTAGGTAAGACGTCACTATTCAAATATATCGTCAACAATATGTTTGTACATACCGCCTACGACGAACCCATGGATTACTGGACAACATTCTTTTCGGAAAACGTTTTGAAGACCATACACGAGGCCGTAGACTTACCCAAACCAGAACAACACAGACACATATTTTCATGTCAGAATTTAATGGCAGCCCCGTTCCTGAGTAGGGAATACGGTATAACTAAAACACACCCGGCCCCATTCGATCCCAGTTCGGATGTTATCTCAATAGCCGATAGGCATGTAATGGCAGCGTATCTCGTATTTCCATTACACCACTTCTTACAAGGTAGGTTCACCTATATGGAGTTATTTTCCATGATGTGGGCATTCAACCAGAAAACCGTAGATACAATATTTTTATTACAGGGTTGTTCGGAAGAAACGCTGAGAAGAGTAAGACATAGAAACAGAAAAGTAGAACAAAGAGTTACTATAGAGTATATAAACAGCCTCCAAGCCGCATATACTGTAATTTTGAGTACGTGGTATCGTGCACAAGAGTATCGTGATCGCGGCGATAGGGAGCAGAGACGAGACATTTCGACCCAAATATCGTTTTTCATAGCCGGGCCAAACAGAAATTTATTCTACATATTGTATGACAAGAGACCGATAACTCTACCTGAGAAAGAAATCTTAAAATTATTCAAAAAAATAAGTAATGATTTGTGTAAACTTTTAATAATTCCAGTCGATTTTCAGAAGCTTGTTTACTCGAGTGCTCTTAGGAGATTTCAAGACCTTCTAATAGTCACACCCGGAGTAACGTCGTATATACAAACAGAAGAATGACGATTTCACCGAAAAAGTGGAAAACATTACCGATTAAACTACTCGCTGCCATAGGCTATATCGACGTGGTTGTTGGAATGTTTAACCTATCCAGTCTGCACAGTGAATCTTGCTTTAGAACACCAGATTTGTCTTCTGAAAACATCGATTTTACACCTAATCTTCTCACCTTCAGGTTTTTTTCAAACGATACACACTCACAAACCTTTCACATACCTAAATGTATTTTTGATAGCGCTTTAACGACCCATTTATTTAATCATTTAAATATATATTCAGATGTGAGTTCTTATAAAAAAGAATTCGAAACTTATTATATGGGGAGCGTCGAGGGTACATATAAAACTATTATCATTAAAGGCGAGGATAAAACGCCATATCTGGAACGAACAAAAACATTTATCCCTAATGATAAGACTGATAACTCAATAATAACATATGGTGACGATAAAAAGAGATATATGGACCCATGGCCACTTCTGAGTCTAATCGATGACAACCCATGTGAGGTATTTGATGAACTAGATGAGAAAATTCTTCCATATTTTGGAAAATGTAGACCTTTCTATTTGAATTTCGATAGTGTAAAGCTAGTTGGCCATATCACATCAAGTTTTGCTACTTTTTCATATACATCTGTAAATGGAACTGATTCATATAAAATTCGTATATTTTTTGGTAATTCGGGGGATGTAGTGCACGCATTACCTTTCGAGTCTCAAGATTTGGCCGTAAGAATGATGTTAAAACATGACTTAGAAATAATCGGTAAAACACAACCAGTGCGTGATATGCTCAATAAATACCTAAATTTAGAATCTTTAGACAAACTGTTCGAGGAAAACCATGAGGATATCATGAACGATTTGAAACATATGTGTTCAACCTTTTACAGACATATTCAACTAGTATTAAGTGGCGATATAACAAAAGATACACTAAAATTAGAACATTTATTAGAACCGTTATTAACTTTTTCGATAGCTTATTATGTTCAATATAGCTATCCATCAAACGATAATTTCAGGGGTATAGAAAGTTATATAAATACAGAAGCCATGATTCAATTATCACCTGAACTTTTTGAATTATTTGCTAATAATATGACCGTTGAAACCCCAGTAAGACGCAACGGATCATCATTTATAGATCTCTTATTAAGCACATATTCATTTACAAATGGTTTTCATAACGGTAATTTGAACCATCTTGGATTATCATTATATTTTCTTAAATTTATATATCAGAAGAATGTCACAGAAGATATCGCTGAATACGTACACCGATATATAGATGTTTTGTACGGAAGATACACGTATCCTGAAAGTCTAAAACCAGAAAATATGTACAGATCAGTTGATACACATGATGTAATGGACTTATTTATGATGAACACGATGGTAATATATTCTCGTAACAACAAGTCACTTTTACATCATTTCCTCCTTCGACAAACTGGATTATGTAATGTTAATAACATAATAAGCCATTATCATAGATTAAAAGACGACCACCGTGATTTTGGCTCTCTCGTCTCACCATGCTTCCGGTGTCTACGATACGACTTTACAGAGAAAAAAATTAATGATTTAATAACAACCGAGTCTCTTGAGGCATACGGAAGACTATTTCAAATGGTTAATTACATGACTAGAAACAGTTCCATGTTAAATACAATTGATTGTTCATTGCCCGAAGAAGATGTGTTAGCAATCGTACCTCTAAATGACAAGATTTATGTAGTATCATCCTCCCCTGTAGTAACCGGAACCGTCTATGAAGCACAACATACAGCAATAGGACTTAGTTTATACGTAACAAGAGTTCAAAATAACACATGTATACATCTAACTAATATTTATGCAAAAGATACTCCAAAGGCCGTTTACACCTTCAATCTGGACGAATCAAAGGACTGCGATGTTTGTCCATCGGTATTGTTAGAATATACGACTAACACAGGATTTACAAATTTATATGTTATAAGATCAACTAGCGATGTAAAATATATAGCAAAAAATAGCGACCTTTTTCCTTTAACGTCACATTATATGTGGATATTGAAAAATGATACAGTATTAGAACTGCGAGGTACAAACTTTTTCATATTCTCTTCAAAATCCCCAGGTGCAATCGTTTTATATATTATCATAATATCTCTTATAATTTGGACGTTATATGAAATAATCAAATTATTTTGCTATAAAAGACAATGGCAGTACCAAAAACTGTAACATGGAACAATTTCAATTATTACTTACAATCCACGTCTTTGAACCAATTCCTAAGTCATAAATACTATATTAATTCGGTATGTAGTGACAGTAGCAGTTTCAGTTTCATTCATTGTTATCTACATCTATTAACGGTTGCAGTAATGGACTTGAACAAGAATAAATTCGGATGCGCAAACGAAACTGTTCAAAACATATATAATATCACTACAGTACCAGACGTCTTTGTACTAAGTCCCATCCCATTTTGTCGTAACCAAAAAAATAGTGGATTACAGAGAAATTGTACATTGCAATTAACTATGAACAATGTAATGCACTGGACACATCATCAAGCCCTGCTCAGCGGACCTTTGAAACACTGTGCTTCATCGTCCCCGTGGAAATATTTCGATTTTTTGGCAGAAAAGATAACAAATGTCAATATGACCCAGAAACCTAATATAGCCAATTCCACATTAAACTTTATCAATACGTATGCCTCAAATAACGTGTCAATGACAGATTTTTTAAAAAGCGCTATCTACAACCTTGTGAATCCAATTGGTCCAAAATGTTTACCAGAAGGCTCGTTTAGTATAGAAAACTATGGAAACGAAAGATTTACATCATAAATGTATTTATTATGTACATAATAAAATTTTATTCGTTAATAATCTTTCACCGTGTCCGTTGTAATGCTTTGATGACATAGATATCTCACATATATCACGCTTGCCAGAAATAAAAATGTATATAAAACTATATGTAAAATACTCACAAACGAGGAAGCGTAAATTCTGTAAGTTGTAGCAGAACAAGATGGTGTAGAAAAATATCTAATATTGGGGTTAGCTGTTGGTGAAGGATTATCATCACCATGTATGGTATCAAATATAGACAAAACAAGTATCGTAAAGAGTATATATTTAAAAGTACGTAACAGTGTCATTTTTAAATATATAAATAGAAAGGTATTTCAAAATTAAAAGTGTAATCATTAAACACGTACAACAAATAAAAGCGACCGCGATATATAACTTTGTAGATGTGTTGCTGAATAGGGGCCAAGATGGCTTTAAAAATTTATTAGTCCGTAATTTTGATGTAAAAGTACTTTTGGAAGCTTTTTCAGACGATTCTAACCCGTCTGTGCAACGTTTCTTTTTCGATCCTTTGGAAGAACAACCGCTTTTAATAGTAATAGTTTTTTCATCTATCAAGTCCGGAGATACTAATGAACCCGGACACTCACACAGACAATTTTTGCTATGCACATAACTCGAATCCAGAGAAGGCAACCCACCGGTGATCTTGGACATATAATCGCACGTTGGAATTACAGAATTTGTTGACGCGCTTACGTTAATATATTCATCATCCGGATTACAACAGTCGTTATTTAATTTTTTTAAAAGCTTTAATATTTTTTTGAGTTTACGCATTTTATTTAACAAATGATTAACAATAAAAGAAACCCACACAAATTTTATTAAAATTTCAGTTTTAATAGTAATCTTTCAGTTTTGCTTGCGCCGTTTTACAAACATGGTCTGGTCACTTTCCCAATAATCATCGTCGTCCTCTGTGTTATCATCATAACAGTCCCTGTTAGAGGAGCTTAATTCTTCCAACATAGCTGGAATAGTCAACTGCCGAGGTCCGTTATTAACCACCCTGGCCACCGCCGTCTCGTCTCCCACTCTCGTTTCCACCGGACCCTGCGGTATATAGCCCGCGGAAGAGGTGCTAGGTACAGCATCGTCAAGAGGAGTATTGTCTCCCGTGGGAAGACGAATATCCTGAGTTTCTGACACAACAACTACCTGTAGGGAATAGTGTCCCGCGCGTGACGAAAACACACCTACATGCTCCCCGGGGTGTGATGTATCATAGATGTGAAATCCCGACATGGTACACATATTTACACACGCCAACACGGCTTCCCCTAATCTCTCCAAATTCGTCGTAAAGTATACACACGGGTCACCTGATGTTATAGATACATCGGCCACAGGTAACATGCTTTCACCATGACCCCATACCATCCGCATCTGGTTTGTCTGTGCGTGAAATTGTAAAATAACGTCCCTCTTCAGGTTGTTTCTTTTTCGTTTAGATATTTTTTGATTAACCGTACACTCATCCGGTATCTTCTCTCCGCGCTTACACCAAGCCATCATGCTGCGAAGAACCGATTTCGGAATGTATATAGCAGCGATAAGCGGTGTATGCGTCAGGTCTATAAGTCTCTGATTTGTAATTCGTCCAGTGTTGATGGTAGCATAACACGAGCCGCCGACTAGTTTGATAGTTACACAAGACGGTTCGTTAGGATTGTACGAGACAAACATGGTTTCGGTTTTGTGTTGCACGACGATTTCTAAAAGACTACCGACCAACGGCATGGAGTTGGAGATAGTTACGGGCGCGTTAACTTCGTCCAGCAGACACTTGTCGAGTACTAGTTTGAGAGACAGGTTTGAGTCACCGGGTTTAACTCGCTGTACGATCATACAGTGACCTTGGAAGGTAATTGTACTTACATTTTCCTGAACAATCTTCAGTATAGATTTATTTATATTCTTCAATTTCATACAATCGACTCGAAATGCGCATAGCACAGGTTGTGTGTTAATCAATAACTCGTTTAAAGTAGGTGCGGTGTGAGGGACAGGATTGGGTGCAATTCCAGTAACGGAAGGAGTAGTCGTGCTTGTGGCAGAGCAGTCCGGCATAATCATCTTAGAAACATCCATTTCCGTGGTGAAGATACGATCCAATCTCGATGTAAAACAGGGGTTGTATGATAAATGGCGGTGTGAAACATTTATTTTTGCTATATACCAGAATTTCTACTACACCCTCCCACTATTTACATACGTAGATTATGCGTCATTCATAAATCATGTTTATTACACACATGCGTTTCTTAACGTAAAAAAGCTCACCAATCTCACCTGAAAACATACGATCTATTATTATAGATCCAATTCGGGAAATCATAAATCGTTTTCTAGTCGCGTACAGTATTCTGTGTTACGTTTTTCAAAAAAACACACGTTCTTCTCTATCGTGGACAATGGCAAAGGACAATTGTTAGGTATCTGTGTGGCGTAAAGAGGCTGCATGTTTATCTTGGCTAGAAGTTGATCAGCTACGCCCTCTAAAGTGTCGAATATGACCTTCTTATTGATCAAACTGACCCCCTCTACCTTGGCGTTTATAAATTCTTTTTCTATTCTGATAACATCTGAAAAGAGAGAATATATGAAACTATAACTGGGTCTGTTTTCCGGTGCAACGTAATTCAGATACAGCTTGGTGGCAGCAGTTGTGTGTATGCTCTCATCTCTGCATATATATGTATTCGCCTCCGTGGTCCCGTCAAACCCTATGGTTCTCAACAGGGCGATGCTTACAAAACTACTGAGGAAAAAAACACCCTCTATCAGGATTAAGACAATTATCTTTTTACCAAGTGTATCGCAATCTCTAATTGTCTTTTCCAGGAAATTTATCTTTTTTAAAAGTGCCGGATCTTTCAAGTAAAGTTCCGCGGCACACATGATGGCATTCTCGTCATTATCGTAGAAAATGTTCAGGATACGTTTATAAGTCCTGGCGTGCACGCATTCTATAGACATCTGCTCTATGTAGTAGTGTACAACATCTGGATCGTCAAACCTTTCTACCATGTCAAAGAGGTTAAAATTAACCAGATGCTCTGCCATTCCCAAAAAACAAAATATGAATTTGTAATATTCTTTGGTTTTTTCATCCAGCAACATAACATGTTTGTAATCATTTAAAAAGGAAATCTGACCCTCAAGCCACCTATTCTCCGTCACGGTTTTGTAAAGTTGTCTGAAGTCAGTATCTATGGAAGTGTAAATATATTTAGACATTTCAGACGCAATTTAGGTGCTACAACAAGTATGATCTGCTTCCGTGCAACTGTCTTTTTTAGCAACGGCTTTGGAACTGGAAGAACAGACCGGAACTCCAAACACGTCCTTCTTTTCCAGATCGCGTAGCCGGGCCTGTTTTCGAATCCTCAGATAGTACATGCCAGTTTTCAAGCCTTTTTTATGGGCGTGTCGCAACAAAGAATAAATAGAACGACAACCCGTGATGTCCTCCTCCCTAACAAAGAGGGACATGGATTGGCTGTGATCTACAAACGGGGCCCTGTCAGCACACATGTCAATCAAAGTTTCTTGATCATACTCGAATGCGTTTCTGTAACGCATGAGCTTCTCCCACTCGGGTGCGGTAAAATACGTCTCGGAAGCCTTAGATACTTCCCAATCTATGTTGCTCAAGTACGAGCTGTACATACAAAATTCTCTTTGCAGTTCTTTGTTGGAAACAAGGACCTCTACCCCAGTGGTTATTTTTGAGTGAAAATTTGAAAAATTTGGATAAAAAGCTTCGGACACCGCACTGGTCTGCGAGGTGCCAGATGTTGGCATTAACGCTATGAACTGGGCGTTATACAGCCCATACTTTCCTATGCCGGCCCTTAATTTAGACCACCACTCCGACGGTAGCGTGAGTTTTACATCCTCCCAACCGTCGTAATGTAACCACCCCCTAGAATATTTGCTCTTGTGAAAATTGTAAAAGGGTTCTAGTCCGTTTTTACACAATGTCATGCTCGTGTTTAACGCAGAATAGTACATGTTTTCAAAAATACGCCTGTTCAGATCTCGGGCCGTTTCTGACGTGAAACCCAATTTCATCTTCAAAAACATAGTGTGTAAGCCCTGTACGCCCACGCCCATGGACCGATACCGTCCGGCCGCTAACCTGGCCCCCATGGGAATACTACCAGATTCTGATATCGAGCAGTTGACCATGACCACTACTCTCTGGACTGTTTCTCTTAGGTCTTTAAGGGAAAACATTTTAGTGTGGTCGTCGTTGGTGACAAAGTCGATCCCCTCCTGCAGGCTCTGATTCTCTATCGGAACATAACATTTTACAAAATTGACCAGGTTCACGCTACATATGTTACACACTCCTACTTCTGAATCGTTGGCATGGTGTACTATCTCCGCACAGAGATTAGTCGCTCTGATTGTATACGAGGATGAAGTGTTATCCTCCATGTAATAATGGCGGTTCATGGCATCTTTGAACAGTATGTATGGTGTTCCGGTATTAACTATAGAATTTAAAAGTGAAAATAACAGTTCCTTTATCGGAACTTGGGTATCATAAAGGCCCAGCTGCTCGTACTTGGTATATGCCGATTCAAATTTTTTTCCGTAAGATGAACTTAACACTTTTGCCATATTTCCGCTAAACAGACTCCACTTGGCAGCGGAATTCTCTTCGTACCGTTTAAAAAACAGATCCGGTATCATAACGGCGTTAAACAACGAAGGACAGCTCTCCTCCTCAGATGCGTTCGGCATTTTCATTCGTAACAGTTTATAGATATTTTTATTCCATATATCCATGGATACCGATAACCCCACCGGCCTTCTAAGATACTCATTGTAGAACTCCACGGTAGAGTTCAACATTTTGAAGTACTTTGAGATGTCCAGGCCGCTTCCAAAATGGCTCACATCTAAGCCTATTCCTCCGCCGCAGTCCAAAATTTGTCTTAAGATGCTGGTCTGGACATCATTTACGTCCGCGTTGCATTCGAGATCTCTGACTACTATAAAACAACTGGTGAGATTCATCGCCGAGATACCGGCGTTTAGCATGACAGGACTGCACAGACCCACCGTCTGTGTTATCAATTGTTGGAATACTTCACCAAAAATCGATAGAAAGTCAGGTTTTTTAAAAAATCCGTAGTAAGCAGGGTTTCTAACTATAGACATTGAGAAGAACGCAGTTATCCTACAGAAAAAGTGTAAGAGATTCTCTATTCGACCATCGTATTCTCTGAAATAGATATTTATAAATTTCATGGCGCTCATAAACCCACGGCCTTCCAATTTTAAAAAAGCATCTGTGTTAGTTCTCACGAATCTGGACTCTATATGCTTACAGAGATTCATTAATGCCAAACGTACATCGGTAGATAGCAGTGGACTATAGTGTTCCGCGTAGTGTCTTATTGATGTACAAGCCTTTTTCTCGCTACCGAGGTGACAGAGAGCTCCCAAAACCCCATCGATATCAGGTTTATCTTGTTGAGTTACCTGCATATACTTGAGTAACGTGACGATCTTTGGAAACACACAAGAATCATTTTCACTTTCCCTCTTTAATTTCATAATATTATTGAATATAGACTCGTCTGTTTCACGTAACGCTTGTAGTATCGCATTTCCCTCTTGTAGATAAAGACTCATGATTGATCTACAACTTTAATCGGTTTTTATAAAACGTATTTAATAAAAACTTTTTTAAAAAAAGATAGAGTCTTGTTTATAATCTACGGTGAACCGTTCAATCTTCACGATAGGTATACTCAATCCCTTGGTTATAAGTGTCGTTTGGATAGGTTTTTCCGTACTGTGTCCGATTCGATCGATAGTACCGAAAGGGATAACAGGGTGCGGAGGTTCATAGACATCAATACACGTGTCTACGTATTGCACCCTCTCCTTAGAAAGGGCGGTCTGTACTACCGGGACAATGCACTTATACTGGTGGAAGGGGCTACGTACTATGTACATCTTTTTCATTGTTCGATTTTCATCACGTGGTATGCTAAGAGTCACCAAGAAATAATAACTTATCTGAACAGACGCCCCTCCCACGGTATCTAGATACATGTCTCTAAGCACCGTGAACGCGATATCGTATCTTGGAGTGGTAAGAAAGGCGGGCCTATAAACAAACCCGTGAACTACACACGTGGCCAGAAACGTGGCACCTCCCGTAGATCTTATCTTTACGCCCACAAAGTCCATAAATCTCTCCCCCTTTCCAAAGGACTGCCAGAGGTCGAGATGCTTGACCTCTTCATTCTTGCCTAACAGGTTTCTAAGAGCGGCCTTGGTAGACGGTGTAACGTTTTCCAAGTACAGGGCGAGTGTAAACACCGACACGTAGCGTGGCTTCACGTGCTCCTGTGGATCCCATAACTTGAACACCGGCAGACCGTCGACCGCAACGTCTTTATTTAGCATGTGATCACATGTTAAAACGTCTGCGGTTTTCGGTCTAGAATCGTCAATACGCGCCGCGTCGAAGCCCTCGGGGTCCCCTAGAACCCCCCTAACCACACATTTCACATCTGCATTATATAACGCTTCAACCCTTTGTTTTTTTTTAACAGCCATGTCATCCATTGCGTTAGAGGCCGTTCTCGAAAACTGGTCCTTGTTGGAGATAAACAAACTAGAAATAAATGGCGTTCGATTTCGAACAATCACCCAAGATGGCTTGGAACGCCTCAGTACCCTGGCTCGAGCCAACGCCTACTCGTTTATGGGTTTAAATACAATATACTACGTGTTAAATCACGCAAATACAGAAGATCTAAATATCGCCTCTATTCTTGAGATACTGGCCGGTTTCAAACCGATCACACCATCCGATGAGAGCGAGTGTCCTAATATCAGCGATGCGGTCGTGTTGAGCCAGACCAGGCAGTGCTTATTGAACTTCGCTGAGTGGTACGGGTCCAACGCCCAGACCGTGGTCTATAACTTCCATGATGTGGTGGCACCGATTAATCCGTTTCGAAACACGAGATTCCACGCCACGCTCCTCCAACAATTGTATAATACAGCATACGACAAAATCGCCGGAATCACAATACACAATGTTGTACAGGCACATCACACCGACCTCGAAAAACTTTTAAGACTTTTTTTTATTTTCAAACACGGGTTAGTAACCACCGAGGAAGCAGAGCAGTTTCGTACACTCGCCTCCAGGACTGATCACGGATTTATGCGAGAAGTAACGTCGTCTAAAGATGGTCAGTTGAGCGCGTGGTACACCAGAGAAGTCAGCTTTTGCATAGCAAAAAAACAACTTAGCGACGGTCCGTACGCCGATTTGATATTTCCTCTCATAGAATCGTCCCCTGTGGTGTTACTACAACAAAATCAATTAGGTATCGATTCCATGTTATTCCATCCCGGGTTCGTACACTACGTGTGCACCGTGGAGCTTACGTGTGACCTGAGATATAGACAGGCAATTATTCGATTCTTAACAGGTCGTTTAGAAACTATCATTCAATCGCTAAACGTGGATTTTGTAAATACCACAGAACTAATACGCCTCACGGGACTCTCCGAGGAACGATGTCAAGCGTATCTACGTATTGTAAAGAGAAGGGACGATCAGTCAGTGAATTATGATATCGTTTTAAGTCTCGTGAACTTGCTTATTCATTGTTATCTTATCATAAAAATGTTGTCACAACCACCAAACACTTACACCACTCATATAAACGTTATTGACGAAGGACACACCGAAATACTGTACGGAGGCCTGGTGTCTTCCATAGACGCGGCATCTGAAATTTTATCTAGAGCGAGGGGATTATTGAGAACCTTTATTCCCGTATACGGCCAAGAAGAGTTTAAAAATCTCATACATCCCACGAGGAAGGCACATACTATAAGATATCTACTGGGGGACCTTATGATAAAATGGAGAGAAATTATATTCGATTTTAAAGATCGTAGGTATAATGATAGCGACCAACACCCGACAGTCGCTGCGGTAGAAGAAGTAGTACAGAACATCCCCAAAACCCAGGAAAACCTTGTAATGGCATGTCACCATTATAAGAACATGGGCAATATGGACGGATTGATACCGTATGTCAGAGAATCATATTTCCCGGTAACTTTCGTAGACGAGATAATATTGCCCATCGTTAGTGATCTCCTCGTAGTCACACCCAACATATTGCGTATATCTGGAAATCCAAGATTACTAGACCTTATATTAGCGTGTAAGGTGTTACTGCCGACGCATCTAAGGCTGATTAATATATTATCTATCCTGAATAATTTTTTGAATATGACTACGTCATACGATCTGAACAATCTCGTATTTTTTAACAATATCATATTCGATCTCAAAGATGTGTTATCGGATATAATCAATGATGAAAGCAGAGAGATTCTTTTCTCTGATAATATTAGCAATTTCATATTACAATCAGCGTCCAGAAACGTGTTTGCTGACATAAACAATGATTTAGATTCTCATGTAAACGAAACCGTTAACTACTTCAACCAACACATAGACGTAGCGGACCTCTTAACATTGATAGGCATGTGCCATTATGACATAAACTGGTACAAAGGAACCGTCCGTGTCGACCTGGGTGACGAACGAGTTACTATCGGCTTGCGTCCATTTATAGATTTATTAAAAATGACTTTGGTAAGATATGAAAAGTCAGATAGATACATGCACAATATATTATCAAATCTGGAAGAAAGCTGTCAAAAATTGACAGCTTTCTCCAATTTCCTCCAAGAATCCGTTGACGAATCTCCGGGAGTGATTTTTTATAGGCAATATGCCGCCTCAGCAGTAGGCAAGATATACAAATTAAAACTTGAATTGGAATCGAAAGTTAACGGTCTCGGTAACACACACAACGTCACACTGAACATAATACGAAAGTTATGTACCATGTGTACTTTACTATCCAATGAATCAATAGAAAATACAAATCTTAAAATTTGCGTAAATACTTTCAGAAGGGATATGCTCCGAGATTACATACCGATAGCCAGAAACCCCAGTGACGAACTTCCATCATTCTGCGTTGAAAGACAATTGGACTTTTTCCACCAGACATTCGATAACACATGGGCCCCGACAGATTTTATTCAAATGGACCCAGAGTTCTCAGAAACCCCTGGCGCGCGACTACACAGAGCTACGGTGCCATTTCTAAACATATTTGATGCCAGATACGCACTGGCAGATGAACTGATCAAGTGGAACGTATTCACAAACGATGAATTTTCCGCTGTCGTAGATATATTTTTAGGAAGGACACTAACACAAGGAAACGACGAAGAAACAGACGTAGACCCGAATCATTTAGATACTATCACGGAGGAGGATGAATACGACACCTCTATTTCATCAACCCCTGCAGACGCAAGCCTTGGTTCAAACTCTTCGAGAATTAATGATCTATCTTTCTTGAAAAACGCAAAAAATCTATCTAGACCCGGCTCTTCCACCCAACTAGTACCAGGTCCCTTGATCGATGATCAAGGTGCTCCATCTTTGACTTACGAATACCCAAACCTGAAAGTTAAAAGGGAACCTAATTGTTCCACTACGTGTACAGGCCTCGCCACTCCTCTTATCGATTACAACATGCCTACTAAGCGTGAACCGTACGAGACACCTTGCTTGTCATCATATGGTTCGAACGTCGCACAGCCCCCTACTGTCCCAGATCGATACCAATCCAGAGGTAGGGGTGCTAGCGCTCCGAGTGTAGGAAGCAGCAATAACACTCTCAGAGATCATATCCAATCTCTTATCAGTTTTGATGACAGCCCCCCAAGTAATACACAATCATCTATGCCTAGAGCTACGCCTGCTACTCAGACCACCGGCCTCTCCACAAATTACAGCGGTTCTACCATCTTATACTATAACGATGACCGACAGAATAGTCAACCCGGTAGTAGCATAACAACTCTTTCTCATAGCTCTAGAGGAGGCTCTACCATACAGATACCATCCGGCGTGTGTCCTCTCACAGTGCCGTCTACATTGTCCACTCAACAAACATCCCTGTACGATAGAACACAGACTCAAGAGACCGAGTCTTCTTGTGTGGAGATGGCGAGCGTCAGAAGCTCGTCACAGAGCGGGGGCTTATCTGACAGTGATATCCTTAGAGACACAAGTAGTAGCAGCATGAGTATCACGTCATACAGGGACCGTTCAGGGAGTACAGGGGCTAGAACAATACATGACAGTGGTGCTGAATCATCTCCAGGTTCTCTGACTCCAACTAGCAACAGTAGCGGGAGCTACATAGGCCGTAAACCGGGTCAAAGGCCAAGACCTTTATCTGCCACACCCGTAGACAGCGGCCCGAGCACCCTCGATGATGATACGAGCTATAGTGCCGGACCTCTAAGAGCATCAACTCCCACGTCAACCAGGGCAAGCTCTGCAGCATCTTCTTTCATAGGTCCTCCCCCGGGACGCAGACCCAGGCCGCTGTCAGCGAGTAGCGTCGACAGCGGACCGAGTGGACTTAACCTTGTTTACAGCGGTCCACTGAACGATAATAACAGCAGGGCATCTTTTAGATCTAGGTCCAAGAGCGTATCTTCGCCGGATACCGTACCATTTGACAGCGATGTGTCAGATAGGTCCCTAACACCCGTAAAATCGTCAACAACACCACAACCACAACAATATTCTGACCCTACTACTACTGTAAGACCTAAACAAATATTAAGACCACGGGTCTCATCTGGACGATTTTTATCTCCTCTAGACGAATCTCCCAGTGACATGGTAATATCTGACACTGATTCGAACAGGGCACGCACACCGCTACCGGCTAGATTCAGTCGCGATCGTGTTGTAAGTAGGAGCAGTACGCCTTCCCGATCTGGGAGTAGACAGGATGGGAGACGCTCAGTAACTATACTAGATGCCACCATGTCAACCGCGTCGGAGTCAGACGAAAACAGCCTGCCCCTGTCAGAAATAGGAGGTGACCAATTAGCGGACATGCGAAAACGACAGGGAGGGAGACAACGATCATCATCCCTCGGTTCGGCCCAACAGAGGTTCCAAATGGCTCCTAGAAACACCCATCAAATGGCTTCGTTAGCACAGGTTACTGGTAGATCAGCGGGACTAGAATCCCCATTTAACTTAGACGAGTTTACTAAATTCCTGGACGAGTTTGAAATCCCAGATACTACAGCATCCACCAGCGGAAGAACTTCTGTGCCTAGATCTGTCGAAATGCGAGATGCAAGCGACAGCACACCACTGAATTCAGACGATTTTCTATCCGACGGTAGGATTAGCGTCGCCTCTACAGATAGCGAACCACCAAGAATCCGCCGTTTTTCTAAAGAGTATTATTCGTTAATGTAAATAAAAATGTTATTAAAAAAAGTATTTAATGTTTATTTCAACTGTAACCACATCATATCGTACACAATTGTATATTTATTTGTATACACTGTCCCGTTTTTATTCCGTTTACAAAGCCATGTAGGACAATAAACGAAAACAGTTAATGTATATAAAGGTGTTTCGTCTTTCCTCATTTAAAGTGGACATTTCCTATGCGCCTCCATATAAACATGTGCAGCAAAATGTATATATAACGGTTCTGTCTAGAAAGACCGTTGCCAAAGACACGGTGCCTTTACACACACCATCATGATTATCCTAATTACTGGAACTAGAAACCAGGCTCATGGAGAGTTTGGTCAGAGACGAGGCAGTCAATGCATGTGCAATTGCTTCGTCTTCTTGCACGCATGTTTTTTAAAACAGCCCGAGTTTCTCAACGGGGCACACATAGACGACATTTTACTTCATGGCGCGATTTTGGATAACCAAGCACCGGTGCCCGCCAGGCCACATGCGTACCGTCTTCCATCTGATATACCTACACATATTGTTAGTGCGTTCGGAGAGACCATGCACGCACTCGGTACAGCTTATGGCGGTCTTGCCGAATCGGTAAACATGGACGGACAGTACTACCTAGGCCTCTTTGATTTCCTATGGCGTCTGAAACAGAAACGCCGGAACGGGCAGTTGACCCTGGCTTTCGTTACTGTAAACTGCACTACCAGAGGGTTGTGCTTCAAAGATAATCTGATCTATCTTTTCGACCCACACGAGACTACATACTCTGAGTATGCATCCATCCTCGTTACGGATGACATCAATGAAGTATTCCAAACATTATATCGCGATAGATTGTACTTTGACGCAGCCGAGGTCTTTTTCATACCAAACGCACAAAATCTAACAGATGCCGAGGTTGCTATGATATTTTCAAACATTCCAGACACAAGCATAGAGATTCCACGACCAGTTGTGGTGAGACCTATAGCTCAGCGTCCGGAGGGTGCTCAGGGTCCATCTTCTATGAATGCAGGGAGCCTCCGCCCCTCGCAACCTTCCAGTTTCACAGGGATCACTCACAGTCTCTCGGGTCCTTTTTCGTCAGTATCTAGATCTTTACCAAATGCTAATCAGACCTCGGTTGGCGGAGGCGTCGCCTCTGGGAATTATAATGCAACGTCATCGTCTCTGCCCAATAATGTAAATCAAGATACAAATGCACCATCTATAGACATTCAGACATTAAACTTGTTACAGGCGGAGATAGATAGGGGTACGTGTCCATCAACTACTATCAGCAGCGTGTCTGTTAGACAGCCCCCTTCAGTATTATGTTACCCACACCCAGGTTGCGGTATCTCACCGGGGCAACATTCACAGAATGTACAAGCGCGCGTACAGACACCCTCTCGTCCAAGTTCCATACCTATCCAATACCCTGTTCAGGATCAATCAGGATTTCAAGCGTCACAAGAAAGGCGCACCCCATCGCATGAGAATGTGGTGGCGGGTTCTCAGCCATCATCTCTACAGGACTTTTTCCAAGCACCACTTTCTATAAACAATAACCGACCTACATCTGGTAATAGCGATGCAGATTTTGGTCCCCAGAGTCTGTCAATGATCGATCCCGTGGTATTCGACGACGACTCTCTAGAACCGGGCAGTGCCATGATGGTGAATGACGAGGTTTTAGCGACACTGCTTCCATCAATAGATCGACTCGAGGAGTTACGTGTCAACGTTATGTCATTCTTACCCCCTCCCCCAATGCCAATGGTCGTGACGTCAGATGGCATGCAATGTGAGGTAAGCATGCTAAACTTTAGATTGCATCACTTGTTCTGTCAAGTTATAGACCTGGGGGTGAACAATGGCACCGGCCTCCGAACAGAGGTTGAGGCGACCCTCAGGCATCTCCAGGCCACCTTTGAAGATATTCAACTGCCAGATGTGGCCAAACTTATGGAAGTATGTATTCACACCAAGTTAAACGCCAGGCCTTTGTACCACAGAGTGTCCGAATATCAGTCTACCGATGTCACAGCACCTTACCTACATATACTTAGGAGTAAACTGAACGCCGTTTTCCAGAAACACCGATTCGACACGGCGAGTGCCATTGCATGGGTAGAAAAACACTACATGCACCTATTACAACCGACCGTACACAGAGATCCTACACCACCTTCAAATAATAATCTGGTTGCGTTCGTTCGACAAGATTTCAAGTCCCTGTCAGAAACGTGTCAGGAGCTTTTCGAACGTCAGATAAGCCAATCAGATCAAACAGAGCTTCTGTACAGCAGACTGAAACGTCGCGTTACAGATTACAATAACGTAAGGTCCGCCGTAGAAGCCAGTAATACCATCGAAACACTAAATTCGCACCTTCAACAGAACGCCAGAGAGTTCATTCACAGATTTTATGATGAAACAGTGACGTCCACGGCTGAGGAATTTGCACACTTACTGAATACATCAAGGGACAACGTCATGGCCGGTCAAATGCCAGTGCAAACACTCAAGAGACTCTTAAAGAAGTCAGAAAATATGAAGGAATTACTCAAACATCTAAAACAACTGAATCCCATAAAACGAGAAGAGTACATACAGAGATTAAATGACATCGTACAGAGCATACTGTTCTTGCTAAATAAGCCACACGATGCCTCACGTATACACGATTCTTTACGCTCCCTGAAAAGCGCATATGAAAACAAGCAAACATCGGTTGTCGTTCACGACCCCCGGCGTGGTGACGTATGCGTGTTGAACGCACCAGATATGACTGTATCTAGAACGCGTTCCCGCACGCCCCAGGGGCGCCGCACCCCTGGAAATGCCGTCTCCCTCAGACCGGGTGGTGAGGTAGAACCGATGATTCAAGAATCATCAAATTATTACGTAGATTTGTTTGACATAGAAGACATGGACGGAGAAGACATGGACGTCATAGTTACAGACCAGACACGTAACGCGTTACGTGTGCAAGTATCAAATATGACCCTAGACAATTTGTCTAATATCTCTTTCCTGGAAAACCCCGAGTTCGTGTCCATGTTGGAAGACCCCGACTTCGCACAGATGTTTCACGCTAAGATCCTGTTTCTGATAGACGCCCTGTTGTTCCGTATGGCATCCATGACGCGTATCCGCGAAACCACGTTCTTCCAAGTTCGCACAGTAGTTGGAGCTGTTCTAAACAACGCCGTGAAAGAACAGTTCAGATCTGTCCTCCTATTCCTGGAGAGCCTGAGCTTGCATATACCGGTTCAAAGGATGACTGACACGAAAAAGATACTGTGGAAGCTAAAGAGATACAAGGCTACTTGGGAATTTTTGAAAAACAGACCCTCAGCCATATCCTTCTACGAAGCCCTATCGGAACTGAGCGACGAGTTCACACAGAAGGGCAAAGAAGACAGTTGGACCAGAAAAGCCAGAAACTACACCATTACGTCACACGCAGAGGCTATGCAGTTTCTGTTTAGCGCCCCTTCTGACGAACTGCGCCGAGAATACGAACCTCAAATTATGCAAAAACTAAGAATCTTTAATGAAAACGAAACTAAAGCTAGAGATAAACAATCAGAAAAGGATAGAAAGAAACTTTCTGACAGACGCATGCTCATCGAACAGAACGTGTTACACGGTCTCGAGACGGGAACTCATGTGTCCGGCGTAGCTCAACAGCTGTGTGAGCTCAGGGGTATCTATTCGTCAGCACCCGAGCTTCAGCTGTATACTGATTTCAACCAAAAATTCACTGCTATAATTTTGAAGAAGAAAGATGACGTGGAAAATGTGCTGGGACAGGCTATAACATCCAATCTGAAAAAGATATTCCACGCTCCAAGAAATCTCGTGCAATTCCGCGACCTCGTCATAGCGTTGGACGAAATAAAAAATAACGGTTTGTTGACGGCCGGTAACGGTCAGCTAGTGGATGATGTAACCGCCGATATAAAGCTACTCGAAGATCTGGTACGAGACTGGGTTAACAGCGAACCCGTTTTCGTAAGATCTAGATACAGAGATGATTATATAGAAACAAAGAGGCTTGAGGACCTTGTAGATGGACTCGTAGGGCCCATGACCACTATCCGAAATATGGAGGAGAGACTCAATGACGAGCTCGAAGGAGAGGCCGCCATAGACGGACGGCGATTCGTAATAAATACGAAAGATTTAAAACTCTTGTGTAACACAGACGAGATCGTTCTGGGAAGGTTGTACAAACCGTTTAGAGAGTTTCTAGAGGAAAAAGAAACACGAAAACAAGCCGAGTTGAATGACAAAGTAGCCCTAACAAATTTTAATATGAAAAGTAAGATAGAAACACATAACATGTTGATTCAAGAAACACGAAAATCCGTCCCGTACATAATCAAAAAACACTACATAAAAATAGCCAATGTGAAAAAGATGGACATAGAGAAACTCAGCCAGGACCCAGTAGATTTTGTATACAACATACTCCTTCCGTCGTTATCTACCACTCCTTATATAGAGACTGGCATGATTATCAAGTGGGTTTTAGAATTACATGACCTGATAAGTCGTTTCCTATCGGATGACGATAACGACTTAATGGAAAGCCTGAAAGATTGGATGGAAATGGAAATGCGATCCGCGGACGCAAAGGCTGAACTAGAAGCCTCGTTAGCTATAACCTTAGATCCGGATAGATATGAAACTATCTTATCAGAGTTAGATAAGAACAGAGTGAGAGGCGGAGATAAAAAGTATAGACAATATGAAGACGAGTTAAAAGATCTAAAACATAACAAAGATCTCTTCGATAGATCCCTGACAAACGACATGAAACTCGAACGGCTCTTGAGTAACATTAAAGACTATAGGTTTGGCTTAGACTGCAATGCTATGTTAATTGAGATACAAAAACTGGAGGACGAATTTAAGGATACGTCACAGACCGATAACAAGATCAGACTCGACAGACTGAGAACCTATGTAAGATGTATGTTACAGTTCCAGAGGAGGATCGTTTCACAACAGCCCTCCGTCATCACCATGGACGGATTTGTCGTACCCGTGTTTCATCAAGACGACATGGAAGTACAGGACAACCTATCCAGATTGTTCCGCCGAATGGCATATCGTCCCACCGAGAATTGGTATCTCATAGAAAACGTGTTCGGAGACCGTGATTACGTAGACAAAGATCTGTGCTCATCCCAGCACAAGATATGTTATAGGAACTGTATATTGAAATATTATGATTTCTATAAAGATGACATAAACAGGGACCCTCACGCGGACCCTATGATGTCTAGAACCTATCTGGCACACGAGGTGGCGCTAGAACTAGGAAATACAATTCACACTTTCTGGGAAAACATTCTGGCGTTCCCGTTATCCAGATATCTACAGCGTCCTTTGCTGCGTCGCCACCCGCACGTGGCTTCACTCTATTCTATGAAGTTGTGCGTGTACGCGATAGACTTCTATTATTCCAATATGTCCCAGGCCCCGTTCCCCCTGGAAACGTCCGTAAGAGGAACTTACATAAGATTACCCCAGAAAGTTTTCATGGCTCTCATGATGTCCTTTTATCCAAATATCATGTTGGGGATAGTCTCGCTACCGGTAGATGTCGGTATCAATTCCCTTCTAAACAAGTTCTCCCTAGATAACTTCTATCAACGATGCAACGTCACAACACTACCCGCTCCGCGACAATTGTTTACCGGCAACAATATAGAAGCGTATTGTATCCACGAGAATCAGTGGGACACTGTATCTCCCCCCGAGATGTTTTGGAACACAGATCTGATGAAGGAAATGGGAGGCATGGTCAGCAAGCTGACCATGTATATACTCGGCCTGCTCGCTTTACCCACGGAGTATCTGCATCATGTCTGGACCCAGTTCAGACCACCAGATCTGCCCAACATAAGTCTCGAAGAGTACGTAAGTATCATATTCAATGGCATATTCGGTCAGAACACAGAATCCCCCTGTCAACCCCCCTCCGACCCGGTAGTCAGGAACAGGCTAGGATACGTGCAAGAGGGAGTAAAGATCAGCAGAGGCGTTGACGCCGAGGATCTCATAAAAAACTTCCAACAAAAATGCGATCTCTTTGACTGTGTCCTCGGCTCTCTGTTATTTAACATACCCATCATAGCCGCTCAGAGGGTGTGCCGCGTTCACGAACACACGATTCTGATCGTGAATATAGCCAACTTTACTCGCTCAAACCAAGATTATAATAACGTTATTGAACACAGAAACCTGGATTTTTCAGATCTGACCAGTAAGACGTGGTCGGTAGGTAATTTTATAGAACAAAGCTGGTTCGAGGCTCAATGTCAACGACTCAGGGAACTTATGACCAGGGCCCGTTCAAATAACCCCACATTGGTAATCGTAGATGATTCCAAAACAGTGTTTGACGGGTATATACCGCGATCAGATAGAAAGGCACAGGCCAAGCTGTTCACCAGCGACCACATATACACAGATCAGATGCATTCCGTGACTTCACAGGGAGTAGTGGAGTTCGCTTTCTGTCCTACTGACGCAACGTTCCTCTCAGAGCCATACGATTTGACATCCCCGTCCGCCGGGTTCGATGGGTCAGGCGGACATATTCCAGAATCTGTATATACTAACGAGGGTGGTCACTCAGCAGACGTCGGCCAATTTGACCTGTACGACGTCGCGGGTATGGATAATACCCAGGACGCGGCCAGTAGACGTCTAGACAATAAAAAACGCGCGTCCTCGTACATTAATGAATACGTGACTAGGGCGCACGCTACTTCAGATAGAAGGACAAGGGGCGGAGACCAAGGCACTAACGGGGGATCCTCACAAGACGATGACAACTACGGACCCGGGGGAGGTGGAAGCTACCAGCCAATACAAGTGAATAGTTTGGGCATGCCAGTTACCCTACAAGGATCGAATGCCCCAGTAAGTATGAGTAATGCATTGGGGTTGAACGACCATGCCGTAGCCAGAGCCAGAGAGTCTTCGGGGTCGACTATACAGAGGCAGCTAACGAGGGCCACGGCAGCGTTACAATCATTACAACAGGACGTAACCCATTTTAAAGACAGAATGCTAGAGATGTTACATCGGGTAAAAAATGTTTATTTATGAATCTAAGTATTTTGTCTCAGATTGGAAAATAGCCGCAACAACTCTAATTTTAATGCAGTTTCCTCTGTAGCTGAAAACGGCTGCTTCCTCTGGTAATACTTTTCTGTAAACATAACGATTGCAGGATGACCTAATAAATTTTGTTGTTCCAAATTAAAATGTCTCAGGAATGCTCGTTTCCTCTGTTCGTCTGGATCTTGTACGTTTCTTTGTCCTCGTCCCGCAGCCGGCGCCGCCGGAGCTGCAGAGCTGTTGCTCATGCTTCACCAGTTCGCAGGCCGCGCACACGGGGACAGAATCGTTGACGTGCGCAGGCGACGGTACCTGAACGGAACAGGTGCTACACAAAAATGAGGATTTATGATTCAAGAGGTTTAGCAATGATATCCCGTGAAGATCTTTCAGAGCAGTCGTGTTATAACAAAAACGGTTGGAGCAGGGCAAGATTATATCCAACGTCTTATTATTAAATATTGTGCACCCGTTGTTCGTGCCTATCACCGCCCTCCAGATACATACGTACACCCGCGTATCGTACAATTCCGACATATACCCCTCATATAGGGATATTATTTTCAGATTCATGCTACCACACAGGGAACAATGCGGAACATCGTAGTGCATGCTATAATTTACCGCCTTCTCTTGTTGATCTCTGTAGTAGAATACAGAGTTTAGATTGAACATATATTCGTTCTTCAGTTTTATTTTTCCTATGTTCAGACAGTAGCCACAATTTTGACACACTATCACCCTAACGTCCTTCTTTAAAACCTCGCATTTTACTTTGTGAATACACAGTAGAGGTAATTCTATCACACTGGTCACCAGACCGGTTCTGAGACTCCTTGCCAGGGCATATCTGTAAAGATCTTTCCTGTTCTGTCCAGCAACATCTGTACCACCAGACGACAGTGGTGATTGAATCTGAGAATCGTGCACGATGGGTACGATGTACCTGTCTGTGTTTGAACAGTAGTGGTCTATGAGAGCTCTGATCATGGCACATAAAAAATTGCCGCCGGGTAGATCTGAAGTCTGTCCAACCAGCCAATCAATTCTGAGATCGCGCCACGCTTCAGAATAAGCCGGAGCTCTTAGCCGCCTATGGTATTCATCGCTGATAAAGTTATAGCTATCGTTTACGCGATCTGATTCCGAGTTATTCCCGCACATGGCCTTCGTACGTCTTCCCGCGAAACAAGTGTTGTAATATTTTATATTTACAAGCTTGACTTTGTTGCTGATCCCGCACCATATTATAGGAACCGTTAACTTCATACCGAATAACGCAATGTTCATTTTATTGAACATGTAAAGAGTGAGGTCTGGTAGCTTTTTACTGTGTCCCATCAACATGGCATAGACAATCTCTATCTTTCTAAACACTACAGAGTTCAGAATTCCAAAATTCAATACTTTTGATATCTCATGCATACACAAAACAAAGTACATATATAGAAGCCACCCGAAGACCTGCACGGTCTTCTGTCTTTTAGTAAAAACGAGATCACACGCGTCAAATTCATCACCTCCCGCTAGAAAACGCTGCCAATATGGCATTATATCAAATCTCCTAAAACTCTTTTGTTCCGTTTTAAACCAGGCAAGGGGACAGTTATCGTTAAAGGCATATCCGAATACAAGTGTCTGCATGTGTTCGGCCGCGTGGTGCACGCATAGAGCAGACATTTGCTTAAAGAACAGTTCGTAATTAAATTCCATTTTTAAGTTTTCTGTTTGCTAAACAACTTTTTATATAAGTAAAATTTTATGATAGACACTTAACTAGTACACATATCAGATATTTAAGAAAATTTTGTATACAAATCCGGTAATAGCAACAAACGTTAACCAAGCACACCCCATAACAACATATCTTCCGTACTGCCAAAAGAAGTCATGTTTCTTATCGGAGTTCGTACGTGGTACGACTACGATAGGTGTCGGTTCCTTCTGGGCTCTGGGTTGCGAATAGATGGTGGGTTTTACTATCTCGTGTTTTTTATGCCAGTTACTTCTTGACGTATTTGTATGCACAGCTGATGACGCAGTTCTGTAAGCCTTGGATACAACTCCATGAGTCATTTGCGGCAGGCGTTCCAACTTGCCCGTGATGTCGTGCATTAACTCCTTAAAACTCGATTCACTGCTAGGACCGTAGACGATAAACTCAACGACGAATACGTTATGGTTATAAGACCGTTGAACCGAACATTTAGTCAAGAGGGCTCCTCGTGATGGTTTGAGTCTCTCTATTCCAGGTAGAGTTAAAACTACGATATCGTTTATGTTTAGAAAGTTTATGGGGCTGGTTATTTCGTTAGGTAAAGGTTTGGTAACCAGATCTGTTTCTAATGTAACAAAACATGACAGTGATATGTTGGCGCCGGTGTGTTTCAGAATAAATACGGCGTTATATTCTTGAGGTATGACCGAGTTCCAATAATTTAACACATATTCCACGTTATACACCCTTCCAGAGACGAGTATTATATCACATACTGGGTAAGTTGGATTTTTGATAATAAGGTTATAATCGGTACATCGTATCTCGGATTCGGAAAGACAGAATATACTTTTAGTTTTTTGAATGAGGTTTTTATAAATTTTATTTGTAATGGTACACATAACTTTTTATTTATGCTTCTGTCGGGTACGTGCAAAAAAAAATAAACGGTGTTATATAAATTTTTATAATTAACTAGACACAATCTACCAGACTGTTAATGTCTAATAATTTTGAAATAGTGGCATTCAATTCCTCGACCTTTCCTCTCACCACGTTTGCATGAGAACAATCCTTGGCGTGATAAATAAACTTCAGAAACGTTTCATGTCTCTGTCCCACGTTAATGAAATTCAATCGGGATTCCAAAGTCGGTAACATTAACTCATATAGTGTGGGTAACATCTGAACAAAATTTATATCCGGTGTTCCGTCGCAAGCATCTAACCATTTTATGTAATCTTCTTCAAAGGTATTTGACATGATTTTTTTTGGCTTACGCCGTTGGTGGAGTTTTTAACTATAAACTCCACCCGTAACTCTTTTCCTATATAAAATAGTTTATAATAAGATCTAAAACAGATATCGTTCTAAACGATAATATAACGTCCGAGAGAAAAATGTGTACGAATAGCGGCTGTATGTCCTTTACGGGCTTTGACAGCACGACTCTCCGACTGGACGACCCAATCCTAAACACTATACTATCTCATGCCCACCTGGAGGTAGAGGAGACCGATACCGAACAACCAGCTTTCGTATTCGAATCTGGTTATCAGATATCGACTGCTGTTCGAGTCTCTAAGCTCGTGACGATAGACCGGCCGTGTCCGATATGCACACTAGTGCACAAGTGTGTATCGACATCCGATCATATCGAGTGGTTGTTGAACTACTGTTTATTGTGTTACAAATCGTGTTACGCACCGAGGACGGCGTTATCTAATCTCGTCCTCGGCGTCGAGTTTTTCCACCTCGTGGAAACGCGACTCGGTCCAATAACCGCGGATCTATTCCAATCCGACCAGGTCACGGTGTTAGATATTTACATCCATTTTCACGTAAATAGATGTTTCGCACAGTTGAATGACGTGTGCGCGAACGAAAACACTACTATCGCGCATTTACAGGTGTTGCGCTGTGTATTAGCCGAGGCCAAAGACGTGCCTTTTAAAAAGAACTCGATATCCTTCACGAAACATGAAGTTAAATGTAATAAACAATACAATACAAGGGTCAATAAAGACGTTAACTTTTTACCACTGGTTTTGTACATGTGGGGCCAGACGTCCATCCTGCAGACGGTAGACTGTCCTAGGGAGTACATGAATATAATAGAAGTCAAAGAACAACTGTTATGGTCCAACGAGGACGATCAAAAGAACCGAACAGTAGGTCCAGTTCTCCTAGCTCCTCATCCCATCCTGGCCCACAAGAACAACACAACGTCGATATGTATATTGTGTGAGTTGCTAGCCACGTCCCACGACATATGTACGTTTTTAACAGACCTGAAAAACAGGATCGATACATACTGCCAAAATAATTTAAAACTCGTTGACAAAATATTCTTTGTACTCGAAGATCTGGAAAGAAACAATGATATGCAGATGGATCCGTGTATTATGATGATACTTAAACATGTAGGTCCGATAGGCCTCTACAAACATTTCTACTGCGATATCATGTGTGCGTGTAACGTAAACACTGTAAACCCGGATATATTATTCGGAATCCCATTAGGCGATCCATACGAGATGAAACTCGATATATGTCACGCTAATGAATATTTCACACTATATAACAAGGAATTGTGGTTGATAGTCCAATTCTATAAAGCGTTTCAGACCGCCGAGGAAACATATAAACGTAAGACACAAATTCGAGATTTTATTAGAGAAACTAAAAACATCCTATCCACCGTTACATCCAATTTGATAGACGTCGCGTTTACATTAGATCAATATGTCTAAGTTCAGAACGCTCAAATCGTCTCGGAAGAGCAAGGGGTCGTCTCGTATAGTGCCCTATAGCCTTCAGGAACTACACAGATTATTTACAAAACACCCGGAGTTGGAAGATAAATATCTGAACTCCATAACCCTTCCTATAACAGGTAAAGAGACTATTTACTTTCCGTATGACTTTATCAACCATAGAAATAACACGTGCCTGGACTTCTCTCCGTATGGAAATCAGCAAATATCAAAGACCACGTGCACGGTCTGCGATAAACAGAAGATTACAACCGTATCGGACTCCACGGTGGCTTTTATAGAGCAAAGTCATAACGTTATGAAATTTAAATCACTATACTGCTCGATTCAAAAGAATAGAGGAATCTTTCCTCTTTACATTAAATTTCCCCACTTGTTTCAGATCTATTTCCTGATCCAAGACTACATTCCAGAAAGCTTCCCAATTATATATGCGAAAAACGAGATACCACATATGTGTATCGTTTTCGAAAAACCCTCGTTACATCTGTCATGTCAATGTATATCTACCGTCATACAAGTGTATGAATTTTGCGACCTATCACTGCACATGCACAGAGATCACTTGACGCTCCACGTTATGACACTAGGTTTCAAACAGAGCTCCGTGAACGTTAACGCGGAAATATTGGAACATAAGATCGAAGAGATGGATATATCCGATGACACAAAAGAATGTTATGACAAATATTATTCTTTATTGGTATCGTGTAAAGTCATTCCAGACATGTAAACTTTTTAACAAAATAGAATAAGAAACATTTATACACTTTTTTTACAATAAAGTTTTTCAATCTAAAACTGGTTTCGGATATGTTTTTCTTGGGACACAAGACATCAAAAATCGATCGGGTTTCCCTATAAACTCTGGAAATATCGGGGCTATGGAGTGTGTTATGCTACCTATGAGGTTTGAAAAATATTTGTTGCAATTTATCTGTAACTTGTTGTTCTCTACATATTCGGGGTCCTCAGCAATGACATAATTAGCTACCCTATCATCGGGGTGTGCCAACAGAACGTAGAAGATCCGATCTCCGGTGTTCGGAATCTCCTCCTTACGCTCCAACTTTTTCCTGACAACTGTCAGGTGAGGCAGGTTTTGCTGTTTGTATTTATCGCACGCTTGTGTGAGCGTGGCCGATAGCTGGAGATCCTGAATGGTCACTCTGTTTTCGTATAATCTTTCTCGAGCCTCTGTAATCATCGCCACCAACTTAAAAAAGCCCGGGGGAAGGCCGTCTCTTGAGATCTCTTCTTGTGTCATACGGGACATTCGCTGAACCGCCTCTGAAATCGTGTCGTCGGAGAACAGGGACTTTATGACCGCTAAGGTGGTATCCTTTACAAAAATGCACACGTTTCTCCTCACCAAATCTATGCCCTTCATGCTCAGTTTTTCCTCTCCGTGCAGTATCCCGACATAACGTTTTTTACACAATAGCAGCAGCTTCTCGAAAACCTTATCCACCTCGAGCTTTATAGGAGGGGGGAATAACTGTTTGGTTATGTGCGCTACAAAATTAGGGAGAGCAGCATATAGTTTTTCTGAATTTCCTATCCCACATATGGATACAAAAACGCTGTCGGTATCACCGTATACTACATCTATACAGAACTTTCCACTATCGACAGCACACTCCTTTAACACAGGCGATATGTCAACTAGAAAGTTCCAATCGTTAAATCTGTCACATATATACTGTCTCGTAGTGGCTAGCAACTGTCTTCCTTGGGCGGTAACCGATTCAGCTATAGGTAGACACGGAAACATGCCTCTAGAAACACCGGTAAATCCATATACAGCGTTACACGTAAGTTTCAGGGCAAGCTGCTGTTTGTCGAGTAGAATCTGCATCAAAGGGTCACTACACTGTTTTAACTTTTCTCTCACGGCTTTTCTTTCCGCCAACCAGGATGTAAGAAGTTGAGAGAGAATAGATTTACGTATATGAGGTTTTACAAACCTGTGCTTTCTTCCCGTGTTAGTCGTAACAGTCGTAACGTCATCATCCCCAATCAATCTGTCAGTCTCGTCCGTAACTAAGGTACAATAACATAGGTTGTAAGCTTGTATGATACTCGGGTAAAGACTGGCAAAGTCAAACACAGCCACAGGTGTGTTATAAAAACCCGTCTTCGGTTCCAAGACCGTCGCCCCCTGATAAGTATCTTCTCCCGCCTCTTCTATACTCGGAATTATCAGATCTTCCTTTCTAGCCGCAGCTAACATACACGTATAGATTCTGCTCTGCTGTCCGTCGAAGATCACCCTGTTCATAGATATGTTTGACAACCTGGCTATGGCAGACGCCTCGTAGTGAAACAGCAATTTACAAAAAAGTTTGTGTACCAACACGGAATCGTGTACACAGTACGCTCCCACCACAGCTCTACCGTCGTCATCTCTCCTATACAACAAGGGAATCTGTTTATAGGACACTGAGTGCTTCTTCTCACCCAGTAGAATGTCCACAATAGTATCCAACTTATGATTGGGGGCGGATACCTTATCCATACACACGCGATACATATCTATAATTACTAGTCCTGACATGGTTACTTTACATTGACATCTATTCAGAAACGATTCCATTCCCTTGAAAAAGGTCATGCGTCCCCTCTTCATTTTTGTAAATGACCCACATGATATATTATAATATCTACACCGTCCTATCAAGTAGGGCAGGTCAAAAGCGTTGATATTATACCCCGTTATGAAATTGGCTCCGTAAACTTTCAAAAATGTAAGAAAAGCCTCGATTAGCTCATATTCCGAGGCACATTCGTATATATAAACATTTGGTATCGGAGAGCAAGACCCCAGTGTAAACAAATGTTGCGTCTCTATAGTATTGTGTATGTCAAAACAGACACATGATATCTGAATGATTATATCGTCCGCATTGGCGGAATCTGGAAAGGCATCGTCAGCCGTCCCAGACAAGCACTCTATATCAAATGCCATACATTTATAATTTGGCCAATCTACCCGGTCTCTCAGGATCTCCAGATCACTGACACAGCAATCCATCTCTAGCGTACAGTTAGAATCTTTACTGGTTTGTCTTAGATATGGCGTTTTCAGAGAATACCATCCGAAAGAAGAAAAATCGTTATCTACCAGAAATCTTGTGTTAGGTTCCACCGAGTGTTCAAAAATTTCAAAATCCATATCTTTCATGGTTCGTGCTATTTCTTTTCCCACAAAGTGATTAGAGAAACTCATCATCATATAAGGACTAGATTTTCTATTGAAACCTAAAAGACTGGTTTTATTTACAGATTTTAGAACAGACAGACACGACGACGATTCCCTCTCGAGGTTCGCCATTGCTTTTGCAACGGCGTCCCTGGTAGCTGCCTCATCCTTAAGAGCTACGTAAAAATAATAAGACTGTCCGTGTACGTTTACACAAACATCCGTACCATCTTCAGTTTTTCCAATTAATGAGATAATAACCCCGGTCGGAGATAAAAATCGTTTATATCGTAAAGGCAAAAATTCATAAGACACATCGTGTGCACAAAACACGCACTGTTCATAAACGTGGAATACGACTGTCTCCTCGTGGTCATTTGAAAGTTTTGACTCGTTTCCGTTTTTCGTATCAGTGGTTTCATTCACTATACCCTTGACGGGCCACTGTTCGATCCCGCGTATTTTCCTTAATAAAACAGGGTCTCCTTTATAGAAGAATCTTGTTTCCTCGCTGTTGTATTTTTTTAGCAACCGCGGAGATTTTGGTTTAATTACACATTCTGGTGTAACAGACAAAAAAGATCGTTCTTTTTCTGGTTTTTTAAAAAAAGATTTGTTGTATGATCTTTTTTGTGACGGTTCGTCGCCACCGTTATGTTTAGATTTAAAATACGGGTTAAAAAAAGCCATGTGTCAAAATTCAGATGTTCATAGATCTCAATGCAGTATACCCTCTATGACGTATTTTGTCTATTATCGAGGGTTCTGTTTTTTGTGCCTCTACTTGCGCTTCTCTCTCAGACCTATCCAGCTCTTTCATAGCCTTCAACATCAGCAAAGCATCGTGCTTTGAATATTCGGTAGATGAGCCGGTGCTCTCTGCATATGAAGGGGGCGAGCCCATTTGAGGTTGCATAGACATCTGGGGGAGGGGTTGATTAACATAAGGAAAGTAGTAGTCGATAGGGTTTCCTCGTGATTTGTTTATTCTGTTGTACACTACGATGACACCAACTATTACACATCCTATCAATATGATACTCAGCGTTCCACCCAGCGGATTCTGTAAAAAAGCAGCCACTCCAGAAACCAGGGACTGCATAGCTCCTAGGGTGCCGGTGATAGCATTTCCTACCCCACTGAGTCCCTGCAAGACCTCCTGCATGCCAGCAGGTGGAACATAGGGCCTGGTTAGAATGGCTTGTTCTAACTTGTAAATCTTTTGTCTGTACGTATTGAAATCACGAAGCAGGGTCTCCAGATCCAACAATCTAGATGCATACTGTTCTTCCTGGGTATATAGTCTCAACATTTGAAAATCTATGTTTTGCAGAAACGATATATTGAGGTGTACAAAAGTATCTACTATATCTACGTCGCTCAACTTAATCGTATGATAGAAGTTATGCTCTTGAAAAACGTGTATATTCGTCCCAGCTATAAAGTATCGAACAGAATTTTCTTGACACAATTCGGTACGATAGTTTCCCAGTAATATCTCGTTGTCCATTCCAAGCTGACCGGTTCGAAGCGTACTAGCGGTCTCGTTGTCGAATCGGAACGTGACAAGGGGTCGGCTATAGCATTGTAGTCTATCTCCCCATTCTTCACCTGTCTGTGGTACCTTCAACGTTTGATAAATCTTCACAGATTCCTGATTCACATTGATACACTTCGATACAGATATAACATCTCCCAGGTATCTCGCAGATACCGGCATATCGAATATAGAAGATAGGGCCGCCGATGGATTCACTTTACTGAGAATAGACCATATATCATTTGTTCTTTTCTGATCCCTACACCATGCATCTGCTATACTCGTAAGGGCCTGATTGATGTATGTTCTAAGCGTGTTGAATGCGTATTGCACTTGGGCAACGTTAAGATCTCCATATAGATCGTATATGCCCTTGTTACTGGCACTGGACTGTTTAGCTTCCCTCTTCTTGCGAATATTAGTTATATTTGTGTGTGTGTTATTTAAGAGATGGGTAATGTTCATTAACTGTACTATGTCTTTGTTTTTCACGGGTTTAAATATTAGAATTAATCCGCCCTGACTTATGTAAGAGTAATTATTCTTACCACTCGGGTCTAACACATGAGTATCTTGTAGGTTCTGTACGAACATACGATCTAATGTTTCTTTTGCATCTTTGTATACACACGGATAATTTTCCTCTAGTTTCAGTTCCTCTTTGGCATCGGAACCAAAAGTGGCTGTTAACTCTCTAGATGTGAAATGATGTGTATTGTTTATGGTTTTTGTCATAAGAGCCTGGGTAGATGCTTTCCACAAAACATATTGGCACGGGGCTTGTTCCTCCTTTTTCACCTCCCAAGAGATGCTGTAGTCTCTTTTCTCTAGATAGGCCATTTTTTTAAAATTTTCTTTTTTCGTAGAAGATACCGTGAGTTCTTTCAATCTATCGTAGTCGTTAAAAACCTTAAACTTGGTGGATGGTTCAGAGAACCTTTTACCGTTTGTTCCATCAAAAAACGGAGACCCATCAACGATCTCTCCGGTCGTTAAAGCAAAGAAATCGTAGGGATAGCGAGACTTCGCATACGTGTCAGTGACGATACAATTCACAGTCGTACATGTCTTTCGCAACCAGGTACCTGGCAGACAAGGTCGATGCGTGTTTACTGTGGTATATCTGGTAACACCACCATCGTTGTTAGAGTAGCTCAACATAAATGACATAGTATGATTGGCCTCGTCCCCATCGTACGCATCTATGTACGCGCCATCCTCTACATATCTTGCTGCCGAATAACAGTTTCCTACAACATCTATGAGTCTTCTTTCGGTTTCCAAAATAGGTATCTTTTTTACAACTTCTCCCATATCATAGTAGGAGACCAGGTCAGCATATCTGTATCGAATGGTCAATTCCTTATAATACGTTCTCACCGGAAATATGTACGGTACTATGTTTGGCTTATAGATAAGCAATATCCCCTCCGTCCCTTCGTCCTTCGGAGAGTATTCGGGGCAATTTATGTTTCTACCGAATCTTATGATGTCTGTGGCCTGGGACATCCCAGAACATATACGATAAGGCCAGACCTCTTCATCTTTTTTTATATTTATCACTTTATTTTCATCTTGACACCACGACAGGTCAGAAAAAATAACAATCGTGAAAAACAGGACTGTAACGCGACGGGGACGTCTAGTGATGCATGTGCGCATACAAGATCGAGTATAGATCAGATCCGTAAATGACATTTTTTTCAGTTTTCAAAACCAAGGGTGTATCTGAATTATAAGTTAGATACAGTCCACATTCCCGAATCGTACTTTCATCTATTCTAAAAGCCTTTAATCCCTGCCCATATAATTCGTTATATAGTGTTACACCAACTATGAATTCCTTAACGTACCCCCACACGTGAGCCTGGGCATTGTTCAAATCCATACGATCTATCTTAAAAAATGTGTTATAACCGCTTATAGACCACCCGTGGACATTGGTGATATCGTGTACACACTGCATTAACTCCTCCTTCCTGTGCGGAAGCATATTGGCGTTATCACACGCATACGCCATATCTATGTTGGGAGGCATGGGGAAAATATCGTGTCTATGCGTAAATATAGGCCCGGACAGAAAAGAAAGGATACGTTGTATGACCGTATTAACGTTCTCGGCCGATATGCTCTGTCGGGATAGGTTGTTTCGTATGTACAGATGATTATCATAGTTACACAGGGCCATAAGATTGACGCCCACGTTTTCTACAATTTCGTTTATCTGCGTTCTTTTATAAAACATTTTTTCCAGCTTAACCAACATGTCTATACATAGGGTTCCGAGGAAATTAATGTCTATGAGCTTTTTTATAGTTTTCTCTTCTGTGCCGAGAGCGGATACGATCTTAGAATAGCCTTTGTCTGCTACTTTGTTAAGGTACGTCTTCTTGCGTACACTAACCTCGTCAGAGACATTGTACCCCTTAATAAGTTCGTCCGCTTGAAAATCTTGCTTCGTAACGTTATCCTTCCCATCCCCCCCCCTAGCCTTTAACCTTTCTAAGATCGTATTAACGGTACTACACATAGCGTCGCATTCATTTAACCTCTCGAACACAGATTTCTCCTCAAACGCCGTTATACATTGCGTGGCCAGAAGACTGATAATCTTAGCGGATGATGTAAACATGGACCCCAGGAACATACAGTGTTTCTTATCGATTACTTTGTCAAAAACGTCGAAACAGTCTCTAACCTCCATGCCATTAAGAGTTCGAGATATGGACTTTTTTAACTTAGTCATATTATTATTGTAGATATTAAGTTGCTGCATGGTCATGTTCATGGTCTTTATTATCTTCTCGGATGTTTTTGACCAGTATGTAAGATCGGAGAGGGTATAAATATAATTAGGTATGTCATCCGTAAAAACATCGTACTTTCGCAGGAGCTGTTCAGCCTCCGGGACGTAAAACCCACGCTCCTTTTTATCGCTCAATATTTTTTTCATATCTTCAAGTTCGAGTCTCAAATCCTCCCCCAGAAGATTACCTCTCTTAAGGTCCTCCCTCAACACCTCGAGATACTCATTCTCTTGGAACACTAGATCTTTAGTATATGTCACGTGTTCACACAGTAGCCCGTTCAATCTTTTTTGAACAGAACTCCCGTTGTTGGGAGTCATCTGAAGCTCCTCGTAACACAGATAACAACCCCCACAAGCAGATTTGTAAAATTCCAGTTTCGCTAGTGGTGAGATTCCGAAGAACTTTCTCAAGCTTTCGTACATCTCGTTTATCACGATCAGTCCGTCATTAGCATCTATCAGAGGGAATATCAGATTCAACTTACACATAAACCTTTCCATTTCGTTGAAATCCGTGAGCGTGATCTCCAGATCATGTTTGTTCACAAAAGATACTTTAACTGGACGATGAAAATGACACTCATCTACCTCGAATAAAGTTCTATAATATCGTTGATGGTCATTATGTATTTCAAATTCACATAAAGCTTTATTTATAACATAAAACTGTTCACATAGGTTCTCTAGAACTATAGCCAGATGTTTACACGCGGTCAGTCCGTTCACGCAGCTAAAAAACTTCAATTCCGTCAGAAGATTATCACATAAATATTTACATACAAATGCATTATGTAGAAACTCCTTTCTCTTAGTCAGTAATAAGTTAGGGTCGCAATATCTAACACAACTCAGTTCTAAAGAACATTCGTTAATTTTTGCAAATACAACCCCCACCAACTGTAATTTATTCATCTGGATTTTTCTTTTACAGATACACAAACAAATCAGAATTTTTTTTACAATCTCATTCTTTTTACCAGTGGCGTATTATCATCATCGATACTAGTGAACTCTTGTATGTTCAGACCCCCGGATTCTTCCACGTCAGTAGCTTTTGGTATAATGAAAGAGAAATCGTAACCGGATCCAGTACATACAGTATCTGACTCCTCCTTTTCTGAAAAAATCTCTTGAAGCGTCTCGATGCTGTACGATGAGACCTCCAACTCATCTAAAACTTTAATTTTGTCGAAAAGGCTGGACGCTATATGTTCTTGATAATTAGTTATAAATAGCAGATCTGCATAATTAGGTTCCTTCACGTGCTTAAGTATCTCCGAGAGAACGACCAACTCTATATCAAATCCCCCCGAATGTTCATCCAGCAGCTGTTTTATCCTTTGTTTTAACACATCAAAATCAAAAACATGTGCCCCCCTGCTTATCTTTGTAAATAGAACGTCAGTGAGAGGCGTGCAAAATATATGTTTACGTCTCATAAAGTTATAATCGCTCGTCCTATTTATCATGCCTAGGTTCTTGTCTATTCCCGTTCCGGAGAAGTATCCTAACTGACCGCAGTGAAATATGTTAGCGTTACCGGACGCACCGGGATACTTCTCTAGCGCGTACGCCACGGTCACAAGAGGTCTCTTCTCAAACATGCCGTTCGTATTGGAATAGGGCCGCGTCCTGCCAACCATAACTCGGCCATCGTACTCTTTGCAATGGTCATGGTACTCGGATAGAGTGGAGAATGTTTTGGAGGCGTCCAGGTAGCACGGGAATCCGTCTACCTTCGCTTCGCTGAGGGTCGTGCAAAGTGACTGAACCACGCCTATGTATTGGCCTCTGTGTCCGCTGGCATGAAGTAACCTATTGACAAATCTGAATTCTATGTATTGTAGAAGGTTCTCCGGTCTCATGTCTATGGAATTGGAGCCTTCGTACTCTACCGTCTGTTCAAACATGAATTTTATAAAAGCCTCTACGTCGGCTTTATCCCCGAGATCCACATTAAAATTTTTGATGGTGTTACTGTATATCCTTTGCCAAAGGGTCATGGGACTGACGTTAACGTTGGGAAATATCTCCTTATGGAATTTCGTTATAAGAAATGAAAGGGGTCCACATACTGGATTCTGGATTCCTTTGTCAGCCTTTTGAAAATAAGGACTATCCCGGTTCTTGGGTATGGGTTTATATTTGATTCTGAAGTCTCTAAAAGAAGACACGTTAAAATTCCATAACCTACACTGATAACTGGTCGTGTTCAGCGATCGGCTAGACGTGTCGGTGCTGTATTCTCTCTTGAGATGCGGAAAATCGATAAACGTGTCAGTGGTAGTGGTGTTTTTCATTTTGTAATCTGTCAGAGTTATGAAACCCTTCTTGCATATAGATTTTTTGAACTCACTATACACGCTCTGAAAGTGTTGCTTAACCCATCTCGAGTAAGTGGTCTGCGTGAGAGGGTACGATGTTATCTTTTCCACGGCAACAACTAAGGCCAGATTCTCAAGCACATTTGTAACGGTTTTCAGATAAACAAATTGGAACAGGGGACTGAACGCATAGCAGTGTGGATTCAGATCCAGTGTGAATGACATAGTGCTATTCGCCAGATCGTCTTTTGCGCTGGCGTGCTTTCGCATATCGGCCAGAAGCTTGAGAAGTTCATCGTCTATAGTCCTGTTTAGCCCAGATACAACTTTAACAAACTCTTGTTTCCCAGATATCTTGATTATATCGTTGCATTCAGTGTCTAACAAAGACTCCCTCTTGCAATAATCTATTATGTTTAAAAAATACTTAGCCCTATCGAGGGGTTCGGCAGAAACTCCCCGACCGTCCTTTTGTGCGGGTTCTCGTTCAGTGTTGTATTTTTTACCAAAGGCACCCAACATGGACATATCTGCAAACATTCTAGTCAATAATGTGGTCACGCACGGTTCTTTCTTTTGTTGTCTGTTAACATTTGGAAATCTGGTAGCCATTCTACACATGAGCGCACCAATACACGTATTACAGTGTTTCCCATCGCATGTAGTACATGTACCTGCAGACGAGTTTATTACCAAATAACATGTAGAACTTACCGATTGCGTCGTCTTATACTCCTCGCATCTGTTTAAAAACCAAACTAGTTTCGTCAACACGTGCGAACTGAAAGATGCCCCGAATGCGAGATGGTCTAAGTTGAACTTCAAGTTTTTAGGTTTAGGCGTATGTTGTCTTACAAGACATTTGGTATCATCGTACCCGTCGTCGTACAGGAGTTGGATCCCATTAGTATGGTGGATAGATTTTAAAAGTCCCTCGACCGATTGGCCGTTAGATGTGTCCGATTGCCCACCGGTTTTAGCTAGTTTGTTTTGGTAAAGTATAGAGTTTGCAGAAAACACAAGTGTTCCGATATGTACAGATATGTGTAACATAAATTTATCTAGTTGTTCCAATACCTCGCTATGCGATTTGTCTTTTATTATGGGCCACGAGTAGAAATCTAAGGTGCTAGGAGCATCATACGCCGAATCTAGAAACGGCGTTAAGTAACTGAACGCGACCTCATTAGCCAGTATATCACACAGAGCCAGTATATCACGGTCTCCATTTGATAGTTTATTATTTCCATGACACGTATAAATCTTGCGATCGCATAACTTGGCGCTCGCATGCACATCATTTATGTACTGATTCAAACTAGCAGATATAAGATATGATACATCCAGATATCTTAGGCTGACCGCAATAGGTCTAAAAATATATGAGTACAGAGTCTTTGTTAGTTCAGCGTTATAGAAACCCCGTTCTAACACAAACGGGTCGGTTAGTTCAACGTTATCGTCCCGGCATTGTGTAAATAGAAATGGGCTAAGCAGTGGGATTTTTAAAGCATGTCTGTTTCCAATACTGATCTCTCTGACATCCTGCCAGTGGGGTATAAGATATCCTTTGTACAAAAGTTCCTTGTATCCATATGTACAAGCTATATACACGATATAGTCCGAATCTGACACGTTCAAGTTCGAACGTATATCTGAGTCCGTAGTATCAGTCCTTCCAGTGAATTCGGTAAAGTCACCCGTATAACCGTATCTCGAAGCAGCACCTTCACATACGTCGGAGATGTTTCCGACTACATCTTCGCAGATACGAAATTCTTCGTTCTCGAGGCTGTTTATGATAAAGACAGAAGGTATAAAATTAGATAATTTTAAAATAACGCTGTTATCGTTTAACATTAACGGGCATTTAACCGTCAGCTCGAATCCAGATTCTACAGTTACGTCGTATAATAACGGTGCTATTGCAACGCTAGAATCGGCAGAAGTCAGTACTAAACGGCTCAAAATTTGTATAATCTCATCGTTTTTTTCCGTTATGTAAATCCAAGCCCCGTGTCCCGTCGGAGCTCCAGAAGCGACGTTGCTATCATCCGACATCGTCAAAACGTTACTAATAAAACTCGGTTCATATGATCATTAGCGGTAAACAATAAGTGCGTTTTTAGTTTACGTTGCTAATTAACACCGTCCTGCTTAAAAATCACCAAATCCCACTCGATATAAAAAAATCGGCTTATAGTGCACGTTACTCCGGTGAGGACGTTTTTATAGCACCGTGTGTGAACCCCGACATAAATCACTTTTTTCATGGCATTGTGCCAAAAACCACGTGCTAGACTTGTAATTGCTGATGTCAGCGTTCCACCCTCGGATCATTATACTACTATATATTATATACTATCCTATAATGAGCCGAGGGTGGAACGTGAGTCATCAGTTTCTGTGATGGGAGGGGGAAATCGCTCCTAAGAGCTGATGACTCACGTTCCACCCTCGGCTCATTATAGGATAGTATATAATATATAGTAGTATAATGATCCGAGGGTGGAACGGGCTAGGCTGCTACTGCGCATGTGCCATCAACCCTATAAATATGCGGCACCCACCTCACTCCTCGTCAGTCGGCGGCCGAGCTTCTACAGCGTCATGTCGCTCTCTCCGGCCTCGCCGTCGCTATCGGACTCGGAGGAAGAGGATTCAGAATGATCGTACGACGTTATTGACATCTGGTCATCCTCATCGTCGGATTCATCATCCGTTTCAATAAACGTGGGGGATTTTTCCCCAGATTCAAACCTATCGCTCTGTCCCGTACTTTCTTTCGGTTTGGTTTTTACACTGTTTTCTGATTCATCCTCATTTTCCGAACCGTCGTGGTCCCTGTGGGTTACCGATCTGCCAGGGGAAGCCCTGATTACGGTCTCGGCGACCGATGACGGCGGCTTCAGTGGCGACGATGATGGCGTGGCACTTTTGGAACCAGATCTCTTAAACCTATCCTCCTTATTTACGATGGTGGTGGATGAGGAAGAGGAGTCAGACTCATCCTCGTCAGAATCCATTCTCGGGGGCGAGTCTGCAAACGATCGGCGCTTAGAACTGCCCGAGTTAGCAGACGTAGATCTGACGAGAGGGCTTTTGTGTAAACGAGGAACGCGTTCCTCGGATGAGTGCCTCTCCGGACTAAAAACCTCAGGTGGGGGAGGGGTGGTAACTGGAGAATGAGGTACACAATCATCTCCATTTTGGTGACTGTGACGTCGACCGTTGCCCCCGTTTTTAGAATCAGAAGGATATTTTGCAGACGGCGATAGACGGGGGCCAGTAGCGCCGTTATCGACAGATGATGAGCTTCCAGCCCCACGCGAGGAACGGCGGTCCCCATTCTGACGGTGTCGCTGGTGATAATGGCTATTGTCAGATGGTCTGTCCAGAGGGGAAATATGTTTGGTGGATCTGCGACGGTGTTGCTTGTACGAGACCCGTCTGTCAGAAAATTTAGACGGGCCTCCACCACCGCAGTTGCTAGATGCGTTATTAGCATCGTGAAAATCGGGCATGCCACCGCCCTCAGTTGGAGTGAGGGGCTTGTGCGAGCCCGTTGAACAAGAACTGTCCACACTACTAGTAGCCGATCTACTGTCATCAAAGCTAACGCTTCTCATGGGTTGTTGACGGTTTCTTTCAAAGTACATGTCCATGTCGTCAACCGCGGAGCTCTCGGTCGGTGGACAAAAAATCATGCCCAAGTTATGTGGTACGCTTAACGCGTATCGGCCACGTCTCTTGCAAGCATTATCGTTACAGACATGTTCACAAAATCCCTGTTTCACGAGGTTTATAATACACCCATCCTGGAATCTCTTCAGAATCCCTTGAGTATCATAGTCCTTAATGTACCTGGACCTGTCCTTGTTGTTAATGTGACTCCCTACGGTCCCCGGTGCTCGGTGTCCTTTGATCTCAGAAACTATCTTCTCGATAGTTGCTAGATAACATATGACCACCTGAAATGGGTGTTTGAAAATCTCAAAATCAAACTCTCTGATATCACTTATTTCGGGCACGACCGGTTTGGTCGCTGCTGGGAACGGCGCTACTGTTGAATCGACTGATCTTGAAAATGACTTAACGGTAGTGCCGTTCCCAGACGCGATCTTTTTCAGAAAATCGTAGGCCGACGAGGCCGGGGTGCGTTCGCCCTCACTCATCATGCATGACAACTTAGCTACGTTTAATTTGCTAAAAGTTGCGTGCTTCAAAGCAGAAAGTGTGGATGAATATGGATCATACGGATTAACGGGTATGTTCAGTCTATCCAGCCCGGCAAAATAACTGCAGGTCTCCTCGACCATGAGCAGGATAGACAAGAGAGAAGGCGCGCTGTTAATCGCCACGGTTCTGGCCAGAACCAGTTCATCCATCTCTTCTCTAGAAACATTCTCAAATTGAGCATGAACATGTTTCACAAAATCGGTCCCGCTTAAAACATCGAGCGGGACCACAAGATCTACCAGTCTGGCAAATCTGTTCTCAGTCAACAACCTTTTCACGTCGGGAACCCTACCGACATACGGTAGTATGGGAGGCCTCCTTCCGTGATCCATCATCCCAGAATACATACTCATATTCTGCTGTTGATGTTGTCTCTGTTGCTCCCTACTCTTTTTACGATCTAAGAGTCTCTGTAGCTTCTCTATGTCCCCGGGTGACAAATCATCTAGCTGGTTAGCTTCTATACAGGATTTTAGATCGTATTTGACAGTATTTCCCTGCACTGTCTTGTGTTTTGGAGATACGATTCTTCTAACAGATCCTCCTTCGTGTCTATTGTAAGGATAATTAGTGGCTCTGCTAGCTCTCCTTCCATAATATCTACCGTGATGGGCACGTCCGCCGTGCCCATAGGAATCATGTCGTCCGAGAGTATTCCTTAAATCTAAAAAAAAAGAAAAAAGGAGCGATAACAAATTATAACAAAAAATAAATTTTTATTTAAATCAAAGTATAAAAAATAAATTTGTTAGTTCAATGATCTTTGTGTATAAAACATACAAGAACTCACCATTATACGGAACTCTCGAAGTAATTGGTGTGTCAAACATATTATCTTCGGGGTGTAATTGCACAGAGTCGTCGAGGTGCTGACGGGCCCTGCGGCCACCGTGACCGCCACGTATCATGTTTCAAGTCTTCCAGATACACGGGCAAAGGCCGTCTGTATAATAAAAAGAAAACTCGGTGTAAGCACGTATATAGAAAAGAATCACACAAGTTTATCAAAATTATCATTGCTGTATCGTTATCTTGTGAGACACGTGTACATTCTTAGCGTTCGATTTACATTTTCGTGAAAAACAACGGCTCCAAAGAGTGGTCCATATCGCCGTTGACGATTCTGGTCTGAAGTCTAAAAAGAAATGTACATTTTCCCGTGCATCTTTATGATCGTATTGTATACAATAAAAATTCCGTCTCGTGCCTTGGTGTATCTTAAACAGCTGAACACACGGCCAAGAAGTATCATCGAAACATACGTTGTTGAATTGATTGCAAGCAGTCGAGCTGTAGTTGTTCTTAATTGTTCTTAAAAAATGAGGCCACACCACCGTCTCTATAAAATATGTTGTCTCTGTCACGCCATACTTACTTTTGAAGTTCTCTATAATGCTGTCTATGTGAACGTATTCTTGTTTTAAAAGTTTGTTCAGCTTATGATCAATGAAAGATGCGTCCTGACTACGCCCCACATCGTTTATGGACAGGACGTAAGATATACTCCTGGATGGGTCATAGGCGTTATCGGAAGGATTATGATGTAGCCAATTAGCGAGGTTTAATTGGTCACGGACAAATTGTTTATGAGCGCCGTTACGGCGATAGCTATCTGGAACTATGAAGACGGGTAAAAGTCTGTTTCGTAGAAAGCCTAAACTCTCATCCACTTTACTCATGAGGGGCAATCGCACGGACTTCCCGTGACTGTATATACCGCTGTCGAAACAGTTTTTATCTGCGACCATGGCATTCACCAGTGGAAACATCTCTTTATCCAAGAACATGACATGATTTAAAATGTCACACAAGTGTTTTACATTTTTTCCACCCAATATGCAAGTGTTCTTCGGAAGAGGTGTTATAATTCGTAATCCTATCTTTTCCAAGCACCCGCAAAACGACCCGGGTTCGGTTTCACATTGCGATTTAAAAAAATAAACAGGGTGTACATCCGGGTCTACGTGTTCAAACAGGTATGAGAACGTTTCTAAGATTATGCGCCTGATGTTTCTACAAAACGCAAAAAACCATTCTTTTGATACGGGGTTCGTTATTTTCAAATCGACATCCCCAACAAAGTTGTATACGGGGAGACGATCGTTAAACATCTCGTGTCTGGACCTGTACAACTGCTCCGATAATCTCGGGCTGCTGACCCTGGTGTCTGGAACCCACACGCTCTCGGTCAACCTCTCGTCGCTAACATATTCATCCGGAACCGTCTCTATAACCTCTCCTACGGTGGAGTTAGATTTCCAATCTTCCCTGCCGACTATACTGAAATATCTAGTGATTTGCATATTTTGAAACCCATCGGTTCTGTACATGGGAGCGGGGTGTTTGAGGCCAGGAAAAATTATTTCTCTCCGCGAGAATTTTGTAATTCCAGAACAACCGTCTTTTTTTGTATTATCGTCTTCGTTATTTTCCAATATAGCCTCTTTTGAGGATGCTATGATGTTTAAAACCGAAGATACGCCGTCTGACTCCGTTTCGTCAAAGAGTCCTTCGAACATTTTGTTACCCTTTCTCAATCTTTCTGACATTCCGTTTGAGGTCCCGCTAAAAACCAGCCCTTCCGTGGATTCAGTATCTATAGTGTATCCCTGAAACATAGGTTCCCTAGATTCGTGTTTGTGCACCTTTATGTAAACATTCAGATAGGAGGCAGGGGTAAAGTAGAGCTCCATGATGTTCAACAGATCCTTTTTTAGATTGTGACTGAGATAACAGCTGTCGTATAGCGAATACGCTCCGCTATCGCTGCTTCGACTGTCCTCGTACGAGTCCAAACTGTAAAAGCCACTGCTACCGCTGCTACTGTTACTTCGGTCACAGCTGGCTACGACACCCTGGCCTACTGTCGCCATATTATTCTCGTAGTACCCGAATACCGATCCGGATCGACCGAGAGAACACGGTTCGACAGAAGTTCTGTTATCGGTCTGCTCCAGATCCCCAATCAGGGATGTTTTTAAAGTGTAATCTAGAAATTTAGTTTTACTGAGAGCCGTTCCGAAGGCCAAGTACATGAAATGTACGTGTTCGGCCTCGGTGAGACACACGCTCTGTCTAAACGCGTTTATACTAGAATCTATGGCCCTCAATTCTCGAAAATCACGTTCGTTTTTAAATTTACAATAATTCGCAAATCTACGCGTCTCTCCCAAAAATCGAGAGGACTGGACGATAGTCATAAAGTCTTTCATGGCGTAACAGGAGACGAGGGGTCTACCCAGGTCTCGGGTGAAGCATTTTGCATAGTGTTGCGTCGTCTGCACCGTACTGTACTGCCTCTCTAGGAGGTAGTAGTGCATGGTGAGTATCAATGATGCCTCATAAGTACCGAAGACCGAGATAAACCACGATGGAGACGTGGGCATAATAAAGTTTTCCGTCAAATATTTAACTAATACGTCTCTGTGAAAATAAACCAGGTGTCTCAGATTAGCGGGTTCTTGTTGGTTCCTCTTATCAGATGCGGAATACTGATCCGCTGTTATCTCATCCAAAATCTGTCTGTACAGTTTTAGGGTTCGAGACTCGTCCAGGCATTGCAGGAGCGTGGCGCTCCCTAAGACCTCGTGATCTTTATATCGAGTCTCAAAATTTAGTGCGTGAGCGTGACAAAAAAACACAGGTCTCATGCGAACAGAGTCCTCACACGACTGAGTCTGGAGACAGAACTCTATCGTGGTGAGACCGGATGCTTCGAGGCGACTGTCCTCGTCGTCATCGGGACTCTCAAAGACGGCCTCGCAGCCTTTCGAAGGACCATACTTATTATTAGTTTGGTCACAGTAGTTTACGCGTTTGTAAAGTATAGGGTAAACGTAGTGGTCTACTTCGACTCCACATAGCAAGCTTATCACGATATTAGCCGAATCGTACTCGGTTGCGAATAACACCTGAATCGTCATGGGCGCTCTATGTGACAAATGTCTTCGCCCATCTATATCCGAGACGCGGTACGAGACGCTGAAAAACGAAATGGACATAGCAGATTTACAAACCGTTATGTCATACAATTTGGGTTTGTCGAGTGCTGATATCACACAACTTATAGATAATGAGGAAAACAAAACTAAGTTGTTAGAGATATTGCCCACATACATGGCCTATAAGACTAAACTGATGAGGTGCGAGGATGCCAAGGATACGTGTGTCGATCATCTCCGGGATATCGTGGATACGGAGCTGCACAAATTGCAGTTTATAATAAAATCATTGGAAATCATAATGTTCAAGATCGCTATGGGAAACCTCGAAATATCGGACACTCAAATAGAAGCATTGGCGACAAAATATGCAACCGACCAGACGACTCTTTCAGATTTGGAAAAATCGTTGAGGGTGATCAACGAGGATAGAAAATGTAGTTTTACACTCATGAAAACATCAGGGGATGCCATGGTTGAAAAAAACATCGATGACGAAGAAGACTCTTCTACTATCGTAGTATCAAACGGACAGGCCACAAAAAAACAATCGGCACGGGCATCTATTGATGATAATCAAACGATTCCGTTATCAAATGGTACCATCGGGATAAATGAGCAAAAAAGCGGCATATTAGTAGATATAAGTAATGGTAAAGAAGGGTATTCGTCAAAAGTTATATCATCGTCAAGTACAAAGATCAGAGGAGTTGGTATCATAGATAATGCGATATCGCCTTCCAAAACGGTGATTTCATCAACTATTTTAAACAATAAACAAACACCACATTTTCAACCCATCCCTGAAGAAACAGAACTTATCTTACCAGAGGTGCCCACAACAGATCCGGCAATATTAGAGGTTGGGGAGATCACAACCACCGTGGGAGAAGTGAAAAAGAAGGTCCCCAGTAGAGAACGCGCCCCTATCGCGTCCTGCTAAAACCACGGCGCAGACACTCAGTTTATATAAACAATCTAGTTGTCGGAGGCGTGAACTACAAACGTGACGTTGTTGTCACATCATTAAACAATTGTCACATTCACGATCTCGTGCCAAGGATTAAAATAGCAAAATCTGTTGTATAATATAATAGGCTCGTTGTAGATTTTATGTTTAATAAAAATTTCTATTACATATATTTATAGACCAATCTATAATCCGTCTTAGAGTGGAAAATTTCACCATCATGCCCATGCGACAAAAACTGGCTAAGATATACGATTTTTATAATGGCGTTCGCGTGATTTTTTTAGATCCCATATTTTTAACCGTACGAACACGTAAGTATAGTGTCATTTGTCTTTATTTTTCATCATCGATCACCACTAACCACATCTGTCCGTATGGTTTTTTTAACAACACTCATGAAGTTTTATATTTTTAACAATTATTTTTTTGTTTGAAGATGGCGTTATTTGTTTGGAGAAATTGAGGAACTTCATGAACCGAAAACGGCGTTATAACGAAGACAAAGAAAAATTATTATAAAAATTTTATTTTGATAAATGAATATTTGTAAAATTTAAACACTAAAAACTCGTTAAATATTTCTTTAAACATTTTCTTTATTAAAAGTGAAAAAACATAAATATTGTTGTTCTAGTTATTTTATATACACGCAAAACATATAATATACATGACGATATAATAAAATATACAGTATTTGTAAATACATTATTACGTCAAGCCTATATAGTCATTACTTTTTCCGAAATTTAGGTCTGCACCGCTACATTCATCGGTGAGCATGATAGAGTCTGATATGTCAGAATTTAATTCTAAGTCTAGTTCATGCAACAACCAATCAAAATTACACGCGTTTCCCATCTGCAATAGCTCTGCAGAAGATGTACTGTTAATAAGATCATCTAAACAAGCTTGCAGATCATCGTCATCGTCTATAACAGCAGATAAATCACAATCCATTGACACATCATAATTAGTCAGTAGTTCGTTTTGTTGAATAGAAGAGACATTAACGGTAGATTCATTATTAATAGTTACGTTAGTTTCATGATCAGCAACGTTATTATCAGTGTTTTCTGTAGGAAAATTCACATTGGGTGTGTTATTATCGTCATTCATTTCAGTTTCTGTATTGTTAAGTGCATTACGAACAGTACGAAGTACTTCACTAGTCACTTCTTGGTGTTGTTGAGGTCTCACTGTTGCTATTTTTGTTTGTGACTGCTGTAAACTAGGAGGAGAAGCTTGAGGTAGTGCGGGCGATATCATTTGTATTCCGATATTTCCAGACGTAGTTTGGTAATCATATGTACATGGTTCAGTAGTAGTATTCTTTGTGTTTGTGGAACATATATGTTCCACTTGCGCAGAAGTCATAACTATATCTTTGTTTTTAGGGCAAGTGGGGTGATGATAAGTCGTGGTATTATCTCTAGAGACGTTATAGTGTAAAGAACACCCCTGAAAGTTTTTTAAAGTATCACAGCTTTTCTCCTCCGGATGGGACGACGACCCACCGGCCACGTTGTTGATTTTATTTGTGTCCTCGATAGCGCGGCTGTTATTGCTGTGATGGACCGGATTATTGATGGTATCTTTAATTAATGGACTGGCATCGGAGGGTCGGGAATATGTTTTGATCCTCTTTATCGGCACCTGTTCGTAGTAGTCGTCTGTGTCATCGACACCCCTCTTTGATAGGCTGACTGGAAAATTCCATTTAGTCGTATTAGCCAGATGTAAGGCTCGTGACGTAGGCAAATAAATTGATATAATTTGGGGAGGTTCCGTCTTCAATTTGATTTTAATATGACCCAGCCCATTTGTCACCGGGTTGTAAAAAGCGTAAATATCCTGAATTAGACCTTTTTTGTTTTCGGGGTCCAAAACAGTTACAGAAGACCCCGAAATACCACCTACGCCCAATGTATTGCCCTTTCTACAAGCCCCTTCCTCTATAATAGTCTGTTCTTTATAGATTATTTTAGCAGCGGCACTGTTCGCCTGTAATTCTGATTCATCTCCCGTCTGGAATTCTCCGGTGAGGTCCACCGTTTCTGGTGGAGTTTGCATCCCACATAGAAGAAACCTACTGTCGTTAGCCTTGACCACCGTACTTATATTAAACGGCAGCATAAAATCGTTTTCCATGTTAAGTTGCCTTCCTAGGGCTTTCTTGTAAACCCGTGATTTAAAGACCGCTATGGTCTCCTTAGCAAACGTTGTAACCCTTTGATTGATAGATCCTATGCCGACGTAAACGGCGGCGTCCTCGACAGAACACAACGCGTTAAAGACGCGTTTTCCCTCTTCGAACAAACTAACTATGAACGTTTCCAAGTTTATGCATTGATGGTGTAAAACAGGAACCTGTCTGACCCGCATGTAGACCTTACATGCAGCTTTCATCAACGCCAAGGAATATATCATTTCTTCGCGTTTGTATTTTTTATATTTTTGAAGTTGAATCTCTAAAAGGTGGTCGGGTCTCTCAGAATCTTCCTTCTCGTTCGCGACATTGTACGGATAGGTCAAGGTTCCACATATAACGTTTCTGAGTTGTGCATGAAAAGAGTGGAAAAGAGTTTTTTCGTTTTCGGGTAGTTCATCCGCTTCTTCTAAAACCGTAGTCTCTGTTAAAAAATATCCTTCTCTACACGCCGTCAGCCAGACATTAACAGAATTCGAGGAAAATCTATATTTCATCATTGTTGAATTTTATTTAAAAATTTATATAACAATTCAATTGGAGACGTAACAGTGTTGTTGTTAGCGTGAATTCTAAAAAAATATTTTCTAAATAGTTTAAAAAAAGAAACAGGTGCGAAGAAGTTTTTTTACAAACAAGCAAATATGCTATATGTTAAAAATCCAGGTGAACTTACAACAGGTGAGACGGCAAAGTGTTGACTTGTAGCCACTGATAGTTTCCCATGAGACACGCACCAATATGGGTAAGCGGTCCACTGGACACGTATCTTTAACTGTATAAACAATTATGCAATATATGGAACCGGGTATGGATATTATGAATGTATTTTCGTATAGCGATGACGCAAATTAAGGCATGGACAGTATTTATATGTTTACATAAGTTACTTAACAAACATAATTTTAAAAATATAATTTAAAATCTAAAAACAGGAAATATTTGTCATGGCGATACAGAGGATACGTTTCCGATCCCGTTCGGAGACAAAAAAAGATTACCATAACGGTCATACATATTGTGCTCCCCTGTTGCCATTTTCTAATAAATTTTCTAACCACATGGATCTCTCCAACTGTCGCAGCGTGAATTCATTAAATGTGATTTTAACAGTTTCGTTTAGAATTTTACTTCTCAGTAAACCGACATGTTCTAACAGGGGCTCGTCGACCCTGAGTGATATAAATTTTTCTCTTAAAATGTGTTCTAGAATTACTTTTCCCTGCAAACCCGTATCATCACGTAAATAGTGCGGGAATATCCATGCGTGTCTCGAATCTCTGACCAGGCGATTGAAATTACAGATCTCGCGCAAGATACAAGTCATGGAGCTGTCCGCGGTGACTCTCTCTATAATCTGAGCTATCTTTTCACACAAATCCAAGATAGAAGGGTTCACACACTTTCCTCTGGCTATATCACACGCAACTAGACGAAAAGCTTTCAGATAGTAACTGAACATACCCACTGCTTGCGTATAATCATGTCTAACACACTTAGACAGATACAATCTAAGATAATATAAAAACAAAAACTCGTTCCACCATTGAAAAAATAGAAGTTCGTCAGATTGCAGGCTACATGTGTGTGTTAACACATGAAATCTAACCATGTTCTGAAACTTATAAAATTGCCTCAGATATCTGTCTCTGATGATACCCCTGTACACTGTCGGGAAATTTATACTGTGGAACAAGCGAGGCATTTCCGGGCTTCCGTTTCCATCCAAGTTCCATCTCGTCCTAAAATCAAGATTTGGGTCAGTGGATAGTCTATTCTTATTGTTCGTTATCCAGTTCTTAACAGTCAATGCTCTCTTCTGATTGATAGCGGCGGGAGGCGGTCTACATATATCGCAGCTACAGAATATCGCTGCAATGACGTGTTCATGTTTTAAAAGAGTTTTGTAAATAGAATCTGACGACAGATCCGTTCTCTCCTGCGTCAACCAGCTCACGGTCAGTAATCGCTTCATACAAACAAACGCCTCCCTGATCTTCGGACTCTCGCTGGTCATGGCTATCTGAGATATCCTGGTCCAAGCGACCACCTGAGACGTCAGTACGTCTCCCAGGTAGCCCAAGAGAGAACATTGTGGACTCACGTAGTTAAAATTCCCTACTAGGTAGTATCCGATCGCCAGGAGCTTGTTCACCAGTATCAGGGCCCTGTTTACTCTACATCTGTATTCTAGGGTTAACAGTATGTTAGAAAAGGTTTTAAAAGTACAATAACACAGATAGTTAGGATTAGGTCTGTCATTCAAAAAGCTACACAGAACGTGCCACAGAGCCGCGTCCGAAGAGTAAGTCAGCCCCTTGATGAATAAAACTCCGTCGCACGTTAACATTCTCACAATACTCTTGTGTTTCGGAGGAACAATCTCACGGGGAACGTAAACAGTAGCACCACGTATCCGCTTTCGAGTTCTCCGTTTCACAAGCCGATGTTTCACATTTGTGAAAATCGTTAATCCTTCAAGATCGAGAACTCGCGCGTTCCTCTCCGTGAAAACAAAATTAAAGTCCGAGATGATGTAGGTTACGCGGTCGTACGGTCCGTCATCTATGTACATACCACGTTTGTAATCACTCGGCATGGGTATACTTTTGACCATCCATCTTTTCGTGAAGATCGTAGTATTCATAGAAGGTATTTTATCATCGTCTGAGGTGTATTCAATAAATTTTGTGTTATTGAAAACCACGGGGATGGTATTAAGAGAACACGGATGCTCCTCTTCGTCGTCAGAGTCAACATCGTAGTAATTCATGGTGTTGATTTCAATATTTTTTTGGTATAAAAATAAAATTAATATCTAAGATTTTTAAAATGAATAAATCGAAGCTCAAAATCTGTTTAAAAATTTTAATTATGTAAAATTTGATAAGAATTAACACATTTAAAAATCAAACGCGTTTACAGACAGATCTGCTTTTTTCAAAAGCTAGAGTAGTTAGGAATGATATCATCGTAAGATATTACATTGTAGAATCCATGAAACATCTCATTGGAGAAGATAAAGTTACGTGAATCCGTCAGGTCCAGAGTGAAGAGGGGAAAGGACATTCTGTTTCCCCGGAGTATCTCCAATCGATAGTCCCTGGCCATACGTACGTACGTATCGTAGGGGATTTCCGGATAAAATTTATCATCTACCAGGTATTCGACTAAAAGGTTAGCTCTAAGGGCGCTACTTTCATTTACGGGCATTCCAATCTTTTTCAGTAATTCAGATAACAGTACAAGAAAACTTTTAAAAATCATCCCGAATGGCTGTCTTCGAGAATCCATGTCCTCGGCTAATCGTTCTGTACACATTTTTACGAGAGAGTCTTCTTCTCCTAACAGATATATGATTTTACTTATCTGGTTTCTAAATAAAGTTAATAAGATCTTCCACTGAGATAATATCACTTGCCTGACTTGACACGCCAAGTACATACAGAAAACGACATTGTTAAAAAGTTTTAACATCATGTCCTCTTGTTCCCTGCAGTTCGGAGACTGTACCGGAATAATATAATTATTCGCCTCCTTATTGTTATAAAATTCCGTCATGTAAAAATCTGTCTTTAGACACATCTCTATTTTGTAAATGTCTTCAACAGATATGTGATAAAGAATAGGTGAACGTAAGATACCTATAACGTTCTCCGCGCGACCGAATAACTCGGGCCCAGTGGTAGGAAATCTAGTCTTTATTGATATGGCCTGATTAATGTAAAAACCTACAGGTATAGATAGAACCGGACTCGGACCCTTAGATGCTGGCTTTGGACGTATCTTTATACCCCTCACTGTTCTCTCTCGGTCCTTCAGAGCATGGCGTTCCTGACACACAGAGCTACATCCACATAAAAGGTTACTCGCGATCCTCGTCACGCCAAATATATGATTATACATAACGTGATCATAAAATTGAGATATACGATAATTCTTAAAAACATCTTTCATTACATGCATAAACTCTTCGATCTTATTATTGTTCGGATTTCGTATATGCAACAACCGGATTTGATCGATATATCTGTGTATAACGTGACACAACTCATGTAGATAATTCAACAGATTCCCCTTTTTATGATTGTACATTACAAAATAAGACATATAAAAATACCCCAGTCCCAACGTGAAGTTTATACACGCCAACAGTTCGCTCTTGTCTTTAAGCTCTTCGTACATCGCGGTGAGATGGTTGATGTAGAGCTCCAAGCCTATCGTATTCCTGTAATCGTAGCTACCCTCATTGACAGTAAACAACTTGTACAGTAACACCCATAATTTACTATCTGTCTCTGGAGTAAGTCCATACATTCTAAACAGAGAACTACAGGTCATGTGAGCGCTTTTATAAATCATTTCAGACGTGATGTTTTCCAAGTCTATATCCAGATACGGTATATTCCGATACGTTATTTCCAAATCGTAGAATCTGTACGTTACGCGTTGCACAGGTGTACCCTTAAATATGTGTGAATACTTAGAATTGTACAAGTATTGCATGTTTATTTTAGGACATGCACATAACTTAAAAAAACTTTTAAATTAATTTACGATGTATCCATAAAGTTGGTAGGTGTAGAACCTAACTCCATGCTCGGTGTCGGTGCAGCACTACTATCAGAAGCCATGACCGCTTCTACGATTTCATGAAACAGGCTTGAGTGCTGCATGTCCATGGGAGATTCATTTTCTTGAACCGTTTGAACTTGTTGTCTGAGTTCTTCTGTAAGCGCCCTCAGCTCCTCAGTAGAGTGGGTAGCAAGCTGCTGTGCGAATATACTACACGAACTGGGAACTTGTTGATGAACGACTGGCTCGGTTGTATCTTGTGGCGGTAGAAATATATGCTCCGCCCCTGGAAGAACGTTTTGGAGTGCACTGGCCGAAGGTGGCTGAACTGTAACAACACGTTGATTTTGGGGTGGTTCGTCATCAACCGGCGACAAAAATATGTGTTCGGCTCCAGGAAGAACATGTTGTAGTCCTGCTTGAGAAACAACAGATGATTGGGACGTAGATATAGGAACGGGACAAGTTGCGGAAATAGGCGCGCTAAATATATTAGTTGTCTGAGTAGCAGATAACTGTTGTTGTGTAGATGGTTTAGGTAAAGGTGGAGGACGTGGCGGTTCTTGAATTTGAGATATCGATGTTTGTGATACGTTTGGTGCAAACACAGAAGCCTTTTCCGCAATACGAATATTAGAACCATCTATTGTAACTAGATTGGCATTCAAAATTTGTGTGCCAGATCCACTGAGCTGTCCGGTAGCAACATCGCTCTTTGTTGACGTTTTAACATCCGATGATTTAGATGTTTGTTTTGCAGATGTTACCCCCTTAGACTTAGTTTCTTGAACAGAACTGGACAAACTCTTCCGGGTTTTATCGACTGTAATCGTGGAACTTTTTTTAGAACTTACCTTCTTTTCCTGTGATGTAGGTTTAGGTTTACTAGCTGACGTACCACCACTAGCCTTTCCTTGCGGTGTGGTGCCAGATGATGTGGGTTTGTTAACAACTGTTTTTGTTATAGACGATACGTCTGATTGTGACTGTGTTTCAGAAGTTTTTGTATTTACAGTTGCTTGTTCCTTTCGTGCTTGGGAACCTGTAATTGAGGTTCCATCTAACTCCGATATAAGGTGACGTAATGGGTCACCATCAACTGGGTCAGGGTGTTGTGATGATTGCACGTCGGATATGGGTGGTTTATCTACTGTGTCTGATGACGATTTTGTTGTTTCTGAGGAACCAGTACGCGTAAATGAAGATGGTTGTAATATGGATTGTTTGGAAGAAGTTCTAACATCACTAGATGTAGAAGACTCTGTGGATACAGCTGTACTAGTAGGATGTGTTTGAATGTTAGTACTGTCAGTTACAGTTGTGGTAGTTAAGGATAGTTGTGGTTTGGATCCTGAAGATGCAGTGAATATAGGTTTAGGAGCTACAGTTGGTTGTTGTACATTACTTACTATAGACGGTCTCTGTTGAGGTGCGAATACATTATTGTTGCTTCCTTGCCTCGATAAAGCACCTACCCTTATGTTAGATAACGAATTTGATCTAACCAGTGTTTTATTTGTTTGTGTTGTTGACAAAACATCAACGAGATTTGCTACTGGACCGTCAGTCTGACGAGGACGTGGACGTGCAGTAGCACGGTCTTGGCTGGATGATCTGCGCTGTACAGTGTAATATGTAGTTCCACCGGGTTTCACAACAGGAACATACGACGAAATACCACCTGCGGGGGCTGCTGATTGTCCCTTCAAAGCATATCTACCGGAGTCTCCTGTGTGATTCATAACGTTATCTAAGCATTCCCTCGCTTGTTGACTAGCACTCTTTCCAGATAACACACTTTTCATATTCACACTGATTTTTTTATCTTGTCCACCTATAGAGGGTCGTCTAGACAACTGAGATGGTTGTCTAAGACACTCCAATCCCTCCTCATCACCGCTGCTAAACCACGACGATTTCATGGGCGGAAGTTTAGGTTTCCCGTTTACCATACGGAACATTTTCTGAGCATCACGCATAAAGAACTTCGGTTGTTTCACTGTAGAATTTCTACTAGATAAATCCGAGGCGTTTGTACTAACGCTCACAGGTACCTGTTGTGTCTCATCTGAAGCACCGGTGTGGTTAGTAGCAGGTAAAGAGGAAGGGCCGGATTGTAACATATCTGACATACTCATTCTAGAATTCATAGATTCGCTTCTAGATAACACATCTATACTGGATGAGCTAACATCTCTACTAAGGAACCGATCCGATGATTCGGATGGAGTTCTAGCCTGCAGGCTAGAACTCCTTGTCTTATTTTTCTGAACAGGAGACCCTAGACTTAACGAACCCATCCCCGATAGTTCTGAAATATCAGTTGATTGCTGCTTTGAAGTATTGGCGCCGGAAGGCGCCGCTGTGGAATGCGGACTTTTACGTGCAGTTGTTATTCTGTTTCTATTGGAGCCATCGTCCGCAGAAAACGGCCTTGATGAACGGGTTGCGGCCGTGGACCTTGACCCCGGCTTCCGTCTTGAGCGCCGTGACTCATCACTCCAGCTATTGTCACTGGAATCGTCAGTAGTGCTCGATCCATCCGTGTGATACACACGACCTCCGCTCAAAATGGAGCCTCCGCGTCGATAGTCGCGAAACCCCCTAGACCTAGGCTTGGGAGACGGTTGAGGCCGCTGGGGTAATTGTCGTTGTGTAGTAGGAAAAGGTGGAGGAGGTTGCTGCTGTGTCGAGCTTCTTGGGTGTTGGATACTGCCCTGTGGCGGATTTGCTACAAAATTTGGATCAAATGGATTTGTAACAGGCCTGTTTATATTGTGACTCTCAGGTAAAAATAGATTTACATGCTGCTCCTCCGGTTGTGATGTCATATTTTGTTCTTCCGTGTTTGTTTTATTTGTTAATTGTTCCTGTCTATATTCCTCTAGGAGTCTTGTTCCGAGTTTCATTTGTTTTACAATGTTCGCTATGCGTTTATTGTCATCTGGTGCCGGGAAGTACAGAAAGCTTTTTTTATCTTCAGTGTCCTGTAAAGGCAATGGGGGTTCTAAGAAATCACCTCCGTTCTCGTCAAAAAGATTTGAACGATACCTAGTACTTGTACTAAGTGTATTATTACTATCGTTTCTTTGCGTAGATGGTGTTTTATTGGGACCATGTGTTGATATAGAATCAGATAACGATGTGGAAGAAGGGCCGTCGTAGGTATCTGGAGGTTTATACGGTCTCCTAACCCATGGAGGAGGACTGTACGGTTTATTAACGGATGGAACTTCATCTATTCGTTCAGTTGTCTCAATTCGCGAAAGTTCATCTGTATTCATTTGCGTGTACACATTTTGTGTAACATGTTCACGAGATTGCTGTTCAATATTATTTGTTGTTGCACTCGAAACATTTGAAGATGATCTGAATATGGGAGATTTTAATCTAAACGTTTGTTTACCGGACCTTGTCGGTTGTGTGTTATTTCCTATACCGTTACGTCGTAGTATGGACTGTTTAGGTTGTGAAGACGTCTGCTTTCGAGACCTATTATTTTGTGTTGTTGTGTGTTGATCACGTGTTTGTGTCACCAAAGGTACGAGTAGGCCTGATTGAGATGTTTCTGTCACCCCATTAATTATAGACGGTTGAGAAGGCGTAGGTGTTTCGTGTCCGATTAATTCATCATAAGGCATGAACAGAGGTTGTTGTAGCACAAATTGACAGCCAGCAGTAATAGTATTATTTGGTATTTTTAAATCAATAGGAGGAGCACCTAATAACAAATCAAGACGTTCAGTTTCAGTTAATCCATATCTTCTAGTGGATCCCCTACTGCGCGGAGGGGGCGCCTGTTGTCTAGAAGATGGTGGTGTAAGAGGCTGAATATTGGCGGTATGAGAGGATGACGATTGAGAACTAACAGGAACTGTGACTGGTGGGGTGGCATGTTGTTGTTGGTCGGTTAAAACAGAATTAGAAGCTGAATTAACAGTAGTAAGACACGATAAACCATTCCCACCAGATGGTGTCTGCGTCACGGATGGCGACAGAATAGTTTGCACGTTGAGAGGTTGAGTGTCATGTGGTGTGGTGACTCCTCCCGTTTGTTCCGGAGTCACCAAACTCACTCTCTCCAAAGCCCTCAATAGTTCACTATCTGCCGTGTTCGGAGATGGGTCTCGTACACGAGACCCTAAACGGTCCACTGAAAGATGGTTATTTAAGGTCACGGGGATATCATCTATCACAGCATCAGCGGCAGTGTCATCTAAATCCGATATCATACGTTCCAGAGCAGCTATATCCGCGTATTTGGCACACACTCGGTGCTTATCAGACTCCTCTTTCACAGCCTCTTGTTGCATCCTCTGTAACCTGCCCAAAAAATCTAACCGTTCCGCATTCGCATTACGATTATCGTATAGGTATTTTCGTATGAACTGAAAAAGTAAAGGTCCTTCGTTATGAAATGTCACCAGCGTTTTTCGGATATACTCCACCGGCAACGACTGAGTATCGCTCACACGAGACTGTTGAAGTCTGGGGGCAAGATTTTTATAAAGATAACGTTGTATAAAATGCCCCACTGGAAGTATATCGAACCCGTAGATACACGTGCTCAGAAGTTCCATGTTACCTAACAGTTCATCCTCCATCTTATCTACGAAAGCAGTGTGTTTCCCAGATATGATGTGGTATAAACGTGTGAAGTAACATATACGGTTAAAATGCGTCACCGTTGGCCCGTTCTCCCAGTTAACGTCCTTTACATTAATGAGATTAAAATCGTACATCTGGTTCGATACCTCATCGAATTGTTTGCGTACTTTTTCCAATAGAATAGGAGGCATATTTATGAGGTTTAGATTCACTATATCATTTCTGTCACGTTTGCTCGGTGGTTTTTTCCATTTCAATTCGTGTACTAAATTGTACAGCTCCTGATTAACAAAGTTAAAGAACGACGGGTCAAAAAAGTGTTTCTTTCGTTTATATTCAGCGTGCGCCTTTACGTTACGAAAAATGAGCTCCAGGGGACCCTTGAGTCTCTGTTGCTCCATATCCTCTTTAAAATCACGAAACTCGTCTTCTATCTTTTTCTCAAGTTCTGGGTTTATGGGAACTAAGTTCTTTAGCCTTTCACAATATTGCAACCGGAATACACATATGTTGAATTGACTGAATATAGTTTTTGTATTAGCGTTGGGCACAGATTGACTGGCCGTGGCTTCGAACACGGTAACTGGAATATGTATCAGGTTACCGAGAGATACATCATTAAGAAACGATTGAATAATACATTCCTTTACCGGATCGACTCCGATATATGGCGATCGTTCGGTTCCCATTTTTACAAGATGATCGAGTAACCTTATTTTCTTTTTTTTTACATAACTCACAAATATTTTTTCTAATAAACAAAAATCTATGTCGTTTTTGTACTTATGCCTGTCCTAGAGGACGAGGGTGAAAAGATAGTAAGCTTTTTATACCCATTATTGTAGGTTTTTAAATATTGTAGATGGTTTTTAAACGTGGCAGTACAGGAAACCGAAATATAAACAGGTAACGTCAGTCAATTAATCCACGTCAAACGTGACATTCGTATAAAACGTTAAGTGGTTTCAAAAAATTTTACTTTTCCACTTAAAACAAACAATTAAAGTATTTAAAAACCATGTTTTTCAGAAAAATTAAATTTGATGACGCTGAAAAAGGCAATACAAGTGCTATATTTGTTGGACTATGTGATTATAAGGTAAGACGCTGAATAAATATAACGATGTGTCAAAAATTTTGATGGATGAGAATTCTATGATAATGTTCAAGTATTTTTAGACTTACTTTCAGGGATATATAATACAGACACACATTGGCTGGATGTAGAGCTGTTAAAAACGATTCGATTTAATAAAATATATGTTTATTATAAATCGATAATATTATGACTTATTTGTAATTTTAAATAAATTTATAAAAATTAGTTTATACAGGAGAAAATAAGGTAAGTTTTTATAAAAAGATATGATTTATTAGTTATATATTTTTAAAAAGAGCTATATATCATTTTTATTCTTCTTTTTTGTTTCCACTCGTCTACTTAAAAAAATGCTGAACATCGTTTCATCAGACACAGCTGGGGTTGGATCTTTACAATGTAACCTGGTGTAATCGAACAGATCGAGATAGAGATGCTACATCTTTTCACCACGGGGTGCTGATCGGAACGGCTATATCGGGATTGCTAATAAACTGCCTAGTGATACTTTACTGGCTCGCAACATGGAGGAGATTCAAGCAGACAGCGCATCTCTTCAATATAAATCTAGTGATTATAGATGTTTTAGATTGTATGGCGGTTCCGATGATGGTGCAGAACGATTTTGGAAATTTAAATGTGTCTCTCGAGATGTGCAGAGCGCTCCTCCTGATACATCACGGTGCATTCGTGGCCAGACCCCTTTTTTTAATGTTTATATGGATTTCTAGATATAACAGTCTGGTAATTAACTCTATCACCAAGAGTAAGTCTAGTGTAAAGTGGCACCAGGTATTATGTACAACGGTGGCCTGGGGAGTCGCCGGGTTCAGTGCCGTTCCGAGCCTGATGTTCGCTAACATCGGCACGGTTTTATCTGATGGGGGATGGGTAAATGGAAGCAATGAAACGGCCGCTAAGGTCTATGAGCGGTCCCGCACGTACGGAACCTGCGGTATCCCGTTTATGGCCTTCGATCGCTCATACGTGTCACTTCAGATGACCTTTGTTAGAATTTTAATGTGGACCCTCACTCCTTTGTGTGTTTTATGCGTAACTAACATCCTCATCGTGAAAATGCTGCATCAGAACAAGTTTAAGAGAAAGGTTAAGCCGATGCTGATACTCCTTGCCCAGATGGTAAGCTTTCTGTTAACCGAGATGCCGTTTACCGTAACTGTTTTTTCTAATCTGGCCACGCCCGTAGAACGTAACTGTTCGGTAAGCATAGACAAGGAAAACGCTGCTCTGGTTACACACGCATTCACGGTGGCGCATTTATCCACCAATCCTCTGCTTTATGTTATTTTAGGTGTGTCCGTTAAAACTTTATACCGAGAGCTCCGTACCGGACAGTTGTGGAAAACGAACAAAGAGGCTAGACGTCTGCAGGCTAGCAGCTGCACTCGGTTGGACAGACTGAGCGGCAGCACGACGCCTCAGGCGTCTCGGTCTAGCAGGACCAACAGAGGAGTAGGTATAGTGTCGGAGACGTTGGTGGAAGATTGCGTTTTCACCACCACGACTCCGACCACCACCGCCTCGTCTTCGGCCTCCGTTGAACTATTTTCACACGGTCACGAAACGAGCAGCACGAACACGAGTCTGGACGGAGATAGTCCCGAATCGCTAATATTACACCATCCGTATCGTCCGCTCGGAGAGAGTCGCTATGTACAGCCTAATCTGATATACGAGGAAAACGACATCTCTCCGAGAGATAAATATTTATACGATACCGATACGGACAGCGATTCGACCATCCATTACAGAGACTCGGAGAACTCTAAAGTAGATTTACACAGAACATATCTCGGAGTGTACTATACTACCGGCAATCGGAGGAGACGCAGGAGATCTAAAAGTAATACAAATTTTAAAACAAAAAGACGAAACAGCAAATCCGAACTTCGTAAATTGGCAAACTATTTACGGCCTCAGACGACCGCTTTTTCCGAGATAGATGTTAACTCGGAAACTAATATCAATACCTATCCTTGCGTACTTTTAACAACTCCACATTGTCGAAAGCGTCGGCACGGACAGCCGACCGTGTCCGACGAAGAGGAGAGCAACGCTTATCAGAGCGTGGTTTAAAGAAAAAACCGCTATATGAAAAATACTTTTTATTGATTTTACACTATAACAGATTACATTACACATAAATACTTTTTTAATACGGAGTTTATATATGTAGGTAGACATGACCACAACAGTAAATAATACTACCACACAAGAAGCACAAAAAATACTTTTATTAAAAAAATACAAGCGGGGTCTTAAGTCAGAAGAAAAAAAGAAGCTTTTCCATCAATCTCTTACAAATTACACAATATCTAAAAGATTGCCGAGATGTACGGTCAAACCGAGTCTAATATTCTGCACACCAGAAAAGACGAAGCTTTTAGAAAAGTTTTTTCAGGGCTTGCTGAAGAGGAGAAACAAACCGGTAGAGACAGAACAGGTAATTCACGTTCTGTCGAAGATATCATGCTCCATCAGGAAGGAATGTGACTTAAGCCACGCTCTACATGATATAGTAACTAATGTAAATAAGATATCTTTCATCGCTAGACTAAAAGCACTGAAAAAGAGAATAGTAATGGCAGATAAAAAACTTTTAATAAGTCTGTTAGTGTCTCTTACTAAGAAAAATAATCTACTTAAGTTTGCTATACACTTCATGATAGATAATTATATCTGCATAGCCGAGAACCGGCGTCTGTGTTCTCTTATGCTGGGATTACTGTGTATGGATCCGCACATGTGGTCCAGATCTCTAGTGATGCTGGAGTGCGTGAGAACTACTTTTGAGCAGCTAATGATCAGGTTTCTTTTGAAGACCGGGAGAAATCCTCATCGGTACATTACTTGTGATATAGATAACTATCTTTCCATGTACAGAACTGCCGGTGTGAAGATGAGTTTTATAGATAATAATGCCAATTGTGAGCTACAGGGGACAACGACGGCAGCGGAGGTGTCCAATAACCTAGACGAATCAAACCCCGCCCATAATATGACTCCGTTCGTACCGTCATATCCTCCGGGGTATCGCCCTTTAACATCATCGACCTCGGCAGACCCCTACGCACTGAATGATCTTCAGGTAGCATCGGACAATAATGATACATGTGATGAATTACAAACATCCTCATGTTCCGCCGCGATGAGCAGCGGCGTGGCGAGAGCATCGAACAATAACGATACCAACACAGTGTTCGTATGATGATATATTAAACTATATATTTAGATACACCATATTTATATTTTTATATGTTTCCTTTTTTCTGTAATAAAAAGATAATTTGTTAAAAAATGGATACGATAGCGTCATCGTTTTCTTTCTTAAAACGAAGCGACTTTGAACTAATTAAATTTTTGTTGACAGTAGATTCTTTAAATGTTGCCACGAATGTCATCGAAGAACCACCCATTTCGGTGAGGGATATAAGTCAATTAAGATTAGAAATTAACCCCACGCTCAATTTACACGACAGCGTACTGAACTTAATTCGAGACGGTGCCGGGTTGATAATATGCATGTTACACATAATCAAAAACTATGAGTCGTTTGGACCCCTTAACGCGGCAACGTTCGAACGGGTAAAGGGGTCACAGAGAAAGAGATTACATAGTAATTTTACTATGATGGTAACACCAGCTCTGGACGTAAGGGGATGGTTGCTCACGGACTATATGCCAGATGATATCTATCAAGGAATAGAAAATCAGGTTCTTGGATACGCTACCTCCTCGTGTTGTCTAGATACTGTAAGCAAAGACGATGTCTTAGAGACTCAAATAGCTTCACTGGAGAGGGTATATTGCCATCCCACATACTGCAATCCCGTGGATATAAACAAATACATGCGCAACCTTCAAACAGTTCTCACAGATGTGACGAACCAGTTTGAGCTGGCCTCCGATGTAAATAGCTCTTGTATAGCATCTACCATAAACGATATATTATTCTTGTGTAGTCTAAAAAACATGCTTTACAGATGGAGGGTATTGCTACAGGACCTGTTGGCATGGACTGCGTATAAAGCAGATATTCTTTTAAACGATTTCATGGTACTTAGTTTAAATATTCCCACACTCCTGCGATATACATGCACCTTGACAGAAGTCGCCTCGAAAATACGAGGCCTTAACCCATTTTCTGCCATTTACGAGTCACAGAACGAGGATCCGGTCGATGGAGATGAACCAATAAAAATACAAGATCTCTTTTACGTATATATCAGAGCGTACTGTAAAACAGTTCGGGAAATTATGGACTTTAGTCCAGATGTCCATCTAGATTTAGAGTATATGAAATACAGGATGGCCATCTGGAAAAATCGTATGACATACTCAGTCTTGAGACATATTCCCGGGGAACCAGATTTTTCAAAAACCAGTGCTCCATCGGTGAATGATCCTGACATGTTTCCTGTTGGAAGAACCATAACTCTACCCAGAATGGTCTATCCTATATATTGCACATACACGGAGAGTGTAACCGATTCCAATGACACATTAAACACGTCGGTTGTTCATTCTTATGCAGGCAATGTTTTAGAACTCCTACAGGACATATATGCACAGAGACCAAGCGGGGCATGTCAAAGACCTGTATCATCAATAAGTCAATGTGCTACAACTAATCAGCAGCAAGTAGCATGTGATGTGGAAATGTGTACTAACGATACACCGTGTCAAGCGACTGGTAGCAGCAGTTCATCTATGTATATGTCCACCACCAGACCATGCACATCTAGTTCACAATTTTACCAACCCCCTTCTCGAAATACACCCGGTAGGACCTCCGGTATGACTAGACAATCGGGATGTCAAGTACCATGCGATGACGTGGTTATGACAGAAACGGGTACACCAACACGAACTACTACTGTTAGTACAACAGACTCAGTCTTTCCGAGAGTCAGACGTATATCGGTCGGCGACAGTGCTTATCGAGTAGACGAAGAAAGCGTAGAAAGAGTTCGGCGAATTATGCAAAAAACTATACTTCCTAAATATCTACCTAAAAAGCATCATCGTTAATAGTCAACAGGACTGTTTAAAATTACGAGATTTTTATTATCTGTTTGTTAACTTAAAATAAATAAAAATCATATGTGTCAATCCGAGTTTATTTCAAATCTTCCGATATTAACGACAGATAACATTTTGATTTGTTATAAATTCTCTTGTGGGTACAAACTTCTGATCCGGACCAAAAAGTCCAAACGCGAACATACAATACAGTATCCAAAACGCGTCTATTAGAACCATAGTGATTAGATACGACACGAGTATGACAAGCCATGTGTGCATACATGATCTATCTACCGATTTGTTAACAGATTTGGTTTTCTGATATTTTATACCGCTCATGTTCTTCATTAAATCGGCGCACACATACAATCTTCCGAATAAAGTATAAAATGTCAAAACAAAACTCTATTGTTCTTAAAAATGCTGTCTTCTGTCACTACTATGTTCGGTATTCAAAAAATAGTTTTTATAAAAGACATGGCTACTACAGACAAACGTAGTACATTTGATTATAGGGGTGGCTATTTATAGAGGTCTGGAATTTTCACGACAAAAAAAGGCCTTTTGTTCACGATAGATGACCCGAAAAAGTACTTCCGTGTACATCGGCTCTTAGTGGTGCCGGGTTGCATTCGCTCGCGTTTCGATGTTTTTATTTGGCTGTCACAGAACCTGTTTTTTTGTAAGTTACTAAGTATACACAATGTGACTCTTATTACGGATGTTTAATCAATAAATGCGTATATTGTAATGCAATTCCCGGAACAGACAACGGAAATGACGGTAAAAATTTCCACTGAAACGTGATATTCTCACGCACATATCTACACGGGCTCTCTCTGCTCGACCCTACACGGACTTACCTGCAGTGTGTACAGAGGGACGGTTCTGTTAAAAAGAAGATTTTGATATCTCTTTCAAATTGCCTTTTTTATTTTCTAACTGTACTGGTTTGTTTTTTTAACTATATAGAAGAAACGTATCGTCTCTAATTAGGCATCATGAGACGGTTTTGGGGAGGGAGGGGAGGTGCTGGAGGGGAGCATTCGAAAAAGCCTAAAAAGGGGGTGTCTTCCACCAGGCTCAACAACCTGTTCTTCGGACAGAGGGGTGGTCATCACCACCATCATCATTCGGACGATCTCTACGAAGAGATCAACATACCTACGGGCTTACGCTATACCAGAAAAACACCGTCGTTTACCTACCCTAACGACTTGTGCTCTTCCGCACGGTGTACCTACAGAAGACCTTCTTCCATACCACCCATATCCGAGATATTCGGATCAGATTCACACCATCGTCGACATCTACACGCGAGTTCGATAACACAAAATTTTCTAAACTCTTCATGCGAGAATGGAAACGGGCGGAATTGCGAAGGGAGAAGTAATACCGAAATCTCAGCGCTCAGTCGAGCGCTCGAAAGCCACATGGCTGATTCCGATAGGAACCCGCCATCACCGCCGCTCTCCATATCGACCGTATACCAGACCAAACATGTACCATCTCCTATTGCGGCGAATAGCGATCCGCCAGGGTCTCCGCTGGAACTTCCATCCTCGGCCTCTTCCCTCCTCAGCAAGGAGGTGGAAAAATTCATGCAACAGAGGCCTCTTCCTCCGATACCTTGCCACCCTTTCTTTGCACCACCTCTACCTGTCAAACAGAGATCGCTACCGAGATCCGTCGCAGATAACAAGAAGGTGGTCGTAGAGAGAAAAAAATCAGGAGGTAGTAAGTCCGGGACGGCCGCCATTTCTGGTACATCGGAGATCACCACGGAATCGATCTCCGCGGCGGCCGTCGCGACCCCTCCGCCGTGTTCACCCACGGCTACGGTAATCTCTATCACACGTAAAACTACCGCCGCACGTACTACTACACACGAGCCCAGAATTCTAACTACCGAGATATTGGAGTATGTCGGGGAGAACATCGATCAGTGCGGAGTGTTCAGAAACACATATAATCGGAGCGAGTATCCTTTACCGAACTCCGAAAACGCAAAGCTCGTGATAGTGGACCTGCGGTGCGACAGGCCCTTTTTCGAGGAGGTGTTGGTTGCCGCGTTCCATCTCAAGGACCTGCTGTCTGAGATAGAACGCGACGGTGTCGTTTTTCTAGGGTACATACGCAGTACCGATTTTTTTAACCAAGCCAAAGTGTTCATACTTGAAAACAGCGGCTGTCTATACCTATACAGGGATCGGGCCTTTTTCAAAGTCGCCAACAGCCTGGGAGAGCTAGCCAAGCACGGTCTCTTGGATGTGGTTGTGTATACTACCGCGTGCGCCCTGAGCGACTCTGACGTTTCCACTCTGCTCCACGATGAGGGTATCCGAAAGGCGGTAAAAAATTGGGTGTTTATGTGTGACCAGAAAATGATAACCGCAGCGGCTTGCGGAGAGACGGGGACTACGGGGCCCGAGAGTCGAGATACAGGTTGTAGAAGCAGGGGCTCCAATCTGTGCTATAGGCGGCGGCACAAAGCCGGAAACCGCGATGAGACTCGTACCTCTTCCAACCTGCGAGTTTTAAACGAGGCCGAGTATAAGGCCAGGTTTCTGTACGGACCTCTGGTGTCCCAATCTAATACGAAAGATATGAGATCCGTAACTCCCATGTATCTAACGGGATTCATATCGTACGTGCTAAAGGACCTGAAGCGCAGGGCGCAGAGTGAGAGGGCCTGGAACGAAACTCAAAATGTCGGGAAGGCAGCCGAGGAGATGTACGAGAAGGTCAGGGAGTATCTCTTAACAGAAATAAGGAAGAGTTTGCCGGAATTAAAGTTAGATATGCTAAAACGGCAGCTAGACAGCCTGACGGGAGAATGCAGGTGTGATTACAGGACGTCTACGCCTTATCAACATCTCAGGCACGTCCTCAGCACCCTGGCCTACGTTGTGTACTGGACGTGTTACAGTAACGGGGGATCTTGCATGAGCTACGCGGTGTACCTGTCCGTCAGGAGCCTGATAGCCCTGGAGAGGCTCGTGTTTGCCGAAATCACCTGGTCGCGACTCAAAACCACGAAAAAGACAGGTCGCGGAGAGAGACTTTCCAAACATACAAAATATGTATCTTCGAAAATGCCACCATCGTATGACCCCCCCGTCCCAGAACCTTGCCGTACATCATCTATCAAAAACAAAAAATTACAAAAAACAGCCCCTTGTCACTTTAACGTGAGCACCGCCATGGCTACTCTTGAGCTAACAGACGATGAGAACAAAGCGTCTCAAGGTAATAATGACGAAGCTTATTATGAGGATATTGAAAAGTATGTCTGCGTGCTGAATGATAGCTACGAAATCTGATTGTAGAAATGTATATATATGATAAATTTTGATGTACATATTGTATATAGAAACTTTTATACGTGATAATATATACCGTTCCTATCCTAACAAATATCATATTAAATCGCAGATGAAGACACGTATATGAATATCAGATACAGCGCAGACTGTACAAAAATCTTGGAGGACCTAGATAATTATCTGGAAACACCTCTACTGTATAATAACAGAGATGACGGTAACAGCTCTGTAGACACCCCGCCGCCCCTGGAGACGAGTGAGGACGGAGATGAGAATTTCGTTGTATTGACCGATCTGATAACCACCAGTGCAAGCACGTCTTGCCCAGAACCAGAGGACCAAGATACTGAACGCATATATCTCCCGAGAGACTTTTCATCACTCTCAGAGGATATCCCGTGTTATGAAACTAACGTGGAACTGAGCCAGAGAAAATGGGTCGGAACCAATGACACCACACCCTCTGACGAGAATCCTGTAAGTGCGGGGCAGGGCAGCCAACGCAAGTATATATATCCAGGTGATTTGGAGAACGTCTCTACTTTATTTAATTCCGTCTTCTTCTTTAACAGGTGAACCCTGAGAAAGAAGGCTCTGGCTGTTTATCTGAGAGCAGTGAACAAGAAACATACCAATCTCAAATACATAGACGTTCTGGGTACATTCGGTTTGACGAGGACACTAAAGACCAAGATGAACCCTGTCGACTCCAACGATCACCTGGATTCTATGGAAAAAACAAATACCGATCCAAAAGATGTGTGTTTGGAAATGGGCTTGGGCGATGGAGACTCGTTAGCGGCGAGCCTACTGAACCTTGCTGCGTCGATGCAGAATGTTTCGAATGACCCTGATCGAAATCCTAGCCCCCCTCCGCCTTACACTACTTTGCTTCAAACACCAGACTTAAACTTTGATCCTAGTAACTCCAATGTATACGAAAGACTTCAACAGTGGTGGACTTCTGTGACAGAAACCAACGGCATACCTGGAACTAATGCACCACAAACTCTTTTGCTGCTTCTGTTGCTACTATTTACGCTATCACACAGATTCGAAGATAATCGTCATACTTTACATAAAAAAACTAGACGTATTATGTTCTTCGTAACTACACTTGCAATTGTATTTATGATCTATGGTATTTCCAGTATTGTCTATTTGAGCATATTGAGATAAAATAACATTTAAAATTAATGTTAAAGCAGTTTCACATGTTTTATTCATGTTTATTAAAAATTAATAAAATATAGTGAGTGTTATGACAAAATGGCTATGAACAAGTTCTTATTTATTTTCTGTCTTTCTACGTTTTTATATTGTAAGTACATCTTAATTTTTTAGTTAACTTAATTAAAAATTGTTACATTTAAATTTTCTGTTTTAGATGTTTATAATCAGGAAGAGGGAGAAGACGACAATGCCTGTTCTGTATGGAAGGAATTGTAAGAAATTTTGTAGATTACTTATGTGTTTTACATATATTAAAGAAAGATACTATTACCTATATAAATAAAGATACTAAAAGCAATTTTTTTTCAGTAATATGGACGATTTGGTGGTACATAAAAGAAAAAGAAGAAACTTGATGGACGGAGGAATGTGTGATTTATCTCAATTAATTCCATCTGGACGAAGAAGAAAAAGAAATATATATCAGTGTTTGTCAACATCGATATTAAAATGTTTGTTTCACGTTGATGATTATCATTTCGTTGACAATAGCACACACATCATAGGAAATATAACTGTTAATTTAAAATACATTGGCCAAAAATCAAATCTTACTTTTAATGTTTCTAAAATGCATGTTCCATTACTTCATTCTGATAAAATAACAGAACCAAACTATCTAAAATCACGTAACAATACATGGCCTTGGTGTGCTCCAAATGTACCTGGAAAACAATTGGAAATTTCATGGAACGACTCTTTTATTCCATTCCAATGGTTAAATTCAACAACAATTTATGTAAGTGCGTTTGGGTTCGAATTCTTAGACGGAGATAATATTACAAAACTGCTTTTAAATGAAAGGTGAGTCTATATAATATGACATCATTATCACTATATATACACTTCGGTTAACCATGTTACTCATACTTCCAATGCTCGTCATGTTGGCAGGTTCCTCGTCTAAAGCAGACTCCGGTTCAGGTATGTATTTATATATACATTTAAATTCCCGGTTAAAAATATAAATTCTAATTTTAAATTTATTTTAAGGAAGTGGAGATGAAGATCAAAATACAACTAATGACGATGAAGATTACGCACATACAACTAAAGTTACAAATTATCTGGGTGTAAATTACACTGAAGATAATATATTTACACCGCCACCATCTTTTCCACCGGAAGCCTACAATGTTTCCAACGAGCCTGTTACTGAACTCCCTCCTGAACCAGAAGATGGATTCTACATTGGATCTGGTGGTTCTGGTGGAGGATATTCAGATGAAGAAGATGATGACTCTCTATATGAAGCAGAATTTCTTACAAATGCATTTGATTTGACAAGTTCGTTTGAATGAATAACACACTAATGTTTAAATTTCAATAAAGTTTATTCAATATCTGACAACACCGAAGCAAAAGAGTAATTTGTAAAACAGTTCTCTGAAAAATATTCCAAACGGGTGCGGGGGCATCTCGTTATACACTCCGATGACTATCTTGGTGAATATATATATCAGCGCCGTTAAAATCCAAGTGTGAATATCAGAAAAAGAAAGAGATACGGGGTATACATAATAGTAGACAAGCAGAGGAACTATAACTATCATAGCGGGTCTGCGCGGTAAAAAATTACGTCTAGAGGACGAGGCTATCATATCGGCAGACGTGAAAGCCGAGATAGACACAGCCAGGTACACCGAGAGCTTGACGTCTAGAGACCAGGCCATATTATCCCAATCGGCAAAGGGAGACAGGTCGAAACAGAGCGAGAACCCGGAGAGGAGGACGTAGGCCCGAATGCTGTTAAAGAGCCCGTAGGTTACAAAGAGGTAGTCGGTAAATAAAAATCTGGTAACGTATATGAAGAGTAACACGACGATCGTGGCGTTGACCGAGACTCGGATCAGAAAATCGCAGCACTCGTACAGCCTCGGTTCCAGGTACACGTCCAGCGATAATTTTCCGACAGTCAGGGTGTTAGACCAAATCACGAGCACGCTCGCGGTCTTGAAATGTCTCCTACCGTGTCGAACGGTAATGTAGAACAGTAAAAGTGTGATAGCGAGAGGTGTTAAAATCAGTGTCATATCTGGTGTGTTCAGATCCCAAAAAATTAAGTTGAAAGTTTTAGTATTCCCTCCGAGCGGCAAAAACGGGATGGGTATTATAGCGTGACGAGAGAACGAACCGACCCGGTTAATAAAAAATTTCGCTGGAAAATAATTAAAAAGATTTTATTTAATAAAAAGAAATTTATTTAAAAAACATTAATTATAAATACACTTTAATGAAAATAATTTTTAACGAGTTAATTTTACAAATCTAGAAACAAAAAACATCTGACACATGTCGGCGGTGACACATACATTAATAATGGTTTCCGTTACAGATCAATCAAAGATTGAAATGAAAACCTTCCCCTCCACGACAAAATTATGAGTAATTTGTATGTATGAACAATAATACCCATCCATTCACACACAATATTTTTTTAAATTTATTAAAAATCAAATTTTTATCAATAAACTAGCACTCACCCTCCCTCCAAAGCAGAGATTACCTAGAGAGCAGCTCTAACATGTTCTCGTTCTCTGGAATACCGGCGAACGAAGTGAACGCGACCAGAGCCCCTAATATCAGCCCCCGCCCGGAAATGTTTCTTACAGTTGCGTAGTTATCGGGAAATTTGTCACGATCGGACAAAAAGACAAAAACTGCCAAAAAAGTGAAAAATGCCAGGAAAGCCCCTATTGTACAGGTCCCACCCTGCCGATGGATGTTGGCGTGTCTCACGAGGACAAGGTCATTGATCACGATCCCACACAATAGGGTGTAAATTCCATACGCAAATGCTCTCCAACGATCCATAGAGAAATCGCAACTGAGCGTGTTATCCGATTGTGTTATGTAAAAAAATTGAACCATCATAATCTGCAGAGTCATCAGCATGGGCGTTGTGCGGATGTCAAAGGCGCCATCGAAAAAAAATCTGAATAGGTTGTAAGCATGAATGATTATGCACATGAAAGCGTAGACGCAAAACAGGGTCCCAAGGGTCTCTATGACTGTTATCCTGTACAGATACCGGTTGCACACATAGTTATTCCTGAATGGATCTGAGTGAGACATTAAGAACATACAGACGAGGCCGATGGTGACCATCTGGCCGCACAGGAGGTATTTTAGGGACCTCTGTCCAGATGACACGAGGAGATAAAGGAACAATGACACATAGCTTAGGAAGCCCGTTAGATACAACAAGCAGGCTACCCCCATCATCCTCCAGATGGTCGGGTGAGACCGACACTCCCAGGGTCACATATTTAGTACAAAAGAGGAACTTCGTCCTGCCCTACAATGGCAGGTGGTCCCACTTACGCACTTCCAGGGGATTTTCTGTTCTCAGAATAGTATAGTTTATATTAACTCATGCACGAAGTGCCTATAAGCGATGACAAACATTTCCGATAGGGTGGAAACGACCGGTCTGAGAACAATGGTATATGGCAATAGTCCAACAGTCACTTTCATTTTTTAAACCTCAGTCTCCACCAAGTTCAAAAATCTAGATCTCAGCGACCCTCCATCCATGTAGTCAACTGGGGTCGTAGGGGGAGGCGGTGCTTGAAGCGGACTTGTAGGCGACGAGGATGGATATGCAGAACCCGAACTCCCTCCGGTGCTCCCGCTGGTTCTGGCTAACGGGTCCGACGAGGTAGAAGAGTTCTGTGTCACGGGCGGAGAGTTAGGAATGTGCTGAACCGTCCTCAGGTCCAAAGAGCCTGGATCTTGATAGACAACAAGACATATACAGTTAATTGATAATAAAATCTATCACTTTAAAAGCTAAACATATTTCAAAAGCAATACACCAACAATATTCTACCTATACACACATGTCATCACAGAACTCCACATATAAATAAAATAACAGATTTAATAAAAATTTTCTTTTACCCTGAGTCTCCGTAGGTTCATCGTCCACCATCATAATTATATCATATTTCTTAATAACTTTGCACATATTACATAAGAGATTCTTCTCCCCGTTGGCGACGGGGATGAAAACGTTCCTCAGTATCCACATTCGGTACTTATCGAACGCGTGTACGCCCCTGGGTCCGAACAGGAGATCCGCGAGGAACAACACGATGTTCAGCGCCGCCGTCACCAGCAGCACGGCGGCGCAGGGTGGGAGCAGCAGGATCCCCAGGAGCAGGGCGGGAATGGTCTTGGGAGTGCAATCCATGTCCAGCATGGTCCGTAGCTTGTACCCTCTGAGCATAGGAAGCCTGCGATGGTCAAGTAAATCTATCCACAATACGAGAACTTCGGTCGCCGTTGTAACGCACAGCCAGAAGACGAATAACGGAAAGAGGAGGACCGCGATCAGTTGCTGAGATCTACTCCAATCCTTCATCGTTCTCTAAAGGCTCGATAGAGCAGATCTATTTAACGTCCCTCCGGATCCTTATACGTTTCCTTTCCGTTCGGATTTCTTTTCTCGAACGGATATGTCGTCTCCGTCTTAACTATGTTTGAAATCTGGGAACGACCGGGCTCCCCCGGGTCGGCGGTGTACGTAGAGCTCTACGTACACCCACTTGAGACAATCATGTGGGCAGATCAGACGTAAGCGGCAAATTCTTTTGTAACCATATCTGGCAAATCATCAACCCATACACCATAGTTACACATGCATTTTTAGTTAAAATTCAACCCATGTCGTCTTACGAGTTCTGCAGTAATCATCATCTGGGTTTTTTCCATCGCATATTGGTATCTGAGACATTTTCATGTGTGCAATATTATAAAAAAGAACATCAACTGAGAACTAATTTTTTTGGTTTATAAACGACATCAATCTAAGTAAAAAATGGCAAACGAGAGAGCCGATTCATTTATCGTGCAAACGCCAATTACTTACCCAACGTCTTCTATATTATACTTTATTCCTGAAAATACTTGAAAGTGCTACGTGCACAACATCTACGAGCCAACAAAATGCTGCTAGTAGTACATGATGAATCCCATGTTCCTCCGAGATGAGCCTTTTTTCCTTGTCTTCTTCGTATTATTTATTTAGGGTCGTATATTATTGATCATATGTACTCTCTGTATGTAATAAAATAATATTTTAAATAATTATTAATCCTGGGATAGGATATTTTATGTTGCTTTAAAAATAGGGTCTAGGTGATATAATGACCCCATCAAAGAGAGATAAAGCAACGGTTTTGTTGTCTAAGTTCAGAAATATACTCCGACAGGGGGGTGGACATTTCAATCTTGTTCCGTGCCAACCTCATGTCATACCGTGTATGATGAATGTATCTCACGGGACCAATGAACGTGTGTGTTTGAGAGGCGACGATTGATGTTAAAACCGCAAGAAATTGATCCGGGTTTACTCAGAAGACAGACACCTTGATTACGTGGGCTCTACTTTGAAACTGATACTTTTAAAACAAAAACAACCTAAACTAATTAATTATGGGCATCACACTGAGTTCTACTGTCAATTGTACTCATGTTCTCAAACACTATCATCACAATAATACGACGTTCGCAAACTGCGACCTCAACTACCACGAGAAGATCTTCCTCGGGTTCGCCTCGGTAGTCGGAGTATTCTTTGCAGGGCCGTGTCTGGCCTTTGCCGTGTTTTACTTGAAAAAATGCTACATGTACGCCCCTTACTCTATGTTGTATAACATTATGATATTTCTATGCGGCATTGTCGGCACTTTCCTATCCATGGTCTGCTATAACTGGGGAGAGACGCTTATCACCCTCTTGGCATACGTCCCCTTACCGACGTGTTTCGCCTGTCTCATGGTTCACGTCGGAAACCTATTGCTGACAAAGCGATACGACTGCCGTCTCCGCGACGGCGTGCTCGTAGCCGCGGCTATACTGATTATCATTATTCAACTGTCTGTTCTTCTGAGCGCCCCCGTATATGTCAAATTCGAAGACGGCGCCGTTATGTTTTGGAAATGGAAACTGTCTCAAAGTTTCTGTCACTCGGGGCTGGCCATTATCACCGTATTCGGGATGTCGCTCTGTTGCTGCCGCGATTATCCACACGGCGCCTCTATATTCGGGGTCTCTATGTCATCCCTGATCCTATGGGTGTTTTATATGTGCATAGGGGAGTACCAACTGGGGATTATCGCGCCCGTGTTTATGGGAGCCACGGGCTTCATATTCCTTTTGATGTACGGTATCCCAGAATTGGCGTTTTTGTATTACAACTATAAATTTATATTTTCGTCATCCGGCAGCGAGAGCACAGTACGCCTCTTCAGTGATGTATGATAAGAATAATGTATTTTACACTTGTAAATTACACCTACAGCATGTCACATTTCCTGCATGTAAAAAGTGGTCTATCTGCACAATGCACTTTAAAATTTTCCATGACGTATGTAAACAAATTTATCGTATATAAGAAGTGTAATGTTCTGATTTAACTTACTTTTCGAATAAAGAAGATGTACTCCTTAACTTGTGTTTTCGTATTGATTTATATAGTAAGTTAAAAAGGAATTAATAATATATTAAGATGTGTTCAGTATTTTTTTATTAGTTCACACTTTATTTTTACAGATACAAAAAACAGAAGGATTTGTGGAGACATTCAACATATCAAGTCTTCCTCATAAAAATGTAACTTTAAAATGCACTTTTAATGACACTACAAAGAACATATTTGCAATACAATGGCAAGCAGATAATGGAAATCACTCTTCATACATAGCGACTATAAAAGAAATAAATGAAGACAAAGAAAAAAAAATACAAAATATAACATATTTTAATTACAGTGGTATAAGTGTGGCATGTGAACAAAATATGAAGGCCACAACGCTAACTATTATTAACGTAACAAAACAAAATGCAGCCTGTTTTAATTGTAAGTTCAAAGTTACCGCAGAACCTGGAAATGATGGATACATGAATAGGACGTGCATCAATCTGTATGGTAGGTAATAATAAGCTTTCACTAAATAAAATCTATAATTTTTACAAGTTTTATGATATATTTTTAAATTACAGATAATCCAACATTATCACTTATGTCAACGCTATCAACTAGCAAGACAAGTATTACATGTTTATCTACTGGATATCTCCAACCGTCTGTAAAATGGATAAATGTCTCCGGTATGAATAATTTAACCGAAAATATTACAAACCACAATGGAACTATATCGGTGAAGAATACACTTTATGTAAACAGTTTAAAGGATGGAATATGTTGTGAAAATAGCGTGGGAAACGTTACTTGTATAAAGCCATACGAAACACACGGTATGTATATGTCACATTAAGTAGATTTGAACAGATCTAATATGGATCTAATTTATACTTGTTTCTCATTACAGAAAAGTTGAACCAGTTAATCACATCCATATGCATAGTCTTATTCATTGTTATGATGGCAATAGGAATAACCAGTTATTTGTATTATGTAAAAAGAAGAAATAAAAGAACAAAAAATACAGGTAAGTTAAAATTTTATTAAAATTTAAAGATAAATAAAAATCCTACTAATTGATTTTCTATTTTTATTTTTTCAGATTATACCAAGATGAAGTTATAAACTTACTTTATTAATAAAATTTTAAACTCAATTTTGTTGTTATCTTGTTTAAAATAAATTTCCAATATTTTGCAACTCACCTACTGTGTCATTAAACAAACAACACACCTGTATAAAGGTAAGACCCCTATAAAGGTAAGTGCCCATTTTCCTCCTAGGTCAAAGAAAATGGATCTCAAACTTTCCTGTTTGTTGTTTATTCCAACAATCATCTTCTTCTACTCAGGTGTGTAACCACGTCGTCTTAAATATATATAACGTTATATTAGTTTGTCATGGATTTTTTTAATTATATGCTTTTCTCCACAGGTGGTAACGCCTATATTGAAATAACAAGTCAGTCCCCACAACTTGGCTCTGAAACTACATTAACATGTTCATTGAAGAATGACAGCGACTACCCTATAGCTGTGAGGTGGCAAAAAGAAAATGCCTCCAGGGAAGACAGAGACTTGGGAATGATTTTCCCTGGAAATACCAACGCGAAACTTTATGATAGATACGAGGGTAAAATAAATATATCACAAACAAATAGCATGAGAGAGACTACACTCACATTTTTTAATACAACCGTTGAAGATGAGGGGTGTTTTCTATGTGTTTTCTATTGCTCAGGGCAGTCTCCCTATGTTTTGCTTAATAAGACCTGCGTTACAGTATCTGGTAAGTAGGAAAATACAAAATTTTACACTATCTAGTCACTTACCCTTGAGACTATCATCTTTATCCTATCTTACAGCTGCACCAACGGTCTTTATATCTACTAAAGATGACGGAAACCAAACAAATGTCACATGCACAGCAACGGGCCTACCTGCTCCTTTAGTTCAATGGCTTGGACACGGACCTGGTGTTGAAAACTCAACACAAAACACTACAAATAAAAACGGAACTGTATCAGTATCTAGCACGCTTTATTTCAAAAAGTCATCTGACATAGGATCTAAACCCTATTACTGTGTCGTAGAACTTTTTGGTAACATTACCAATTCAATAACTTGGAATACACCGATTACACCAACACCACCTGTAGACGCTGTACCACGAGACGGAGGTACGAATGTTAAATACTAGAAAATTCATTCATTTTCAATCAAGATATAATCTAATTTTTTATAACATACTTATTTAGATTCCAGAGATGCCAGATCAAGATCACTAATATCCGGTGTTTCCATTGCAACTGTTGTACTCATCGTACTAATTTTGCTAGTAATATATTATCATACAAAGAAACCAGACCAGCATGAGCTCGATGAAACACAACCTCCGGGTGAGTGAATTTTATAAACCAAAAATTTTTAACTATACAACATGATACAATTACTAATTAGATATATTTTACAGGGTACAAGAAGTTACCGGAAAAATAACGACACAATCACCTCAAATCTACTTTAAATAAAAATCAATCACATTTTTGCAAATTAAAAATGTGTCTTGTCTTTTGTGTTGTGCAATCGTTAAGCAAACATTGACTGGGTATAAATAAAACCTCCATCTCGCAAAAACCATTTTTTCTCAAGCTTCACCATGTTTCGCGTCTACCTTATCACCATCCTGGCGATAACATTATCAGGTAATATTCAATTTACTAACTTCTATTGTGATTGGAATGATTACTTATCATTTTCGTTTTTCTATAATAGCTCAAGATTATGAATATGAAGGGTCTACGAGTTTAGAAGATTTACCAGAATCCAAACTGGAAGCACATATAATGTTAACCAATCAATCGGGTGAAACAAATATTACATGTATAGCCACTTGCAACCCACAACCTTCAGTTACGTGGAACGGGGAAAACATATCTAATGCCACTGTTACAACTATTAAAAATAGTAATGACACCGTCACCGTTAAAAGTACTATATCTGTAGATACAAGAACACCTCGAGAAGAAGAAATTTATTGTGAAGCTACATGTGAACACGAGACTGTTTTTCTAAGCCCATGGAATTCGAAAGACCCCGACAATTTTTTCTCCGGTATATTCGATTCAATATTGAAACGATTCGAGATAACATTTTAGCATACATGATAATATACCTATTCTCAAACTTTGACGTTACTACGTATTTACATCTTTATTCAACTTTAGTGATAGCTATTCTATTAGTTATCATTATACTGTCTATAATATACTATAAAACAAATCAACCAGTAGAAGAAAATCATCCACAAGATCTGTTGGAACAACCCCTTTTAGACAATCAAATCACACAATAATTTAAATTTAATTTTATTAAACATCAGCATAAAAACTAAACGGTGTCTCGTGTTTTTTTTTACCAGTAAAGTCTTCGGCTCTGTCTAGTGTAATACAAAAATAGGCAAAGTCCACAGACTAGAAACATGGACGACGCCTCGGTATAAACATTTTCTCGGGCCAGCCATAGCGAAGCGTCTACGACCCGTCTGTGTTTTCGGTACGCGATCACGCTCTGTTCGAAACAGAGGGGACAATGATAACGAGGTTTGGTTCGACACATTTTTCTTTATTCGTACAATAAGTGTAAAAACGTAAGTAGCAAGTCAATGGGGTGTATCAGTATCACAAAAGGTTCGTGTAGACAAAAGTACGCGTCTAACTTTTTGTCATTAAGTGTACAGATCAAAGGTTTTCACAGTTCAAAAGTTCTTTTTCACAGATCCAGGTGTGCAGCACAGGAACTTCGTCTAGCCGGTCCAAGGGATTCCGTACAAGTCCGGACAGGTTAGCGTCCTTTATTTCCGTCCACAGACGCCTCTGGCCATTCACGCATCATCACCGTGACGTACCTATAAAAGACATCAGTGAAAGTTATACCTGTGATCGCATGACCCATAAGTATTGTTTTCAGTTGGTATGGTTCCAATAATAACAAGATAAAATCTTAAAATAATAAACTTCCGTTAGAAAATCCCCTCATTAGCTTCGTGTGACTACACAAGAACAAAAGAAACCCTGTGCAGTCTCCCAGGTTCCCCCGTCACTTACCTAGATTAAGTCTTTTATCTACATTCCCAGGTGATTCAAACGTCGTAAAAAGACTCGGCCTCGAACTCATTAGCTGCCGGTACGAGAGCACAAAGCAGACGCTTCATGTAGTTCAGTGATTTACAGCCGGTACGAACTGTATTCTTTAGATGCCTGTCCACCGACACAAGCCTGCCTTTCGTGCACACGTTAATGAGCAACAGAGCAACATAAGGAAATAGAAAAGTAATGTAGAGACAGACCAGCCAGAAAGGCAGTAGCAGAATGCCGTAGACGGTCCGCAAGACGTTCTTCAAAATTGGAGACATCTTTTCTGATATATAGGACGATTTTTAAAACAGACAAACGAAAATCAGATGGCGATGAAGAATAACTAGCAACGTCAAGTCAAAGCTGTCTGAGTGCTAGCACCGTTTTCTGACCCACGGTGCTAACAGACCCTTTTTATATAAAATCAGATAAGCCATGTGATTTGACCCGGCCAATAAAAACGTTACTGATTCTGTGCCAAAAACCACATTCGTTTGGAAAATTGCCATGTCAAAAAATCCCTCGATTTTGACATAACAAAATTTTCCAAGACATCATCGACTAAAAACTTTAAATTTCAGAAAAACTAGGAGGACCCAACCGGTTCGAGATACATTACACATATAAAATTCAAAGTCGAACATCTCATTGAGAAGTGATTGAATATTATGTGTATTTGTGTTTAAATTATAAAAATGTGAGATTAAGTTAGATGGTATTGAAAAATGCTAGTAATTTTCCACGATACTGTAAACCAGCCGTTTAAAGGAAACTCGAAAAACGAATATGTGCCAAAGATTATGTAATCTTTCAGGTTGATGACGTTACTATGTCAAGTGCCCTAAATGGTTTATATTGTGGACTCGGGTCTGACGGTGCCTTACTAGAGAAGAAAATTGCTTCTCGAGATATTCTAAATAAACAACTTTAAAAAAGTACTGACTGAAGCGGTAAGTATGTTTGTGATAATAACAGACTGTTGATACTTATTTATATATTATGACTTTAACTCGAACATTGTTATGTTCCAAACAGGTCTTTGATGTCGTTACCGCTATCAACATCTGTCGCTGTACCAACATCTAATACAACCATGGTCTCGTTTGCTCAGGCATGGGGATTGTACCTGTCATGTCTCGCTGGACTGGGAATAGCGGCCTGCCTTATATTTTTGGCTCTTCTGATAAGATTCATATTAAATCACAAACATTATCCTAACCATGGAATTGTGCCAATACAATGTTCTCTAATATGTGGAATGGTAGTATTTCTATACCTGATATTCATTGTAGACGACGCCAATTACTTCATATCGACACCTTTGTTCGGTATAGCTTCGACGTGGGTCACTACGTGTCTAGTATGTCATTCATACTATCTCGTGGCTGCTCCGTCTGTAAGGAATGGTGGCCTCTACTCCTTCTTTTTCATGTTTTTAGTTGGTGGAGTAATTCAGCTAATATTTGGCATAGAAACAGTATATCTAAGGACCACCGTAACCGGACATGAACTTGTCTACTTTGCGCTATTCAGTATGTCCCTGACAATAACTTTGTTGATCTTTGGAATCATCGCGGCTTGTGTTACACCGTACCGCACAGACGACGAATATACCGGAAACGGCGTCGGAGCGACCATCTTGACCATCTTTGCTCTATGGGTTGTATTCTTCGCACTATGTCTTTCTGGAGTGTTTTTCGATAACTGGGTGCAGGTTTACAAAATGCTGATTATATTTACGTCTTATATTATATTTATGTGTTATTCTGTAACCGAGACATTCACCATTCTCAATTGGCTGGAAAAACAGAAAGACGCTAACAGTCTCACTGTCAAAAAGGTAGTGGAAGAGGTGTTTAAGGTAGACATGCCGTTTACGAAGCCCCCTATTGGAAATCTAATGCTGCCACCGCCCTATGATGATCATGCTCCTTTGCTACCTGCTTAAAACCAGTCCATACAAACCTATAAACTGCCATCTTGTATATTTTTGCTTTATGTAAAAAAAAACTAACACTGATATTGTATTTTTGAAATTTTATTAATAAAGATATTAAATATAAAATTTTGTTTATTTAATAAATGTTTTTTACAAACATGTTTAATATTTCTGTTTAAAATCATGTGGGGTTAACGTGTCTGAAATTATAGGTTTTCACACGGTAGGCCGCCTCTATACAGAAATACGCACACACCGCTTTAGCGACTATATCTCCGCATACGCTAGGTGCGGACTCGAGTAGCACATTAGTTACGTTATTCCATCTGGAAAAATCGGGCCTGGAATAGGGCGACACCGCCGACCTTTGCTCCGAACGAGTCGGTCTATTTGAAGGAGAAATTTCCATGTGCGATATCGGAGCCTCTTTAGATAATTTGTAACATACGCTTAGTAGTAATAGGAGTAGATAGTTGCGTTTATAGTCTGTAGGTGTAGTCATTTTATTTAAATATTTATATATAATGTCCAGATCTGTCGCTGGCCACAGAAGTCTCGGACTGGACGAGATACGCAGTTTTATGATAATAACGCCATCCGGTCCAAATATGATATTTGTAAAAAAGATGGCCGTAACGTCAAACGGTAAAACTGAAAAGAAATTGAGGGTCCTACGCGTTTTGTGTAAACAAAAGGCATAAGACCCTCTGACGAGGAATGATAGAGCATAAATAGTACTACCGCTCTGACGTAAATCGGGTAATAAGATGGCCCCTGACAGGGGAAAGGCGTGCAGAGCACGCAGGAAAAAGAAACTGAGCCATCGTCGTCCGTGTCTTTAAAAGGTGCAGGCCACCGGTGACGACGACCAATATAACGGCAGCTAATATATTCGTTAGGCTATACTTATTTATTTGAAAAAAGCAAAAACTGTGAACGTTACACAAAACGGGTCGGGCATCCGATTTTGTGTGGATGGAGGGCTCAGGCCGGACGGGAGGAGCGCAGCCGAGTCGAGCGAACTCGCATGCTAAAGGTCATAAGAACTCAACGTCCGAAATATCGGATTATGACAACTACACCGCGTGCTGGCTGATATGCTCCTTGATGATACTCATCGTGCTGGGGCTGATAGCCCGAGTGATATGGTTGCTGACCCAGCGAAGGAGCACCCCCGTCCTGCAACTGCAACTACCTTTTCTGATCGGGCTCTTGGGCATGTTCCTGTGTACCGTCATCAACACCAAGGATTTCGTGCCCTGTATGTACGTGTTTGTGTTGTTCTACACGATCTGCACGACCTGCGTGCTCCTACACGTCCTCTACCTATGCAGCCCTCAGTCTGAAAACCCCTTCTTTGCCGGGGTCGTGGGGTTCCTAGGACACGCTCTAGTGATCCTAGAGTACGGCGTGCTGGACGAAAGGTTTTCCCCGTACATAACCCTGGCAGAGAGAAACATGGATTTCATCCTATTTTGTTCCTATGGAATATTGCTAAGTTTTATAACTCTGGGAGCCTGTTTCTGTTCTACGAAACAGCAGCTCCTGAAAGGTCAGAAACAATTCATCCTGTACTCCACGATCCTCTCTTTGACTCTCTGGTGCAGATTTATTTATTACACTCTCTGGAAGGCAGAGATGACATGGTTTGACATTGTCATAGAAGGCTCGACGTACCACGGAGTCATCTACCTTATCTGGTACGCGATGCCGATGTATCTTATGTTCAATCACGGAAGCAGCACTTTATAAAAAAACTCGTTTACCCTCATGATGTAGTAAGTAACCATCTGGAACTCTCCACAGGAAAGTCTACCGCCACCCACGTCGCCATCAACTGAACTCAATGGATTCTGTAATATGTGTGTATGGATGTTGTGCTCATTTGTTTGTAACTTATATTTTATTCCAAAGGCCTGGCAAATAAATCTCTCTCCATGTGCAAAATCAGACTTTTTGGTTTTATTTAAAAACAATTAACCAACAAACTTTGACTTTATATAATTTTTATTTACATTACATTATATACATACATAAATGGGGAAGGGTAAAACGGGACACGATATTATTAAAAATTGGTACGACTTATAAAAAAGTAAAGACATTTCAGGTGTATATATAAATCACGTATTTTCATTATGTATGTGCTTTTTGTAAAAAGTAAACAGCGATTTTTTTAAAATTTATAACGTAACTTCCATCTTGATAATCTGTCTGTAATGGTGTTTATCACAAAGAGGCCAGGGTCTCCACGGACCGTCCTTTGGAAACTTTGACGCCAACACGAGCTGCTCGACCGCAGAACGATTCTCGCTCTCCAGAAACCCGTTCAACAACCTGATCTCCTCTAGATATAGATTAGTAAAGTGCTGAGACATGTTTTTTAATTCGGTTCGGGTCTTGGACATCGCCTTCAACCCGGTCTGCGGTACCACATTGACACATATCGGGTTAAGGTTGTCCAACCGCACGAGTATGCCCAGGGGGTGCAAGTATATGTGAGTCCCGGACACCAGGGCCCTCACCTCCTCCGGTGTAGCTGACAGCTCTCGTATCTTGATCGTGACCCTTTCCCGACACATGAAAAACATCCTCCCTACTTCTGCCCATTTTAGCCTCTTGCAGCGAGACACCAAGTTTCCCACTCTGGCTCCTGTCTCGTGCCCTTCCCTTGCGGGGTCTACCTTCGGTGTGAATATCTTGTGACTGCTCCACGTCGAGCAGTAGTAGACCGCCAGCGCGTCTGACGTACAGTCTGGCATGAACAGACCTAACGTGTCTCTGGTCGGGGTGCTGAATTGGTTCACGTGACTGTTAGGGTCTATGATCGGAACATACCCGTTCCTCAGGCTCTCGGACGTAGTGTTAAAAGCCACAGACATATTAGGTTTGTGTAGATCCGTGATAGGTTGCAGGTGTCGGTTAAAAACACCGGAGAATAGAAGAGAGAAAGAAGAAGACAGGTTAACGGTATCTGCACACGATCTAGGTATACACGCTAGTATCATAAACAAGGTATTATCCACATATGCGATCTTAAAAACAGAAAAGTGTGTATCGTCCTTCTCTGCCACCGGTCCGTAAGAATCCATGCTCCTTACCATGTGTTCCTGGATCCTGGCCAACCCGCTGGGCACGTTCGTCACGGAGACGGGACAGAACCTCCATTGCGGGTCCGCCGCGAGCCCGATCTGTCCGCACGTGTACCACGGCACGGCCGTGAACTTGGCCCTGATAAAGACGTGACTGGAAGACAGCTGCAGGACCATGGGGGTGCTTACCTTTTTCACGGCGGGTGGAAACATGGAGGTCGGAGGGTTCAGGGAACACGTCTGCCCGGAGACCGACCTCGTGGGCAGAGAAAAGAGTACCAGTTTAATGAGTTCTCGGTTCAAGACCAGAGGTTCGCAGAAGGGGTTACTGATCAAAAACGGGTATCCCTGGCGATCATCGTCAAAACGCAGTTGTTGAAAGAGCACGGGTATCCGATTCTCCACATCCCCGGCCGCGAAAACGATGCCCGAGCCGGTAAACTCCCATATAGAGGTTTCTATGTCGATAGCCCGTTGCTCGTGGGATTCGAGCTTTCCCGACACCGTGACCCAGACCTCCACGAAGCTAAAGAAAGTGTCTTGGTTGCTACTCCGAACGGTGTAATCGCATTGAACCTGTGCGCCACTCATAGTGTGTAGTAGAATCTTTTTATCAAGTACGAAAGAGAACAGGTATAAAAAGAATGGAGAGATAGGGGTATAATATTTTTAGGTGTAAGATTAGAAAAAGGTATAGATCTGTGTTTATAAAAGAAAAATATAAACATTTGTTGACTCACGCGTTCCCCGAACGATGATCCTTTCTGGTCCGGGCCCCAAGAGACGGCACCGTCTAATATGTAGGGGATATCGTGCAAGGGAATAGAGAAACCTAAACAAATGATGACGTTACGACACTTTCGTTATTGTTACGTATTTTTCCGGTTTGAAATCCGGTCTTTTGATATCAGGAAAGATTATAGAGACATGTAGACACAAGGTTTGTTTATATTATTTTATTGTTTTTACAAAAAGCTAATGGTTTACGGCAAATACGTTATTAAAACCGGCGTTTTTTTTTCTAAATGGAAAATTTTTACAAACCTCGAGATCACAAAGTGGATTGGGAATACAGACTTCCGTTTATCTCCCACAGGACGAAACACGGGCCAGACCCCGCCTCGCAGGCGTAACCGAGCCGAAGAGCGGCTTTATAAACCGCGGTCTTTAAGTCCGTTAGCGCCGTGAGTCCGCTAAGACATCTTCTGTCTTTTGCACAACGCGATCCCGCGCCGCCGCGTTTACAGCTTCTTTTCACCATGGCTCCCGCTCTCTCTAACATGCTTTCAAAGCTGTGTATCATTATCCTGACAGTTTTTTTTTGTGTTTGATTCTACCGGGCCAAGGTACGTTTAGATTCAAAATTTTAGTAATCCTGATGTCTGTACGAAGTATTTGAATTTTTTCTAATAGTTTAGAAGATACTCTATCCGGTAATAAAGATGAAGGGAAAGGCAGGATCAGCACCTAAACAGATCTTCTCTTATGTATCCGCAGGTGTGAATCCTGACACGCCCAGAAGACACTGTTTGCCTCACATCAGTTACGCTTCAGGATTGGATGACGGATTGAAGTGGTCCCAGGGAGCGTTCTCGTACGTATCTACAATTGATCTAGAGGAATGGTTCTTGGACCCCAAATGGCCCCCATTTCTTTGTTAATACATATGTAATCTATAGATACACCGGTGACAGAACGCGGTTCCCCTGTCCATCGGTGGCCACACCAGTATTAGACGCCATCATCGCCACTGAAACCGGAAAGGCCAAGGTCCGATCGAAGAAGCTATAAATATATCTTTTGTACATTAATAAAAATTGTCAAATTTGAACCTAAAAAAACTTGTCTGTTGTTATTGTAAATTACTCATAGGAAATTGCGTTACATAAAATTAAGTGTATATAAGGTGATCACTGTAAGAGTTTATTCAGTCTGCCCTAATGTCTCTAAAAAAATTACTGACACTAATACTATTTTTATACACTTGGTCCAGGATGTCCACCACAGTGGCGATGTAACATGGACGCCTGCGAAGGTTGGATTCTAACATTGATTTCTGGTACACTTTTCAAAATATAAACAAGATGAGTACCGTTTTACTTCTACTATCCATTATTATCTTGGGAGTTAGCATGGCAGCACACCCTCTATACGACGATGATTTGTCTCAGGCCTTTGATTAAGGAAAACTATACAATTGAGTGTTTTAAACCATTTTCTTGAATAAATAAAAACATGAGAAAGATATTCAAAATTTTTGTCTTTATTTAATAAAAATACATTTTATTCAAAGAGAATAGATATAAAGTATTCCAAATTAACGGTCGTGTTCCATATAGAAATTTGTGCGAGGGAGATAACACCACACAACAGGGTACATTTTGCAAAAAACTCACACCACCAGTGGTGGTCGTTAACAATTAAAAAGTCTCTACATGCTATCATTAACAAAAATGAAAATATCGCTAACAGGGTCACTGCAGTTGCAACTCTACGGGGTCTAGCGTTGATGAGCACGGGAGATGTGATATTATGGACACTTGTGATAATTGCGGCAAGAACGGTAAAGACGCACCATTTAATCAGGTAGATTAAATCTACCTCTAGATTGCATTGGAGTATAGTTCCAGCTCTAGACTGCGATACTGTGAGCACCGTCATCATAGATGCGTGGATTATAGTTAAAAATCCTGACACGTAGGTGTCATACGTATTATGGTTGAAAACGGTATATATACCGTACAGATGCAGGCCGGTACACAATAAAGAATAGATGCAATATGTGTACACCATTGCTGACCTATATTCATCTGCGAGGTCCCAATTTGAACATACATGTATATCATCAGAGAAAATTAAGAATGCAAAAACTAGCAAAAATGATAACAATTGTTGTAAGAGTATATATTTTCTGCCTCTCTGACCTTTTGTAATCAGCAGATATGCTAACAATAATACAAAAAATAAACTAACTGCTAGGGTGAGTCCAGATACTGACAAGTCCTCACTTCTTCTTAACTTTCTCTCTGAAATAAGGTTTAGGAGGATCGTCCTCATCTGAAGTAGCAACCTCAAAAAACTTGAGGTTGACGCGTGGATCACAGTCTCTGTTTCCGTGGTCCTCTCCGTCACTGGAGTGTGTGGTGGAGGGAGACTGACAGGGTGGATCGTCGTCGTCTCCATGTTCTCTGTGGACCAGTGGGTTTCTGTCACATTCATCGTCGATTTCTAGGTGACTGACGTTTCCACAGTCGCAGGGCAAGAAGCATACAGGTGGAGGTGGCGGGATCTTGTATATGGGTCTTTCCGCTGTTTCGTTGTTACATTCCTTTTCGACACTGACAACTTCGTGTTTGAAAACAGTCGCTTCTGTTTTCAAGTTAAGCGTTAGTCTCTCGAAAACCCGACTGAAAAAAATAAAGGCAAAATTAATATATCATTCATAACATGATTTTCTTTTCACATAGCCTTTAAATTAAAACAAACTTACTGAGCCTGTTCCTCTTCCTCGTAGAAGTCAAAATTAAATTTGCTATTCCAAACGCAGCATCCACACAGCAGATTTTTCAGAAAGTCCATAGGTTTGCAACATCCGTATCGGAACAGACAGTGTAACATGGACTCTATGCACATTGGCTCGTATTTTAGGATCACGTACAACACCCTTCCCACAAGCCATACAAGTCCATAAAGTGTTATTGACAGCAACATAACGATATACACGGGTATAATCAGCAATAGTCCCAAAAGGACGCTCCCCACGGTTTTAGGTGTCATAGGATCAAGGAACAACTTAGTGTTCTCGCTCGTGCTCTCGTCCATGACTTAGTCCTCTCCTAAGTTTACAAAAAAGAATTTACCTTTAAGTCAACCGCAAACGGTGAGTAGTAAGAGATTAAAGTATATTCTTCAGCGATAGTATGATTTAAAATTTAAGTATAAGGAGAATTTGCTCCGAAGACGACAAACGTCGAAGATACAGGGACGGAGCTGAGCTCCCCTTTTTATCCGTTGTAGCCAAAAAAGAAAGTAACACACCCTTCCTTTAAAACAAATGGTGCGTGACAAGAGAAAATATTTATTTATGATTATAACGTACATAATTTCCAATAAATACATGGCATAAATCCAAAAATTACGGAAAATTTTTAATATTAAAACTCATGCTTGTCGAGAGATTCTGTTCTGAAAAAAAAACAAAATATGAATATGTTAAAATTACTTTATAGAAATTACAATAAGTCAATCAATAAAAATTCTCGTAACCAACCAACGACATGTACTATGCGGTAGTTTTTCTTTACTCAGATAACTTACATATTGTTCAGAAAAAAAAATCAAGACTGAACCAGTTCTGTTCTAAGACACACCCTGGTAAAACATACATTACTTTATCAAATCCAGACTTTTCCATCATAACGTTTTGGTATCGAATCTATGGGAACCCACCCCATTTTGGCATTTGCCTGTATATGATACTCATGTAATCTGAAACAGACAAAAAAATTTAACGCCGAAATGTCTCAAAAACCGGTTATAACAGTGGTTGAACCGGTCAGTTACTTATTAACTTTGACCAATCATCCAAAAAGAAAACAAATACATGCATGCTTTTTTCCAAATGTCAAAAATTCAAACTATATAACTGGCCGAGCAAGGTACTTAGAGCTTAGTACTCCTAATCCATGAGAAAGTCGGCAACACAAAAGACCAGTCTGATTAAAGAAAAGATGACATGTCAAATTTACAAGTACCAACTTGATTTACTGTCGCGCCAAGTGGTGTTACAAGCCCCATGAGAAATCCTGCACAGGCAAAGCATATCATTATATTCATTACTAAGCGCTTTTCACAACGTGAACTTTTAATGACACTGCACTCCTTCCTTTGTTCTCACAGACTCTCTCTCCCTGTTCCCGTTGTTAACATCAAAAACACTGATGTCATTGTGCTAAGATCTCATTTCCTGTAACTAAACCGGTCCGACAGCCTTTATAGAAGAACCAACTCTGTCACTTTTCTTCAACAAAAGGCCTTGTTCTTTGTGAACTAAAAATCCTCAACAAATAACTTTTATGTTCTAGCGTAAAAAAATTACTATTTTACTACGAACATGAGATATATTTAACAGTTAAAAATAAAAGATAAACCAAAATTTTATACAAAACGAGCTGTTTGATAAAACAAAGCCTTAGATATGTCCTTTTATTTCTTTTTGATATGGCCCAGATCAACGATAAAACTCAGCTACATAAGAGCCCGTCATTTAAGAAACAAACTACGCAAACAATTATTTTATTCACTATGCTTATCGATTCTGAACGGTCTGTGCTATGCACTCCACGCTCTGGTTATTTATCACTTGAAACAAAACTACATGCCCTGGCATGTTCATAGACAATATCTTTACACATGGGTTTGGAAACATTAAATCATTGTGTTTCCTAATAAAATGCGTAAGATCATAAGTTTAAATTTTCATTAAGTTATTTATTATCGGTAAATGTTGAAAGAAACATCAATTGCCATATCGCTTTACTACGTCTTTACACTGACCGCGTTGAAATTATAATAAAAGGGAACACACAAGGAGAGCGCCGCGCTCATGTTTCTAGCCACTTGACCAGTACAGCAAAGGAGGGACGCCGTGTAAAATAAAAACGCAAATTAATGTACTTTCCAAAAAAAACTAAGAAACTTGTTTAAAACACCGAATGGAAAGTAGGATAATGCACGGCTGTACAAAAAAGTTTGGGTACAAAGTTCCGTTTGAATCGTCGGAGGATGACTACTACATGCTTATGATACCCTTTTACGTTAATATACTTTTATTTATAGCGTGTTGTACGATCTATCAGTTTAAAGGTCGGGGAGGATACGAGGCTTTAATCAACCCTGTATTTTGTCTACTATCTAGCTGCTCCGGCGGCATACGTCTGCTGACTGTTTTACAAAAGCCAGGCTCCAGATGCCCGACATATGAGCTAGCAGGGGCCTTGTTCACTATCCTACACATCTTGAGTATAACCGCACAATGCGTTCTTCTAATCGTCGGTATTTTTCAATCCATTAACCACTGGGTGATTCAATACCTAGTCTACAATCTAAACAGGCTTCTCCTCCTTATGACCACGGTATTTTTCTGTACGGATTTTGCAAAAATAGGAATATGGATCGTGCGTTACATGAACGGTGGGGTGAATACGCTCGTCGCATACACGGCACTGTATCTTTTGTTATTCATGTACATCTCCATAATGTTTGACATATACGGAGCCGATGAGCTTCTGACTTTCGAATATCACCAGTTGTTCATTCTCGGCGGATATTATGTAGCATTTCTATTTTGGAACCCGATCACCTCGTTGACCACATCCGAGGGTAGTTTCATCTGGCTGCTGTCCAACGTTGTCTATCTGCTAACCAGGCGAACGTTATGGACTTTTTTGACGATGTTGGAAAATGCTTAATAAAGATATATCTAAAAATTTTCCATTGCACATTAAAGAAGTATTTTTTTATTCCCACCAATATCTCTGTTCGATCAGTGGCCGTTTGCCATAGTTTACTATGGGAGTGGCTAATAGGAATAATTCTTTTACGTAAGAAAGGCGGTAGCTAATTTTATGTACTTATCTACCTGTGCACGGTGGATAAAGATTCTCATTAAGGTGAAGACCATCTCACCTGATACCTGAGAAAACAGGTAGGTCCTAAGAAAGGGGACCTTATACAATAATCTTAAGAGAACTTAAAAAACTAAATATAATTTATAACACTGTACTTATACTATGTTTTTATATACTTTAAGCAGCAAGATGCTGAACATAACAGAAAATTTGGAAAACAGGTTCTATATGGAGTATCTGGATTGCCAATCTATCGTGGGAATATGCGTGTGCTTCGGAATTCTTATCTATCTGATATACGCGCTGAAGAGATGGGGAAACCGAGTGAACAAGGGACTTCTAGGAAACGACATATTCATCGCCTTTACTGTGCTAGCTATGTTCGCATTGAGCCTGATAGTCAAGAGGTTCGGCGACCAGTACAGCATCAGTTTGCTTTTCGGTGTCACTTTCGCCGCTTGTTTCGCGTGTCTGTTCTCACGAAGCTTAGAGATACTCTGGCCAGGTCCACACACCAAAAACGATGTGTTCGCGCTCTACTTCCCATCCCTGGTGTACCTAATGCCGCAATTAATCATAGCTCTAGAATATTGTCTTTTAATTCACAGGATACAAGATCTTAACACGCCCGACGAGACACAGAGAAACACAGATTTCGTGTGCCTAGTATCCTATGTATGCGCCCTGCTGTTGACCACGACCATCATCTCTCTCAAACTCACCGAGTTTCCTAGCTCTCGCAGACAGGGAGTGTACGGATTTGTGTTATTCGCCACATGTCTGATGTCCCTTTCTATCTGGGCAGCTTGGATGTATATGTTCATAACTAAGAAATTCGGGTGTATCTCATGGGTGTCTGTCTGTACCATAGTCAGTACCTACAACGGATGGGCCATGGTATTTGCTTATTTCTGTCCCACTATCTACATAATAGCTTTTAAAACAGATGATCTCGAAGAGTACAGGGAACTAGATGATCGAAGTTCGGAGGATAGCGTCTCGTATGTAAGCGTGGAGACGCCATCTACTTCATCAGAGGAAGAGGATGACGAACCGCTACTTAAGGATGATCTGGACCTCCCCACTGACAGCGAACCGCCATCTCCGTTAGAATGTAAGCCACCGCCCCCAACACCCAATGAGTACCTCGAAGTTCCCCACGTGTGCATTACCGAACCGCCCGTCGTTTTTGTTGCATAATGAAACAAAACTTCAATTTATGAAATATAACGGCACTTTAAATCTTTTCATCTTTTTTCTAAATGAAGAACTTTGGTATCGGGGAAGGAAACTTTTGTAATCAACAACTATATGTTAATTGTTTTTACTTTCTATTTCCTAAGAAATATTACACCTTATCACTTTTTCATATTTGCACTTTAAAACAAACATGGCACTTTATGAACCGAAACCGGACATAGAAGATATCTACATACAACAGGACTCCTCTACAAAAGCGAACGTTCCCATTTTTATACCGTATGTGAGTGACATTACAATCTTTACCTTCGTCGTAGATATAGTTTTGTGTTTAACTACATGTGCTGCGTGTTATCGAAAAGGCTACACATGGGATACAATGTCAAACTCTCTACTGTGTATAACGTGCGCCTCGATGGGGATGTACGTTCAAATGGAATTCGAGACATCGGTCGAGGCTCACTGGATCCTCTGCGCGTTCACATCTACGCTCCTGATGGTGACCTGCGCCACGGCCATGATCATTATCCTGTCCATCTGCGCGTACCAATGTAGAAACCGCCCTATCTACTACTGTCTCTATCTGGTGAACCGCGGGATGTTGTTCATGGTGGCACTTTTGTGGTGGGCGGACTTTGAGGGAATTTACGACTGGGAGATAAAATACATAAAATATAGTTCATCGATCTGTATCGACATTGCCGCATGGTTGTTGACATTCATGATATTATGTGTGGTAGTAGACGTATTGGGAGGTATCAATTATTGGTCATCGAAGTACGATGCCATCATTTACATATGCATAGTATGGTACATGTCAAAGGATCCGATGAAAACGATCAGTCCCGGAGACCCCCACATATACGCTCTAATGGCATTCTCATACATGTTTTCAAAAAAAGTTATGGAATACGATCTTTTATACATAACGGTGGAAGAATGATTTTTTTAAAATAATGGGTTTTTGATCAAGAGTATTATTAATGTACTGATACAAATATTTTTTTAATCCGATAACTAATTTTATATATCAATAAAATACATGTAACAGAAATATCTAAGTTTTGTGTCCTCATTACGTTTAATTAGAAAAACAAATATCAAGTTTCACAACAAAATTGGACGACCGATCACGGTGTACACAAAACCACACATTCAGACCGAGTTCGTTTAAAGGGACGCTGAATCGGCGTCCACGAGGTCTTTTATATCAATTTTCACACAAATAGTTGTGTGTAAGGCGATAAAAAAATGTATCGCCATATTCTGGAAAATGGGATGAAGATACTGTACGAAAGCGAGAACGAGGAAATAGAGCTTATTTTTCAGGAAACCCAGGATGGTATGCCCTGTGACATAGGCGATACGGTACGTAGCGATTATTATATAACCCTGCTACTCATATTGGCGTGTCTGCTCTTCATACTATGGTTCGGTATGGAGTTCCGAAACATGGTATCCGAAGTCTCCATAGCCGATCCTCTGTTAGCGGTTTTTTTCACCGCATCGGGGATAGCCAGAGTGCTATACGAAAACAAACGACACGAGGCCCTTCCTAGGCACCAACTGATGCGATACTTCGCAGAATTTATGGTTTCGCAGTACTGTACCATTTTTTGCTCGTTCATGCTCACGTACACGGTCTACATGTATAAACGAAACCAATTATCCGCACGTACGCGTATACACTTTGTCAACCTAATACGTCTCTTGAGTCGCCGAGTCATGTTTTTCATAACCGCGACCATCTATAATATAAATATGTACACATTTGCTATAATGACCCCTTTTAACCGATCTGTCATAATCTTGTGTTCTTATCTCGGACTGTACGTGCTGCTCATGTTAGCGGTGAGCGAGATACTGGACGGGTCAGTGAACCTATTCAACGAGTTCTCGCCCGAATCGCTGATCGTGTCGGTAGCAGTCCTCGTCATCCACTATGGGTACACGTATATTAACTATTTTCACACTTTTAATGTGAGCGTGATCACATTTAGCGTTTGCATGTATGTGGTGTCCAGGATACTATTGTTACACTGAGTCTCTTATATGTTTCAAGCCGTTTGTTTCCTCTTTTAGTTTCACAAACATTACACGTAAAAACGGTACTTTACCTGCTCTCGTCACAACACATGTAAACACATCTGTCCGGACATCGCGTTTAAAACCTTTGCCAGCTCACATTCCGTCTACCAGCCGCGTTCTCACTCAACTCGTCTTCGCCTCCGTGCAGATATCTAACTTGACACAGACCCACATATATCAACTATCCTATCGGCTCACTCGAGCTTTAAGGGGAGATTATACTGAAACATGGAAGCCTACGCGGGACCTTTCATGGCTATACCGATCTTTCTACTTCTAAGTTCTCTACTCTGTGTCATCTTTAGAAGAAACTGTAGCATTCAACTCATTGACCCGGTTATGGTCATGGTACTATCGTACATAGGAACGAGAATGCTGATTCGAAAGAAGGCAGAGTACCCCGGAGTGCAATTTCACTTTTTCGAACACATGTTTCTAAACTCGTTGTTACTGTCGTACTTCATTCTCGTGGGAATATTCTCGATCATCTACAGCTTCTTTATTGTTCAGCAATGGCGAGAGAGACAAGTCGACATGCATGTTCATCTTATCGTGACTATGTTTTCACGGAGAGTTCTGCCGTTCCTGAACCTTGTTCTCCACAACATGGACCTGAAAAACTTTATGGGGGGTATGACCGACGACCACACTGTCATGGCGCGCTTGTCGTACACCTTTCTGTATATCGGACTGATCTTAGTGGTGAGCGAGGTCTGTGACAATCTAGTTGACTTTCCGCCTCGATTTTCTTGGTTTTGGATGTTCCTGGCGTGCGGGATGTTGTGTTTTCACCAGAGACATTTGACCATTACCACCAAGACCAGCTTTAACGCCAACATATTTTCGTTTTCCTTTATCATCTATGTTATCTCCAAGCTGTTGTACGAGTTTACTTGTATTATTCGATTTCATTAAAAGTTATAAAATACTTTGTAATAAAACTATTAATATGTGGAAACAAAATGGGTATTTTACTATATTGACCGAACTAGTTTTTTTACACTGTGTCTAAAAAGTAATACACGTGAACAACACGTGTCAAGCTCCGGACTTGACGTAATTAGAGCATAAACAAATGGAGGGACTACCAGGACTACAAATATTCACTCCTACGTGACTGGGGAGCTTGTTTATGGGCTATTGCAGAGTGTCTATTTATCTTTTCATCTAAGTAAACAAAAACAATGCCTCCTATATTCAGCATAGATGTCCTATTCGTAGATGTAAACCCTCTGTGCAACAACTGTCTCATATGGCTGGGGATTTTCGTAATACTTCTGGTCTGTTTCCTCGTCTCTCGATGCGTGTCCGAAGACAACAAGATGCACCTGATCAACTGTTTTATGGCGGTTTTCTTCACCGGCTGCACGTGGATCAGACTCCAGTTCGTGAAAGCCAGCTTCGAACACAGCAGGAACATGATTGACTTTTGCGACAATATCATGTACATGACATTCGCGTTCTGTGCCATCGGACTCTGCATGTTCCTCGTATATCCCGCCATGAGGCGTCGCCTGCCCACCATCTGCAGAGACCTTACATCGGACGTTTGCACCTCCATCTGCAGGAGGTTAATGTTCGTCATCTCGGCGGTAATATGGAGCTTGAACTTTTACGATTTTGCCCCGAACCTGAACACCGAAGAGGAGGCCACCTGGCAGTTTATCTGCGCCTCCATGTACTTTCTCGTCATGTTCTTCGTGAGCGAGGTTCTAGATATGTACATGACGAGATACGGGGTGTTGAACGAGTTCTCCTGGTTCCTGTTACTAATGAGCGGCATGTCTATAGTATACCATTGGTACTGGTTGGAAATAAATTCGTTCGGGGAGTTTCCCTGGAACGCTGTGACTTTGTCTGTGGGGGTGTACCTATTCTCGAGAATGTTATTGCTTTACCAGGTGCCAAAAACTGGCGTTTAAGTAAGATTTTTACAAGTTTTTCTAATAAAAATTTTATAAAAATCACAACCATCTCGTGTCTTTCTTAACAAATTGTAATACGAACGGGTTTGTTTGAATATGTAGAAGGAATATAGTGTAAAAATATCGGACCTGTTTTCGTTCTTATAGAAAGTACATAATATAGCATTTATTTTATTTAACACAAAATATTTATTTTTTTATAATACTCCAGTAAGGCTCCTTGACAGACAAAAATGTCGGGTAAGAACTTTTTACACTGGATTTCCGATAAATCTCTCACTACCCTTTTGTTAACGATACTCGTATTTATGGTCATTACATTCCTGTCACGGTTAAAGTATATCGGAAAATTAAAAGTAACTGTCGTAGATCTCATGTTGTGCCTGTACGGCATTTACTTCTCGCTGTACTGCGGGAAAAGCCATTGCGGCGGATATGCATCGGATACCCATTGCAGGGCCGTGAACGACGTTCTAAATAATATACTCTTGATCTTGTCCGTCTCGACAGTAGGTCTGATTTGTCGGATGAAGTTCACAGAAGTACCTAAAAACAAAAGGGGTCCATTGATAAAGTATGTTCGAACCCTGAGTCGTCGCTGGATCCCCACGCTCCTAGCGTTACTTACGCAGCTCGATTGGCGACATTTAGAAACCACGGGCGCCTCCCTAAGTAAAGGCGCTAATATCTATATGGTAAAGGAAGCCACGCTGCTGGTTCTTTGGCTCTTATTGTTTTTTGTTATATGTGACTTGTTGGACAAAACCGGGATCGTTCAGGTTTCGGGTTTTCGTGTGTATTTTTATCTTACGCTTTTCGTTTTCTACGTGAAAAACGTTAACTTAACGTTTTACGTTCGCTCGAACGTATTGGAGTATTCCAGAACGTGTTTTACGTTGCCCTTTGTCATGTACCCGCTCACTAGGCTATTTTTATTAATTCAATAAAGCTTTTGTGAACATGTGATAAACATTTCGTTATAGTTATATTTATCAATGCCAAGTACAGGCATAATGTCCGTCCGGTGCTAAGAGTCCGGATAGTTACGTACAGGAAACTATCGGATTCAAAAGATGTCGGTTCTCCATAGAATGTGCCTTATCTATTTTGAAGCGGCGCTCGTGGCCTTGAAATATATTACACTTGGAATTTTTCTAAATACATAGTTTTCAAAAATGGAAGTAAACTCCGGGGCCGACATAGAAAAGATATACCAATCAAATTTTTATGAAGGTTGTCCTTACGCCAACTGGAATACAAGTTATGCACACGATAAATATACTCTGGAAAAAAATCTACATTGTGTTTTCAAGACGGCGCGTAATATCCGAAAATTTAAAAAGTTGTACTATCAGTACGATTTTATTCACATAGATGCATATGTAACGTTTTGTCTTCTAGTTATTTTTATTCTAGTGTTTCTGATGAGCTTATTTCAGATGGGCGGCAGGAGGAAAGTTAAAGCCCATCTGTTGGACCCAGTTTTCTGTCTGGCGGTTACCTGTATGACGATGTATAGAATATGGTTCAGAGATATAAATACCGCTAGACAGGAATTGAGAAAATTAATTCTAGGTTCCGTGGAGTTCAACATATTTATAGATATGTCTACAATGATTTTGTGTATGATATGTATATCGTGTCTGAGCGTTTATTTCTACGGAAACATGTGTTCAGACGAAACAAAATACAAATGCGATCAGTTCGTAAGAACTGTGAGCAGGAGACTGGTTCCGTATATGTCATGGCTTCTCATAAGAGGGGACTATTCATTTTTCTCGTTAAGCACCACAGAAAGGGTTTCTGTAATCAGGGAGTTGACATTATTTTTTGTTTACTATGTGCTTTTTTTTTTGCTAAGCGAAATTCTGGATCTATACTTGACATGCTTAAAAGATTTCTCATGGAGACATCTGTTCATAATCGTTGTGTGTATATGGTTCTGTAACAAACATTGTTACAAAATGATGTATTGGCACAAGGATAAAGAGTCCCTGCATCTCTATCTGGGCTGGGAACTGACGTGGTTCAATATCCTGATGTATTCTCTGACAAAACTTTTCCTGTTGCACCGGTAGTCCACGTAACATCCATTACTTCCCTCCGTTACAGAGGTCAGATTTGAAAAACGACGATGATGACAGGACCCTCACAAACTAGAGGTATCAGGTTACATTACAATGACACCTGAAGGTCATCATACTAATAATACATCCATACATGTTGATATACAAAACTATATCGACCTGGTTAACTCACAAGAGATACCCGGGATAGGGCCTGATATATGCTGCTTCTATTTTCTCGCGATATTCGCACTCTCCTTGCTGCTCGTGGCTATATTGTTTCTCAGGGAAGATAAACGAGAAAGACGGTGGTGCACTATCTTAGACCCCTCTCTGTGCGTGGCCTTCACCACGTTGATGTATTACAAGCTTTTCGTTGACCGTTTTATAGCATCTGGAAAGTCGTACAACTGGCTATCGGATAAAGAGGTGCAGTTCATTACAGTGTTTAAAAGGATATACCTATCGGTGCTATGCTTTTTATCGACTGCCGTGGCCGTCCTGTACAGTTCCACTAAACTAAATTTCAATGTAGAAAATGTCATCGTCCACACAGCGACGCGCGTCATAAGCCGAAGGTTCGTTCCGGTGATGGCACTGACGATACTGAATCTGGATTTTTACTCCCTGCAGAGTCACTATTACGTTCCATCTTTTATGAACACTCATACATTTGGCTTTCACGAGACAAAAATATATCTGACGGCGGTTTCTCCGTCTATATGCATAGAAAAGGCAATGGACTTCCTTTTATATGTCATTTTGGTAATAGCTGTGTGTGAAGCGGCCGATCATCTTAACCTAGTTAACTTAACCCATTTACCCATAGTGTTTTTTTTTTGCTGCTTTACCATATATTCGTTTGTACAAAATAAATATGTAGTAGAAAGTGAGGATAGTAGCATGTATATGACGCTGGAGGTGAACATTTTCAGCGCAGTTATCTACCTCTTTACCAAAATATTGTTAATGTACTAAATAACTAATTATTTTGTTTTATTACGCTTAATTAATAAAGTTAAAAAATTAAAATGTGTTTGCGTGTTATGTAAATCACATGATTCCTCATCATCCGTATCCACTTAACGTTATTTATTTTACATCATTCCTAACTTCCCCAGGAAACTATAGGAAACCTTATAAACACATACAATTGTGATAGAGCTTACTGAACGTCCTTGACCTCGAAACAGGTGGATTTTTAAGGTCAGTTTTCTTTCTCTAGAACAATGTTCTCGTATAACTGATCTTTTATAGGATTCATCATATACAACATACTTTATAAAGAAACGCACTAAAAACATCCCAAGATGGACTCCACTGAACAGAGCCCTGTGGCGAGCCCAATGCCGTATCTTCTATCGTTGGGAGAGGACTCTGAGTTTTACGAGTATGTGCTATCATTGGCGTTCGTTACGCTCTTTTTACTATGCTGTGTGCTGCACCGGATAAATCCGGCTCCCAAGGTCTCGTTCCTCGATCCGATACTCATAAGTGTCTGCACCATCCTGTCCCTCTACTACCTCCTCCACGAGCAACTCTTCTCGCTGAACAGCGCCGACCGACAGCCGTGGCCGCATTACTTCTTGGAAACATGGATGTTCTACTGTTACACCGTGTGCGCCCTCACCATGATCCTCTACATAATCTATCATCTCGTGACTCCTTTTCACCAATACGAGATGATTTCAAAGGTGATCCGGAGGCTAGGCCGGAGGACCTTTATCTACATCACGGCCATGCTGTGGAGCATAGACGTGCCGGACATGTGCGTGCACGTGGTGGACGAGACCACCACGGTGTACGTCTTCGTGTATCTGTACATCTTCGTGCTCCTGACCAACGCGCTCAGCGAACTGGCCGACAACTTTTGTCGACACGTCATTGACAGATCAGTAACTAACGCGGTCATGTTCGGAGCGTTTCTCATAGTGCACATAAACTGCTGTAGCATAAACAGTGGCATGAGGCTGAACGGGAACGTGTTTACTTTCATCTTGACCGCATACGGCCTCTCGAATCAAATAGTTTGAAAATAATTTAATAACTTTCAGAGAATGTCCTAGTTACAAATTCTGTATGTGCAATATAAATAAATCTCCCTCCTTATTTATCAGTGTTGAATAAAGATATTTTATCAAAAATGATAAACGTCTCTTTTCATTTGTGAATATAAATTATCTGTGAAATAAGCGTGCATAATTTGAGATGTATGCACAGTCTCGTATTTCATAGACTCTAACGTACATATAAGTACCACATGCTTACGATATTTTTACAGAGGAGACCGTTCGGAGTAGGCTAACTACGAGACGCAGTGCCGTACACTACACGGGAACGTTAACGAGGTACAATATAAGCAAATTTTTTTGAAATAAGCTATGGAATACTCGTGTAAGATGTACGCGAACCTTAAGATGGAGGACGTGTACAGCTATCACCCGTTCGAGTTCTTTCTGTTACACGATCAAGTCTACGGGGGCTACGTGGTACCGATCATCCTAACTGTCATATCTATCCTTTTTATAATCTCGTGTACCGTCTACATCGTCTGCCGCGCGCCACTAGAATCTATCATGGATCCTCTGCTATCTGTCATATTCACGTGTCTGATAATAATCAGGGTGAAGGCTGAACAACTGAGAAACGGGGGGCTTTTAGACTATCGAATGACCGACATATTTCTGGAGGACGTGTGCGTGGAGTGTTCGCTGCTGTGCATGATCTGCATGGTACTGTACTCCGTCTACCACATCGTCAAATATTTCAAGCCGGACTTTTACTGCAGGACCTGGTACCGGTTTTACAGGTCCCTCAGCCGCAGGGTGGCCGTGCTGATCGCCTGTTTCATGTACAGCGTAGATACGAGGGCCCTGTGTTCCAAGGTCGTGGACTATGCGACCCTGAACGCTCTCATATTCTACATTGTCATTTACTTCGGTATCCTCGTGTATCTGAGCGAATGCGTAAACGAGTTGTGCGACAGGTTCATCCGGAGGTCCTTGGTTAACCTAGCTTTCTTCGGACTGTTGTTAGGTCTCCATGTAAGATGCTTGGTGTTGAATACAGGGAATCGTCTGAACAATAATATTTTCTCGTTCAGCTTGACTGTATTTTTCTTTTCACACCAATTGTTGATGTACTAATATGACATTTTACCAATATTAACTTCGATATTTATTGAAACGGAAATAAAATGTTTACGTTGTTGCTACTGTGTCATTTCCACTTTGTTACAAATCGGGGTTATGATTTAAGGATATCGTAATACCTTTTGGCAAAGTATTGCTCCAGAAACGTATAAATATGTAGTTTAGTTCATATATAATAAATATATTCTCAAGAGAAGATAATTACGAAAATCCTAATTTTACTCTTTAAAGATACCAAATGGGTTTTGTTTTGAAACCGGGGGGGGGGGTCCGCCCCATGTTTGATGCTTTCGCTTCTTTATATTAACACTCAGATATCGTGTAACAATGGTGTTACACACAATACCAGTATAACTCTTTATGTACCAAAACCAGGAGATTATAAGAAATTTACATGGCTTTATGAATCAGATCAAAAAATAGTAGAAAAAGATGAGAATGATCCAGCGGAATATTTTAAATTACAGGGTCGTGCAAATCTAGATGATGACGGAAGCCTGCATATATACACTGTACAAGAGTCTGATAATGGTAATTATAAACTACAGGTATTAAGTAAAAGTGGCGTAGAATCAGAATGGACGTTTACTATTAATTTAAAAACAGAAGATCCATGGATCTTCAACTTAACCTGTAATAAAGGAGAATTGTCAAGCACATATTTAAGCAGCAATGTATGGCAAGAGGATTTTGAATTTGTTAATTACAAACTTCAGAATACGGCAATGAAAATTACATCTAATCATTCAAAATCTAAACTATATAGATGTCAAGGAAGCAATGTTCGAACCAACAAAACTATAGGATCCTCCATATACTGTGATTCATCTAAAACGTCATTACATTTATCACAAAATAGTGGAAATTTATGTATGTTTTCATCCTTTTTTGTTGTTACTTTCCCTGTATATAGTTCGTATGTAGTATATGAAAATGTAAATTAGATGACGTCAAGTTAGTTTCATCACTATTCTCCTGGATTATATATAAGCGATTTTTGTTATTGCTATAATAGTTTAAACACTGAGATACTATGAGATTACTTATACTTGTTGGAAGAGTGTTAATCTTTATCAATTCTCATGATCCATCCAGTCTTTTTGATGGTTAGGAATAACGCAATTTAATGAGTTCAATTCATTACATTCTGTGCAAGGGTTACATAATACTTATATTTTTATACTCTTAAAACATAATGCATTTTAAAACATGATTTTATATTTTACCATGTACATCCATTCTATAAAAATTTAAATTTTTATACTTTGACTTACATACACACCAATATGCTTGTCAAGATACTAAAACTTACGGGGGGGGGGATTGTTACATTAATCTGCAGGGGATTTATATTGCTACCATATATACTGTATAGAATGGGACCTTCATTTATCATGAACCTAGTCTAGAAACCGAATCTGTAAAAACGATTTAAAATATATTATACATCAATAAAAATTTATTAAATATTTCAAATTAGTAGTTTTTTATACAAAACGGGTAATGTATATGGTAGGTATGATCCCAAAGTATATAATATAAAATAATATAGTAAATATTTTAGGAGTTAAAAAATTGTTAAAGACCCTACATATTTATCTAAAAATTAAAAGGACGTTTAACCACTATATATTTTTAAATACGTTTTATTGATTGGTTTTTTAAAAGAAACCTAAAATAATTCGTTTCATCTTAATCAGGAAAGTTATAACAAATATTACATCAAGCTAAAATTAATAGTTGATAGAAGCAGGTATATAATAGAAATAAGTTAGTATTATATTTACAATTTAACCTGGATGTACGTGTAGCAGCCACACCGAACATTTGCTGATCTAGCTAGCATTACGGGTTTACGTTCAAGTATATGATAAGCAACTTCATTGTTAGAAATGACATGCATTTTATTTGACGCTTTACAAGGTGGTCTGGGGACGACCTTGACGGGACGTGGTCTTCGGGGTATCAGCAGATAGATACTTCCTTTCGTATCGTCGATATATGATAGGGGGTAATACATATAACAACAAGAATGCATAGCCGTTAGCCAGAGCCAACCCTGCCGAGGGCAAGAGGGACACCACTAACCAGTGGATAGTCCATATTAAAAGCGATACTAATAACGTAAGAAACATGTAATTTGAGTACAGAGAGCGGTTAAACGAAAATAATGTCAAAAACATAGCCACAGCCATGAGATAGTAAGGATATGAATATAAAGCCGTATCTAAATGCGTAACTATACTAATACTTTTCGAGGTGTTATTGTATATCTCGGTAGCGTTCCAACAAGTTGCGTTCACAGTGTTATTTAGATAGCTCGTGTTAAAACATCCGCAAGTCTTAGCATATATCAGCGCCATGTCGACTTGAAAAAGCACGATGGGATTGATGAAGATGCAGAAGAACGCCATCCACAACAACGTCCATGACGAAAGACCGATGCGGTAGCGGTATATAAGTACTAGGTCAAAAGCGTTCACCAGCAGACACGAAAAACAGATCACAAAGGGCAACGGTCCGAAGTAATCGAAGATAGACGGACGACACACGTACAGTATGACCAGAACGAAGACGATGATAACTCCGGCCAGGAACAAAAATTGAGTGTACCATGTATTAAACGGAAAACACATAGGCCTATTACTTAACGCAAAAATGACAAACGATATAAAGGCAGCTACGGTAAAAACTATTCCGAGAACAGCAGAAAATAGCATAAAACCGTTGGTTCCCGACACTATGGTGAAAATAAGGCTCTTTGGTACACAGGAAGAGTTTGTGTTATTCTGGGTACAGTTAGCCTCGGCACAAGTAACTACGACGAACACGGTCAACAGAACCGCTACGTGCCGCCACATAGTTACCGGAGGGTGCCCCAGAGCAAACGTACGCGTAGCATGAAAAATTTCTGGCACGCGTCCCGTTTACGGCTCCACAGCGGTTAGGTAAACGGAACATACTCGTCTCTTTTAAAGGTGACAGTGACACACCAGACATGACGCCCGGAAAAAAGTCCATTAAGGTCAGCCATTTAATCACATATTAAGGGGATTTTTTTAGACAAATTTTAAGATCACCAAATAGTTAAGAATGAACGAATGTTCTATTAAGTCTTTTTATTTAAATCTCAAACTTGTGTCCATTTATAAATCTCGTCAGGTGCTTGTGAACATAGGGTTCCCTGTCGTGCACCAGGGACTTATGTCGGAGATACTCGTCTAGACACTGGACCGCGAACACGTCTCGTTCCTCATCGAACTTGTTCGCGAACAGGTGATGCGAGTTCTTCAATATCCAATTAAGATCCCCCGATCCGAACACGCACACGGACCGCACGTGCACGCCGCTGCACGGCGGATACAGGGCCCCATCGTCCACATCCCCCTCGTAGTATTGCCACTTAACGAACCTAGTGATAGCCTGCATGTCGGAGGTGTCGTACTTGTACACTGACGGCACGGCTCCAGGAACACCCGGCAGTCTCTGTAGAGTAGCCCACAGGTGTTCGTCTGGACTATACGTCTCCTTCGACCACTCCATGAACTCCCTGACCGTTTTATCGTATAGAATGTAAGAGACGTAGGACCTGGTCACAATAAAGTACGCGCTACCAGAAAACACGGGTATGCGTATAGGAGGGGGCTCTTTGTCTTGACCCGTGTTGACTACCATTCCCTCTACGACCACGTGTCTCTTCCTCCACCTGGCCATCTTACTGGTAGACGGGTGTTCGGTCTCTAGACTGTTACGACCCCCCAAGGCCTTCAGCTGACGCACCATCTCTAGATTGGTCTTAAGGGGAAAGTCGGTGCCGCAGAGATTAATAACATATTTCCACTTAACGCTGAGTCCGTACAGATCCTGTAGACAGTTCAGATCGGCCTGGACGCGACTCCACGACGCGTACACGACGCTCTCCAACCTAGTGGCGACAAAGACATTGTCGAAACACGAAACTATCCCCATCACGGCCAGTGAGAACATCGGGTCCGCTTTCCTATCTACGTGTACGCAGTATAGATTCTGAGGGGCGTAGATGGCCCTCAGTAATCTCTCGAACATCTCTATCTTATGGTGTACCACGATAGAATACGCTATGGGGAACTCAGCCTCCTCGCGACTGAGAGACCCTGTAAAGTACTTGCGGTCCCTCACAAACGCCGCACAGTCCTCCGTCATGTTAACGTAGGACTCCGCGGTCAATCTGGGTCGCCGTTTGAACTCCACGGTGATACCCTTTAACGAGGCCTTCCTGACCTCGTTCGGGTCACCGGCTAGTATCTTGGTACAGTTCACGTCCTTAGCCGGACGCTCGACCACCAACTCTAGGTTTCTCAATTTTCTCAGGTATAGGTATTTTTCAATAAAAATAAATATCATGACAGCCGCTAAAACGACGGTCATAAAAAACATGTGTTTCAGAGAGATGTGCATGATCCTGTCCACAATCATATTTTATTTTTAATAATTTTAGAAACACGAGAAGAAGCACGGACATGTTTGTTTGTGTATAAATATCGTACCTTTTATTTATTAAACACATCGACAGTGATCGTTACATATAAAACATTAACATTCAAAACAAGGTTTTCTATTCGTCATCGGTGTTAGTAAAAACAGTGGCCACGTAGTCTCCGGAGCCAGACTTAAATAATTGTCGTTTGTACATAAATATCAAGTTAGGCAGGACGTAGAAAAGTAAAAAAATGTAACCGTTGGCTATCAAGAGGTATTGGGAGTCAAATGTATCGGACAGACACCTGTAAACGACCCATAATACTATAGATGCTAACAACGTCAGGGTCAGCCACCGCCCGTAGACAGATTTTCTACACGAGTACAGGGACACAAAGAACGCGACTACCATGAGATATATAGGATACACAAATGACATCTCGGTAAAGAGAAATTGAGCATGTTCTACTCTAGCTGCCCCAGCAGACGTTACGTTTTTAAAATACTCCTTCATAACAGTGTCATTATCTGAAAATTTGTAAGATACTAGAACTAAGGGATGTCGAGAAATACTATCATAACCGATATTATAAATTCCATATTTAAGAGCGTTTTTACCGTAAAGCACATTTAACGGTGAAATCACAGAGCAGAATATAGCCATCAACAGTAGAACCCAATCCCTGAGAGTGAAATCGTAACAATAAATTAAAAACAGATCGAATGCATATATCAAGAGACACGCAAAACATATAGCTATCGGAGTCTGGTTAATATATAACAACAACAAAGGTCCGTACTTCATCCGGGTTATAGTAGACGCGAACAGAAACAGCAGGCCGAAGAAAAATAATAGCTGCACGTACAGCGTGTTGTAAGGAAAGGTTAACCGGATACTCCTCCGTATCAGCAGGATCAGGAACACAACGACAGCGAAAACGGTAAATATCAGTCCCAGACTCGATAAGGTGTGGACGCTAACCTCTTCTGGATCTATAGTGCTCACCGGGGCGGTCGATCCTTTGGAACTAGTAGTCGCAGCAACCGCAGAAGCTGCCTCTGCCAGAGAACTCTTAAACGTCACCAAAACCAACAAAGTGTAAAAGAAAAGTATAGTCCAACACCAGTCCCACGAACCGCCGTTCCTCGTTCTCCACCTACAATCGGTCTTCTTTCTTCGTAATTCGTACCGTGTCATTTTACTATTTATTATGTTACCAAAGCGAATCGTACCGATGGGCCAAAAGGGCCCCGTGCAACCCAACGGAGCCTAATTCTCCTTGTAAAGAAACATTATCCCACGCCACCTATATTAAACCCCCTATTGCCCAAGACCTTTGTTTGGATTAAATTAACATATCTAAAGCAACAACGTGTATGTAAATAAATATGTTAATTAACATGCTCAACCGGTTTTCTATATGTAAAACTTTTATTAAATAAACACATAATTTATGGAAAAATTAAAAACCTCGGTTAACTCTAGTCTTTACAATCAGAGTTTTTAAAACACAATGATATAAAACTGCTCTGGGCAACATGGCAGGTTTCCACGGGGTCTTCGTTATCTTTAGACTCGGAGACTGCGACCTGTCGCCTGATGCATTTCGAAGCGGGTAGGCCTCTGTTGCTCTCGTTACCTACGGTCTGTTTTAAAGTGGCACGGGCATTGTCTCCAGGTGTCGCAGGGGCAGCATCAGGTGCTTTGCCGCCATCATGTCTGCCGACGGCCCTCTCACCCGTAACGTCCAACCCGTGAAACACCGTATACAGCATATGACACAGTATAGTCCACGCACAGAATACTATGAGAGGGCCGTTCAGCACGCAGCCGTTCACGTACAGGATCGTGCTCAGCGCGCCCCAGCATATAGCGTTGGTGGTAAACACCAGTTTCCCGTACCCGAAGGCCTTCCAGCTGTTCAAACACAGGGTCCCCGAGGACAGCGCGTACACGTACACGAAGGTAGACATCTTAGTGTAGTGCCGCACCGTCTCGGTAAACTGGCTGTGCATGGCCGGGAGTATGATGGACAGGAACGCGGCCAGGAACATCAAAAACCTCTCCGGCACGTATTGTCTAGCGCGGCAGATGATCATAGAGTTCAGGGCCAAGACGAAGAGACAGGAGAAACAGACAGAGAACGGCAGGCTCAGGAACGCTACCGACCACCAGAAGTTCCTGAGCCTGCAGTGTTCGGACATGTACATCATGACCGCTAGGAATAGCGCAGCGTTACCGAACCACAACATAATGTGTAGGTTCCATGTGTTTGACGGAAAGAGCGCAGGGTTCCGTCGTCGGTACGAGCACATGTACATAGCAAGCCCGTAGAGCATTAACAATACCCCAACAACCGAAGAGATCGCGACACATGCGTCCCAGTGCCATGCCTCCACGGCTGCCATAGAACGTTGTAGTAACAAGGATGTAAAAAAAAGTATAATCTTAGTGTAATAAGATCTACTACGGTTATTATGTTCAACGTTCAAATTCTTTTCAGATAAGTGTAAAAGTATTATTCCAAAATAAGTATTTTCTCGTTGTCAGTTATCGATGCTGTCTTTCCAGGGCTCAAAACGCACCCTGTGCAAGGTCAGTCCTACAACCCGTGTAAGTTATACTATGTTTTACGTGATGCAACTTCCTAACAGGAAAGGTGCATCTTCCTCCGGATATATCCCTTTCTTACTTACATACATTAGATATCCTCCATAACCCTTTTTTCATATACACCCGAGTAACACAGTACATAGACGCCTTAAGTAAAATAACAATTTTTATTAAATGAAAAGTCACAACAGCACAAGATTAAAAATCACGATGTTATCACATTATATATCTATCGCTCATTCAAATCCATAATATAGGCTGTTCGTTCTCACTCCATTAAAAAAGAACAAAACTACATAGCTACACATTCTTCTCCTCATGCACCAACAGTTTTTTAGTATCTTCCCCTGACCTGAAAAATGACAGTTTCAGTGGTTTGAAAGCACAGACCGTAATAGGGATCACATAGGCCAACAGAAACACATATCCGCACGCGATACACAGTCTGGATTCCGGGAGCCTGAGAACCCTCAGATGAATCGTGTGGGTGATAATCAGGGCTATGCAGGTGAAACATAGGATCTTGGCGTACTTAGAGGTTCTGTATAACAGGGTGGAAAATATCGCCGCGCACACGAGAAACAGTTGCGGGCAGATATACCCGATCAGATGGAGGTTGTCTAAGATGCTAGTTTCTATGAAGTTTATTTTTACAAGCTCTTTGTTTATGAATTCGTACTGCACGACTTCCAGGCCAGAAACTTTAGCGTGAAGCTCTGCTATGTACCTACTTACTTGGTAACAGGTAAGCGTGTTCACGGCGCCCACTAACGTACAGAACACCGCACATGCCGCCAGGAGCTTCTCCGGTAACAGTACACAGAACTTATTGCTGAGGAAGAGATTGAACGCGTTTACCAAAAGCGCGGAGTAGCAGATCATGAAAGATACATGGTCCGCGTAGAGCGGCAGCTCTCCGTCGCGAAGACAGGCCATTATGGCTATGATAAATAAGAAAAGAACGCCTATGACAAGTACTAGCTGCGTCAGGCCAGAGTTTTTAGGGAATACGAGGTACAGACTCGAGCGAAAGGGCAAGGGGCTGAACACGCAGGTAAAAAGAATAACGAGGCACAGGATCGTAACGGTGAGTTGAAGCGACTTTCTGGCGGGTGAGTAAAAAGTTCCGTCCTCCGAGTCACGCGTCGCATCTGCGCGTCCTGCATCGGCGGAACTCGGAGACGGTGTAGCAGAAGTTGTTTCTGTAGAATTGTCATCGGAATCTTTCGGTGGGGTCCACTCGACCGTAAAGGTGCAGGTAAAATGAGTCTTCTGTCTGGAAGTGGTGTTGGTTACGTTGATGTAGGTGTATGTCTCGTTGGGGTTGAATACCGGAGGACAGGAGCATGTAGGTGCCGGCGCGGAAGCAAAGTTTGTGTTGGTAAAGGTCGGTGTTTCAGATGTAGCAGAAGTATAGCTTGTCGATGTTTCGTCCTCGCCAGAGCCAGATGATGATACATCATAGGTTGAAGATTCTAGGTCTTCCAGGAAGGGGATTGATGAGGTTCCGGTTGGATTAGATGATATATCAGATGTGTTGACAGAGATACTGGATATCGTTTCAGTGGAGTATGCGCTTGTAGGTGAAATAGCAGCATTTGCAGTGCCTATGACAGTGATTATTAACGCATTCATTGTAAAGCCACGGATCATACACAGGGTTACAGTGATCCCCGTCATGATAGCTGGCTAGAGCTAAGGCGCAGTGGGCGATAATGGGTAACCATTTAAAAGTTTAGTGTATACGTCAAAAGTGATGTAATTTCCTATTTTTATAAGGAAATTATACGATATTTGTTAATGTGAGTAATGTAACATTTGTAGTAGTGTAAAATAGTTACGCACAGCACCCCATACAATATAGTAAATTGCTAAAAAATAATCCGATGTTTGTTTCTAACATAGAAATCATTTTTGCTTGATGTTTTATATATTTAGTTTTGGTGAGTGTTAAAGGAGTGCACGGCCAGACATAGGATATATTAGGTAAAGTGTTACATATAGTATGTTAAGTGATAGACTGCAAATGTTAAAAATAAAGGGGCTGAAAAGAGTCCCCCCCATTATTAAATTCAGTGTGTAAAAGACGGTGTGGAATACATGGTCCATGTTAAAACATTAGTATCTAAATCTTGTTTGTGGTTATATAGTTTCAAATAGCCACGCCTGTTTCCTGAGTTATCGTTTTAGATACATGTTTAGACGTATATCTATCCATAAAATGATAGCCGGTAAACCGGATTCTTATTACATAAGAATTTGATGGTCATATGTACTATTGTAGAACTTACAAATAATTATTTGAACTTAGCGATGGGGGGGGGTGGAGAAAGAAAATAGAAAACGTATACTTTCTAGCGTGTTTCGTGTTACACGTTTTAGGTTTTGTACCGGGTCCTCAAAAAGTACCGGTTGGAAGTAATGCTACTCTATCATGGGCGGTGAACTCTTATAAAGAATGTACATGGTTTTATAATGGAACGCAAAAGATTGTTGATTGGTATCCGGATAGAGTTCTAACCTATTATGATAAGTACAAAAATAAAACAAAACTGACATTTGATGGACTGTTGATTCGTTTACATATTTTTTCCTTTAATTGTAATGACAATGGTAACTATACGTTGCAAATTTTGTCTAATACAAATGAGAATATTGAATGGTTATTTATGCTCAATTGTGTTGATAATATAAAAGATTTTGATAACGATATTTATTTTACACCACATGCTCGATATGAAAATTTCATTCGTTCTAAAACATACCCTAATTGTATATCAATGCATATGTTCATAGTCATAAGTTTTGTTTATTATATATTGTAATACGTCATTTGAAGTGATGTATAAAATCAGTCTGAGAGATGTGTATGTCAAATCCTCCTACTCTTCCACAAGATGACACGAAAGCTTTTCACGGGATGGATTTTTCTATATACGTACGATATGTTTTTGGAAGCAGCATACGAAACTGATAAAACATATATTAATGAGGGTGCTAATGTTACACTAAGAGGATTATATACAAATTTTTATCAACAAATGAAATGGACGTATAATGATTCAACTGAAATTGTAAAATGGAATCTCGAATCAAGCCCAATACAATATAACGAGACTTATAAAGATAGGGTATGTCTAAAGAAAAATGGAGACTTAGAGATGAAAAATGTTCAAGTTAATGATACGGGTGTATACATGTTTATAGGTTTATACAGGACATACAATACTACGCAAGTTAGAAACACCTTATTAATTGTAAGCAGTCTCAATCCAACGTCAGAAATAACTCCAATCAATACTGTAGCACAGACCGGAAGTAAACTTTTTCTATCATCGTCTTGTGAGTCTATTGTAGCATCTATAATATTAATATTATCTTGTTTATTTATATTTAATATCACTGATGTAAGTTCAATTTTATGAACAAATTTAGTCATATGTTTTCTAAAAATAATTAGTATTATATTAACACCATACTTTAATAACTAACTATTCTCTCTGAGCATATGCAATGTTCAAGTTTATGGAGAGGAGGAGTTGTGTTTTATTATATACAATGTATATATACATTAACATTTACACATGTGAATATAAAGATTGTAAACCAAAACGATAATACAACACTTATAATTGGTCAATGTGGAAGCTATAGCAATTTCAACTTGCTAAATGAAAACAATGACACTATTGTCAATGGAACAAGTTCTGGAGAACGATGTTTTAAACGATACATCTAAATTTAAAACTAACCGAGATAAATGTTGTCACTTGACTATTTTTAATGTTGAAGATGCTGATATGGGAAACTATAGTTTGTATATTTCAGCAGCATATGAGGGTATAACCAAAGACGTTATTACATTAATTATGAATAGATCTACAGAGAATATGACGGATATTGCCAGTCAAAAAATAATTAGGAATGTCAGTTTATGTAAATGATTCACATGTACTAGCACACGCTAATAATGGGAATATGTTTTTTTCAGTTTATTTATATTTATTACATTTATAACTCTAAATAAAAATTTGCGTTGAATATTTATGTATTACGCATTTTACCTGTTTTGAATACGTTATGAGACGTTATTTAAAATCACCTGTATTACAGGTACTCTATTTTACAGTACCTGTAATACAGGTGATTTTAATAACATAAAAGGTAAGTAAAGGTGTTTTTCATCTTTTATTGCTGTTAATATTCTGAAAGTACATAATTAAACAATGCATTCAAATGTTTGTACATCAAAAGGTTTGAAATTGTTGTTAGGTGCATATTTTGTAACTGTACATATATATATGACAGGTTTATTATCTGAACGTGTCCTACAAAAAACATACACTTCCGGTACTAATGTTAGTCTCTATCTTATCAAATTTAGGGGTTACCATAATTTTACATGGTTTAACAACTCCGAACAGATAGTTAGTTATTCGGGCGGAGGAACCAATCCTTATTATTATAACAAATCTCAAACCCTAATTACGTTAAACGCATCAAGTAATTTTATTTTGCTTTGTCTTTGGAATGTAAAAAATTATGACAGTGGAAATTATACATTACAATTATGGACATCAGATAAATTTCAAACAAACACTACCTTTTTTCTCGAGATTCTAACGAACAATTTGGCCAATCAATCATTAAAAAATGTTTCAGGTACGCATAGCATGTATAACAGAACATATTCTGCATTAAGTACGGCTGTTTCCCCACTTTTTACAATCGACACGTCTTTATATGCAATTTTTGTCTTGTTTTTAAGTTATATACTTATCTAATATTTAGGTAAAATTTAATATTTGTTTGTCAATTACAGATTTACGTCGATTTTCGTACAAGAGTACAATATGAAACTAACACATCACACCGGTAATTTGAAAATATTTATATATTGTTGTGTGTTTTTTATATACATAGCGTTAAACCAACAAAAGGGTGTTATGAGTATACAAACTATTACACGGACTAATATACGGAACGAATCAGTAAGCTTGGGAGGCAATATAACATTTGGGGTAAATGCATCAAACTATCAAATGGTGGCATGGATGCATAACTCAAGTCAAATAATTGTACACTGGGATGGAGGTAAACATAGGGTTACTAGACCCAACGTTAAATCAGAAACACCTACTCATATTACTATCTTAAATGCGGGATTCAACGACTCTGGTTTATATACACTCATTGTTTTTACAAACCTTTCTTCTACAAAATATTTTTTTCTGAATGTAAACGGTACTGATGGTATCTAGCTTTATAATTATTTAGGTGTGTTATATTAATACCAATGAATCAATACTAAATAATACTTAACGGTTTGACGGTACTTAATTTATTTTAATCTTGTAGGGTGATACGAGTCAATAAAATAATTTAAAAATTGTTTATTCTAATTATTTATTTTATTAAAAATATACACAATATAAAGTTTAAGTATAAGATAAATGTTTAGCGAGGATTTGGCCAGCATCGTCTATAAGCTAATATCAAGATAAAAAATACTAAAATGATAATAAAAGTAAGAACCACGGGGAGCGCAATCGAGGATGATCTGGTAACAGTTTGTCTGATGTCTGTTACAGTCCCCAAGTGTAAGACTTTGCATATCACCTCCTCGTTTCCCACTTGACTTTTAGGATCTTTTACTTGAAGAATGCTAGTAACAGATGTAGTCCCGTTACGATGTAGAACGGTTTTAGTACTATTTTCTATTCCGGATCCGGCAACTTTCCAAAATATAACAGGAGCTGGTCTAGCAGTAGCAGAGCAAGTTATGTTTAATCCATCTTCGAAGAACTCATAGTGTAATGACACAGTAGGTGGAACATAGAGTGTCAGACAGGTCTTACCCGATATTTTTCCGGACCCAAAAGTATTAAACAAACACATAAAACAGCCTTCGTCCTCCACGGTGGTGTTCCAAAAAGTCAATGTAGAATTTCTGAGTCCGAGTTGCGTAATGTTCACCCGGTCCTTGTACGGAGGCTGGACGACAACACCGTGATTCTCGCTGAACGTGGCCATGTTTTCGGGGCTCGTAGCCTTTATCTTCTGCCACGTTACTATTAAAACTTCTTTGTCGGTTTGAAGAGAGCATCTTAAAGAAGCAGGTGTGTTCAATAATTCCCTTTCGTCTTGCGTTACCACCTGTCCCTGAGCCTTACATAGCACAATCGCAACAGTAAATATAAAACTACAGTACAGCAATAGAACTGATAGTGTTACAATTGTCTGTTCTACCCCCCTTCCCATGATCGTTTTTGGTCTCATTGATGTAGACCCAAGTCTAGTATCCGTACAACTGCAACCAAAGCTTTTGTTGACGAGATGCGTATTTAAATGTAGTTACGTTTCATTGGATTACAAAAAGTTTGATACATGATTTTCGAGATCCACGTCATCTTACGGAAACCCAATATAAGGTTTTAATGTTACTTACATCATCTTTTTTTAAATAATTAAAATAAGACAAATTTTAAAATTTTCTATATAATTTATTATAACAAACAAGTGTTAAATTCTTCATTACAGTTTGAATTTTGATTTTTCCATACACATAAATTGTATTGATTTCTTATCTAATACAGAGATGTGAAACAGTATGCACACTACAGACATAATTACACATTAAAGTGTTAGAAAAATTTTAATTTTCTAAAAACGGTCCGAATCACTGATATTTATTATAGTCGGTACCTTTCATGAACATGTGATCACAACGTAACTTCCGTATTTAATGCTACTTACGTATTATTCGTTTTAAACTCGTTATTTAGCTATTATCGCTCATAAAGTATGTATATAACCTTGCAATGGGGGGGGGGATATATTTAGTTTTCGTATATTTATACGCTATGGTAAGTTCTAATACCATAATATATGAAGTAAATTTAGGAGGAAATATCACATTTGGATTTAACGGATCTTGTGACTTTAATAACATTACATGGGAGCATAATACTCCAATTGCAAATTGGAGTAAACCTAATGTAACGTTTTCAAAGTCTAATACTAAATATATTAATATAAGCAATCCTTGTTATATTACTATTTATAATGCATGTTATAACGATACGGGAAATTATACACTCCATGTTTGTACCGGAACTCCTCTATCCACTAGATGTAAGTTTACTTTTTTATTATATGTTTTTAGTACGTCTAATCAACTTACTTCACCTTACTTGTCCGCTACATGTATATCGATTATTTTACCGTTTATGTCCGTATTCTTATTCTATTTTTAATAAAAATTTGCTGACATTAAATTTATGTGGTTTATATTCAGAAATTATGTTAACGAGATGTAAAACAACATATTGGAAGTGACGTATTAAGACGTAAAATTATGTTTACATAAAAGTCCATAAAAATATAATATCAAAATAAGTAGATGCTGCTTTTACGTGGATATATGTACAAGGAAACTCTAATAATAAAGTTCTAATAATTTTTAGTAATATGAACAACTTGAAGCACGGGGGGGGGTTAAATGGATATACCTGGTATGTTATTGTATGTCTTTTCTTGAAACGTCTTCGCATAGGGAAAACGATTTCTGTAAAGCTGACGACGATATTAAGAATACATTGAAGAATCTAACACTAACAGGAGCAGATAATGAAATTAATATAACATTACCACTGGAACTGAATGGAACTCATATTATAAAACACAACGATACTCATAAACTAGAAAACCAAACAGGTAACATGTACGCAAACGGAACGCACATTACCCTGGTGACTGCATGTAACAACGGGTCGGGAAAATATTTATTACAATCCAATAACCATAATGATACTTTATTCAGCTGCCAACTTTTTCATGTATCTATTAACTGTACTGTAAGTACTGCTAATTCTTCTCCCACCGTCTGGTCAACATTATTTAAATATAGTTACACAAATATTATACATATTTTCATTGTAATTTTTGAAATATATTTTTAAATAATAAATTATAAAATATATTTGTAAAACTTGATTCTGCTCAGATGATTTGCCTAATGGGTGGAAATGTCATATGTAAATATTGAGTCGGTGACACGGAGAACAATCTTTTAAGAGAAGCAAGAATTAGAGGACAAATGTAGAAAACTAATAGTATATATCCAAAAAGTAGTTCCAAATACGGTAGTATAGATTTTTCGGAAACACACCAGTGAATATTCCATAAAATCCATGTGATCCACGTGGTTAAACAAAGAATCTTTCCGTATAACGTTTTATAGCTACACAGAGTTAAACACATTGATATTGTAAGTAGATAGTCGAGATATACATATATGCTGCCGATTATATATTTAATGGCTTCATGTTGTATAGCATATAACGTTAATTGATCAATTTTATGGTTGTGTAGTTCAGAAACGTAAATTTGTATTACTAATGAAGAGTACATTATTGGTACCACTAACGTAATAAGCAATACTGATACAAAAAGGAAATTTGATGATAAACAAATGTTATAATTGTATATCAAAAAGAGATTTATAGCCAGAACGACAAGACAAGACACGCATAAACTGGGTGGAATTTGTATGAGTATGGTGATGATGTATAAATCTGAAAAGAACCAAATTGTATATGTGCTGGACACTACAAACATTAACAGTATACCTATTAATGACAGAAAGTGTATAGACCATGTATTTTCAGGGAAACTGATATATTTTCTGTTTACATAAATATGTATAAACAGAAGCATAGAACATAAAATTCCGAATAAACCAAAGATTGAAAAAGCCAGATTACATGAATCATTAAACTCATATGTAGCGTTTTCCATGAAAATAAAAGTTGTAGGCTGTGTCATTTTGAGTTAGAGGTTGTATAATTCCTAATTAATGTTAATCTTGAAATTTTATGTTAACGTATCTTATATACATCGTATTTTTCCACGAATTTGAGAGCTGGGTACTTAAGTGGTTACAAAAAGTTATATACACGCATTTGTTTATATGATATAAAAAACAGCCAATAGAAGTTCCTGGTGTGTTATATAATAAAGACAGTCAGGATAAGTTCTATTATACTTTTTAGAAACAGGGCTTCTTTTAAGAAAACTAAAATGATCAGAACTTTGTGGGGGGGGGGATTTTTTACTATATGTTCGTGTATATATACAATAGAAACTAGTTTTAATATACAAAAAGTTAACCTTGGGGAAAATGCCACTATTATCCTTCAGTCTTCTGTTAAGACAAATTTCACATGGTTACATAACAACAAAACTATTGTAAACGGGGAGCAATGGAACTCGTCTTATAATTCAACAAAATTTTTCAGAAAGGACTATTACCAATGTTGTGATCTAACTATTATTAATACGACAGTATCCGATTTAGGAAACTATACATTACGCCTATACATTAACAAGAATTACACCGAAGATGTTGTTGAACTAACGTGTAACGACTTACCCAGTACTTCAAGACCCGTTACTAAAGGGAACAGTGTTTTGCTAACTTCGAATAACGAAAGTTCCAAAGTTGAATATTTTAAAAGCGTTACATGTAAATGTAGATTATTTATAGGTATTTACATGCTTTGTCTTTTGTTAAATATGATTTAATAGTCTTATACGTATCTACCTGAGTACGAATAATTTTAATATGCACAATCAGTTATATACCATTTGTTCCATGTTATTTTATTTACAGACTACAGAATAAAGCATTGTAGATTACATATTCAGACACAGAAATGTGATGAATGGGTCTTGTTAAAGAACGTATATACAGACGGTTATGGATATACCTAGGCAAATACAAATAATAACAGTAGAAAGTATAACGTTGTAGAGTGTGTCATTATCACAAGATGCAAGACAAGTAGACATCGGAGAAGTGAATTGTCCGTGGGATAGCTACAAGATTGGTGTTTCACGGAACAAGGAGACCGCTAAAGCATACTGGGAAATGTAGCATTTATATCTGTCGTGGTCGGTTTTAATTGGATGAGTGATATCAGTGTATTTAAATGAGGTCTTAGAATTCGTATTTTCCTTTTTACTAGTGTTAACGAGGAAGTGAAGTAACAATATAATGGGAGTTAAAATGAGACTCAGTTTTTAACAATTTTATTTATAAACACGGTTTATATTACACGAGGGATGTTACTGGAACTGAATGTACACACTTATTTCTGGTAATCATAATTATTTGAGGGAGTATGTAGAAAGATAGAATTATATAACCGTATATCAGAGATAACGTATAGGAAAGAATGATCTTGAACGACCCCAATGTCCATGTGGAAAGTGATAAACATAATGTAATAAGTAGTAATATGTTGTACACTGAAACGTTAAAACTAAAAAAGAGTAAAAGGAGAGAGATTGAGACTAGATAGGATATGTACGTGTCTATCGTAAAGGGATGTACGACTTGAGAGTCGTTTGGAACTGTTTTTATGTCTAAATAATAACGCGATAATGGACTAGTAAGTACAATAAATAGATACATCAAGAAGAGCGTTGGTCCAGATAGTGCGTGTCCTGACAACGATCGTATAAACGCCTCAAATGACAATATTAGAATGCACGAGAACGAAATCATACACGGTGTATATATTATATGCGGTTTGAACGTGCAGGTATTCGTCAATTCTATTGACATACAGATTAGGAAGGTGAGGATTAGTCCAAGGAGTAACAAAAAGTGAACGCACCATGTATTTTGAGGAAAATATACGGGTATCCTCTTTGCGTAGATGTAACAAAAAAAAACTGGCTAGAAATGTGAGAACGAATCCTGGAATATTAAATAATAAAATGTCGTTAGTGACGAACCGAATGTAAGTGGATGCGGTAATCAGATCCAGAACCATTTCTTTAAGTCGGGTACTGCTCTGAACGCGTGGCTCTTTTTCATATAATTACAGGCGTGACATACGGACGCTTCCCAAATATTTACGATACTGACTTGTAAACGTGTTTTCCAGTTAAAGTATTGAAGATAAAGGGTGACGTTTTTATCGATGGCGTTGAGGTGCGAGGCCAGTTCTATAGGGGACGTGTAGTCGTTCACGTGAATGAAAGCGTCTCCCGGGACGTAATTTTCGTAATTCTCTCTCGATGTTCCGAGTACTATGGGTACCGCACCTGCCATAAGAGATCGGTAGAGTTTTTCGGTAATATAGTCCCTGTGTACGGAGTTCTCAAACGCGAGATAGAATTTACAGGAAGATAGTAGCGGGATGAAGTCATCATCGGGTATATAATCTCCTACTACGTTCCCGTATACATGTATATCTATGTGTTTACTGAGCTCTAGGTAGTATCTCGATCTCACGTGGTCGTTGTTCCAATTGCTGACGACCCAGCAAACTAACTTGCTCTTTGCGGGAACGGGATTCGATACTAATGCAGTGTCTCTGAGCGTTAGTGATCCATAGGGCACGTGAATATCCGAGTCGCGTCTGTACGTTAACGTGAGATTGAAAAGGTTTTCTATACCTTGTTTGAAGGGGCTGTTACTGGGCGATTCTAAGTTCATCCATATCCACTTTTGAAAGGTTGGTCTGGGTTCCGTAGGTAGAGTATAAGGATCTATACTTATCTCTCTGTGGTGAAAGACTACGGCATTGGCTTTGTAATAAACAGATCTGTCTACGGTAACGTGACACGCACGTATGTTAAATCTGGAGCTACACGCATTTAGATCAAATGGGTGGCCGTAGGGCCACGTCCAGAGGAGTATTAACGTCTCCTTTTCGACAGTATCTTGTAGGACGGTTTCTGTGGGACATTCCTCGGTGGGCTTGGATAATGGCGTCGAGCTTGTGATGGGCCCGACGCCACTGAGAGCGGGTTCGTTGCGATCGGTGCTTATATACAGAAGCAGGCAGATTATGATGTAAGATTGAGTGACGCAAAAGAGTAAAAGTAGACGGAGGGTCTCCGATGACATAGACGTCATAGCTGGTCTTGGGTGAGTAGTAGCGATTACGGGATCTTAGCGGTTCTTTCATCTTTCCATTTCCCCCCCCCCCCGCCGATATATGTTCATAATCAGGTATTGGAATTTATTCGAGTCGGGTAAAGAGATGGTCAAGTTAAAAAAAAGTTAGGTATTGTAAAATATGGGGGATGGGCAGCAGGTTCCTCAGTCTAGCTATGTAGCAGTGTTTAGGTGGGGGTTTTTTTTTGTTTGGTACTTTGTATTATAAGTTTTTTATCATCCTTTTTGCTAAATATCCAAATCTTTTAAATAGTTAGGAAGAGATCGCTGGACCCCGATATAGGGGTCGGAGGTACGGACGGACGGTCGAGACCCCCGCTTCTGACAGCTTCGGACGCGGCTACGGACGGAAGCGTGATGACGTCATCGCAGTACAGGTGAGAGAGACTTTTTCGAGACGGCCGGATTTGAGTGCGCGCTGGGCCCCCGACCCTTTTTTTGGCGCCTGACCCCCGGGGGGCTAAATTTTGAGGGGGTATGACGTCATCACCGTGACGTCAGAATATAGCTTCCGGTCATGACGTCATAGTAATGACGTCATCGAGTAGTGACGTCACCGTGACGTATACCCTCCCGGAAGTGACGTCACAGGAAGATATACGGGGCTATACATTAACCGGAAGTGACGTCACAACCCTAGAGGGTCCCCCATAGGGGTCGAAGGTACGGGGTCCATAAGGGACGACGGTCACGTGACCCTATGGTATATACCACGTGACAGGTGGGCGGGGTTTAAAACAGGTCCCATTGGTTAATCTAATTAACGGGAAGTGACGTACGTTGCCAGGCAGATAAGGATCTGACGTCAATGGTAAAGCTATGACGTCAATTCTGCCTCAGTTTACCTTCTGCCTCAGTTTACCTTCTGCCTCAGTTTACCCGCTGACGCTGTTTCTCAGACCATACCGAAATCTACCAAGCAACAATGACGTCACTATCTGGCAGTCAGCCGTGACTCGATTTCCCTATCGCTATACCGCCCATACGTCGCTGACGTCGTTAGTGACATCGATACCCTATAGATCATTGGGAAACGCCTATCTGACGTATACAAACCAATGGCAACACAGAGTCTATAAATAGAAAGTCTACCCAGCGACTGGATCTCTGTCAGAACGCCGCGCACACCCCCTCTTCCCCCCACGTGCCTCTGTTTCCCCCCAAAGTCTCAACTTAGCCTCGACGTGCCAGTCATTGAGAATGGGTACCGACGTGTCACGTACCTCGACTTACCAGAATGCCATTATTTAATTATTAAATAGCACAGCCGCCTCAGTTTACCCCCAACTGACTCAGTCTACGGACTCTGTGGTAGCAGCGACCCATACAACGGCCATATTGGATTATATAAATAGCACAGCTGACTGCCTCAGTTTCCCAAAAAGTACCAACTCTGACTCAGTTTCCATTTTTGGACCTGCCTCTATGACTCAGTTTCCCTTTTCAGTTTCGGACTCAGTTTCCCTATAAGCCCACCCACTCAAACGCCCACTCACTCATATAATCAACTTTAACTCAGTTTCCCTTTTTAGTTTCGGACTCAGTTTCCCTTTCCACTCTGCCTCGACTTACCTTTTTGTAATTAAATAATGAAATCACATAACAGCCTCAGTTTACCCGGAGACAAATATTAATTAAATAAAACTGCTCTGACTCGATTTACCTACGCATGAAATAATTAAATAAAGTTTGAGGTTTGCCCATCACCCACTGACTCAGTTTCTTTTTTTTTGTGCGCTCGCCTCAGTTTCCCTTAGATGAAATAATTAATAAGCAATAAATTTTTATTATTTAGTTCTGTGCCTCAGTTTCCAATAATCATCAGGTACGCACCACCTCCTCTTCCCCCCCCCCACAGTCAATCAATCACCTGTACGGCCTCAGTTTACCCGGACGCCATCTTGGCTTCGTAGCCCACCTACCCGATATGGCTCTTTCATTTCCCCCCTCCCAACACGAGGTGCACCTGGAGGTCACCTAGACTCAGTTTACCTCCACACGTCTCCTTCTGGCACCCTGACAGGACCTGGGCTCTCGCCCCCTCCCCTCCTCCCCCCCGATCCAGGGGTGAACCTCGGGTCAGCTCCTTGCCTCGATTTACCCCGTGATGTATCATGACTCAGTTTCCCTCCTCAAAGACTCAGTTTCCCCCCGATCCTCCCCATAAGCTAACGTTGGAGACAAGATGGCTCCCGGGGACAGGAATGTCAAGGCCACGGTGCCTCAGTTTCCCGCAAGACGCCGGCGCCATCTTTTTTGCTTGACATGACCGGCGCCATATTGCTCACCGGAGTTTGAACTTTCTATTCTAGGGGAACCCCCTCCCCGATCCCCCTCGGTCCCCCCCCTCCTAACTCCCCTTCTTCAGGTAGTCATCAAAAAATTCCTTTGAAGATGAAAGATTTCCTCTCGAAGCAATTATATCTGGAACAGCTGCCAAGTACTGATAAGGCTAGAACAATAAACATCTTGAGACGGTCTGACGCAAATGCGTGGTCCCCCGGGAGACCACCTCGATGTTGACTCATACCCCGCCCCTCTTGGCAAGCCATCCGCTTATCCACCAACACCCCGCCCCTTCTCCCGGAGTCCGGTTGCCAGGCGACGACGGCGTCATAGGTAACATGGCCGCCCAGGGACCGTTAGATTGATTGACTCGAATACCGGCCAATAGGAGCGGTATGCGACCCGGGGATTTTCCCCCGCGCATCCCCTTACGAACCCTCCGTTGGTCCTCGGCGGCTTGATTGACGTACGACAGAGATGATTGACGTCTACACGGGGCCTCTCACGGTCCCCGGACCCCCCTGGGGACCCCCGCGTCGGTCCGCCCACCCGCCAGCGGTAATGACTTTTTCACCAATCACAGGCCTCGGTGCGCGCTGGGCCC